GTAGTTTCTATTAATAAGTCTTCCTTTAATTTTTGATTCTGTATATCCTCTTTTATTATCTAATAACTCAGACATTTTTTCTAATCCTGCATCATCAACAGGTGTAATCAATTTGATAAAGTTTTCTTTAAGTGTAAGAAGTTCTTCTAATGAATCATAATATTCATTCTCAAGAGATTTCTTATACATTGTATTTGCATAATCATTTTTTAATTGTTGATTAAGTTGATTCAATGAAAGTTTATCTTTATTTGCATTTAAATTCTCTTGCTGATTAACAATATATTCAGAAGGACTTAAGTTTTTCTCAGCTGCTTGTTCTATTATATTTTGTAAAAGTTTAGAATGATAATTATAAAAATCTATTTGATCATTAGTCATTAATGAACCAATGTCTGTAACAGATTGTTCACTAGCTGATTCTATTATTCTTAATACATCAATTGTTGTTGATCTAAAATCATCATACTTTTCAATTTTATCAATTTCTTTTTGGATTGTATCTTCATACACTTTACTATAAAAAGCTTTTGTAGCTTGTTCAGATCCTTTATATGTAATTAATTTAACATTACCATTAACATCAGTGTATATAGATTTAAGATACATGTTCAACTTATCAATATCAAAATCCGATCCTGCTTTAGAAGTAATCTCTGAAGGAACTATTACAGTGCTTCCCATATATTGTGGAAGGAATCCTTTCACTCTAAACACCTCAACAGAAGATAAAGCTTGTGTAGGAATTCTAAATCCTATACCAGTTAATATCTTTTTACCTTCATCTGTTTTTAAATATTCAAGAATTTGTTCATCAGTTTTCTTTCCAAATTTATCTTTAAACCAATGAGGGAGCATCACTTCACAATAGCGTTTTCCATCTTCATCTTCATAGAATTTAAGTGTATCATCTGTAAGCATCACACTCTTCTTTTCTTCTTCTGTAAGAGCAGCATATTGAGCTTTAGTAATCTTCACCCAACCTTCATCAGTTTTTCTTGCAAGACTTCTTCCTTCTGTAGCTTTTTCAAACATTGTAACAGGAGCTTGTACATGAGGAGCTCCACTCATTGATGGAGATATTAATGCTTTATTAACTAATGAATATAAAATACTTTTAATTTGGAAATATGAAGGAGAAGCTTCAAATGGCATAGGAAACTCACCATTATCATCTAATTGAATTGTATCTTTAGCATTCTCAGAAAGATCTCTTCTCATCATCTCATACATCAATGTTTCAGATATTCTCTTATTATCTTCAAGAGCATATCCATCACCAAGATCTACAACACCAATTTTATTTAATAACTCATTATATGCATTTAAATTTAAAAGATTTAACACTTTTGTATTTCTTTCAACAGCATTTTTAATTACTTCTTTTCTTTCAGGAGTTGCACCAATTGCTTCACCATTCTCATAAAGATCTACAGTAGATAATTTTGTAAGCTGAGAGCCTCTTGTTTGAACTTTCTCTCCTTCAGACATAGTTTCTACTTGTGTACCATATATCTTCCAAGGAACCTCAACTATGTTGTTTTTTCCATATTCAGAATTGTTAAAGTCACCATTAGCATCATATACGTTATGAAGATCTTGTGCTCCTACCTTTCTACCAGATACAACAATACTATATCCAATATTTTGTTTGAACATATTGTCATACATTTTTTGTAAACTAGTTCCTTCTACCATGTGATAGTACAAAGGCATTTGAGATGTCTTATCTAATACAAGATCTATTTCTTTTTTATCAGCTTTGTTTCCAGAGATAATAGGTTTTCTTACAGCAAGTTTATGCTTAGGCATATCAAATTTTAATAATGCTGCATCTTTTGCTTTTAATTCAGTGTTGTCACCATAAGTCCATTCAATATCTTCTCTAGCATCATATGCTCTTCTTGTATAAGCCATGTGCCATTGATGAAATGCTTCAGCTTGAGAAGTCCACTGTCCTTCTTTTAAAGCAATTTCTTTATGTGTATTATCCATCAACCAAGACATTGCATCTGATTCATCTGTTTTAGCATACACCTCTTTAATTTCATTTGGAACATTTGGCATCATAGCAACACTACCAACAATGTCTATATTACTAAATGTAATAGTGTTAGTGTATGATTTGTAAGAATGATAACCAGGAGCTTTCTCATCTAACTTAATATCTCCTACAGAGTTATATTGTCTTTTTAAGAAGTTATTGTATTCAGGAGTATCAAAAGTTCTTCTTCTACCAGATAAAAATGATTTAATACGTTTTGTTTCATCTAGTTTTCCTTTCTCAGTTTTAAACTGATAAGGATCTCCAAATAATACTTTGTGGTATTCTTGATTGTTTATCTCATAGTTGATATTAGCAAAGTTTATAAGATTCATCGCTTCATCACGTGTAACTTTACCATCTAATTTATATTTCTTTAAGAACTCTGTATCAAATTTAGTAAGATAGTATTCATCTTCTCCAACCATTGCTATTTGATTAGACTCAACTAATGTTTTAAATGTTTCTTCTGATAGATCTTCTATGAAATAAGTTACAGCATTATCTATTTTATTTCTATTCTTATCAATGTATTTTTCAATTTTATCAAATGAATCTTCATCTTTAATCATTTTTTCAATAGCTTCAACAATATCTTGAGGAAGAATATCTCTCATGATTCTAAGTTCTTGAGACTTAGCTCTTGTATATAGATTTTGTTTTCTATCTTCTAATGCTAGTTTTATATCATCAATTAAATAATTACTGTAAATGTTATGAACCTTGTCCCAATGATCACCAGAGATAACATCATCCATAGAAATAACATTACCTAAGCTCATCATCCATTCTGTTGAACTATCACCAGGAATAAGAACATAGTATTTACCATTGATGTTTTGATTTATCTCTTGGACAAATCTCTCACCAAGTCCTAATTTAGCTGTAGATTTATTTTTTCCAGTACTCTCATTCTTGCTTCCTTGAATATATTCCACTTTAAGTTCAGCAATTCTGTTTCTATATTTATCAAAGAAAAGTCCACCTGGTTTTAATATTTCACTTCCTCTAGAATACACATCATTTAATTGAGGCATTTTTTGCAAAAGCTCATCTAATGTCTTAGATTCATTAAATGTATTTTCAAAATAAGAAGGAGCATTGTTTTCTGAGAATGAACCAATACGTTGTCCTTCTACACCAAAATATGTAGAATCTTGATTAGGATTATTCACTTTAGTATGAAGACCTGCTAATACTCTTAATGGTCCACCAATATCTAATCTCTTAGCATCAAATGTCATTAATGTATTATTCTTTCCTAATTGTGTATATATAGAATTAACAGCACCAACAAATAATTTTTTCTCAGTTGTTACCTTTCCTTTTATAATAGTTTCTCTATCGCTTAATGCTTCATAAGTTCCTGCAGAAAACTCTATACCTATCTTAGATAAAAAGTCTAACATATCATTAGATTTCTTAATAGGAAGACCTGCAATTGCTACTGTATTTATTTTATAAACTTTATTAGCTTTGTCATAGTTTATTAATCCACCAGTAGCTTTACCTAACACTTTCATGTTATCTACCCAAGAATCAACAGTTTGTTTTACTACTGTGAATATATTTGCATTTCCTGTATATACATCTCCTTCTTCAGAAACATATTGAATTAATGCTTCAGGCTTTTGTCTTGTGAATGTATTAAAGAATTGAATAAACAATCTCCAATCTGACTCTTTAAATAAGTCAAAATTAAATGTATGCGTTTCTCTATTTCCTCCTAAAGCTGCAAATACAGGAAGATAGTTTGAATCTTCTTTTGCAAGCTGTATAAGTTTATTAGTAAACTCAGCAGGATCATTTGTATTATGAAGTCTGTCTAACAATGTAGCAAACACTCTATTGAAATTTAAAAGTTTTAATCCTCCAATATCTGAAAGATTTTGTTCAGCAGGTTTTAACTCTTTACCTTTTTCTACATTTGTTTGATTCAATGCTTTTCTTTCAGTTAATGTAGATAACAAAAACTTAAGTGCACCTGTAGAATGCTTTTTCCAATCTACAGAAAAAGGATCTGGTGTATATTCTCTATTGTTAGCATCTTCATTATTTATAGAAACAGCTTCTTCTGCATTGAATGTTATACCTGTTGTTCTTAAGAATTCAATAGATCTTTTAACAAGTTCATTGTATCTTTTTTCACCTAATGATTCAACTGCCCCAAGATCTTCATATTTTTCTCTAACTTGTGTAAACACTTCTTGTCCTGTAAGTTTCTCAGGATTAAATAAAAGATCTTTTCTTCCTTCTCTAAAAATAATAAGTTTAACATTAGCAACCATGTCTTGTATAAACTCATTGGTTTGCTGCTCAGTAAGTCCTTCTATTGCTCTATATTCAGGAGCCATAGATTTAGCTCTCTGTGATAATTTTGTTTCTTTAAACTTACCAGAATCAATTGCATTAAACAATTCATTTTTCAATGAAGGATTGATAATAAATGCTTTGAAGAAATCTACTATCTTCATAAAGAATTTACGTATAGCTTCCCCTAATGATATAGATGGTAATTTACCTAATCTAAAATCAGCAAAGTCATCAGCTATTCTTTCTTTAATGATTTTATCAGATAGGTAAGGATCTGAATAACTATATTTTTTACCAGATTGTCTATCTGTGAATTCTCCTTTTTTATTTTTAAATTCAGTTAGTAAGTTATTTTTCTCTTCTTCTGTTAAGAAGTCAGCCCATATAGCTTCAAACACTTCATGATACTCTGTTCCTTTAAGACCACCTCTAACAAATTTAGCTACACCATCTTCAAATACACCCCATGCTTTTATATCTCCTCTTTCAATAATATTTTCTAATATTTCAAAAGGAATAAATGGAACATTCTCAGCATGCCATTCTTTGAATATCTCTAATTCAGCATTGGTCATTCTTTCACCACCATCTTTACCTGTTCTTCTAAATTCAGAAGGACCTTCTTTACTTTTAAATTTAAAAGAAGAATTAAATGGTTTTTCTTCTTTAGCTCCTTCTAAAGCAGCTAACTCAGCATCATATTTAGCATTGATTTCTTTTGCTCTAGTACTTTCAGGATATGAAAAACCATTTCCATCTGCAATAGATGTTTTAGATAATTGCTCATTTCTTCTTTTTTCTATATCAGCTTTCTTAGCTTCTATATCAGAAACTTCTTCTGCTACTGGAGCTTTTCCCAAAGCAGCTAGTTCAGTTAATGAAGTTTTTATATTAGTTCCTTCTTCAGTAAACTCAGAAGATTTAGAAAGATAATCATTATATATATATGGTCTTTCTAATAACTCTTTTAATTTAGTTTCAGAATCTTTTACATCATCATCAGTTTTTCGATCTCTATATTCACCTTGAAAATAAGTTTTATATCTACCACTTACTACTTTACCATTCTTTATTATAAATTCATAATGATTACTAATTGAATCTGTTGTATCTGATTGAATATATAGTTCTCCAGATTTATCTTTTAAATTATTCATTACAGAAAGTTGTTTCTCAGTTTCAACAACTTTTTCAGGTTTAGGAGCTTCTTTCTTTTTAGCTTTAGGAGCTTCTTGTTTAGGAGCATTTGCTAAATCTGTTATCTCTCTACTAACTCTTATATTAGCAAATAGTTTTGCTTTTTCATCTAATAAAAGATCTTTACCTAATGCTGCTTTTATATTATCTGGTACAGTAGATTCAGTGACTGGATTATTTGCAATAGCAGTTAAGTTAGCATCAATTGCATTTATTAATGGGCGATCTGTAGTAAGTTTTTTAATAGTATCATTATCAAGTATTTCTACTTCAACAACACTTTCACCGTTAGCTTTAATTATCTTTCCTGTAAATGATATAGGACCTGCATTTATAATACTAGATGTATTAACTTTTTCTCCATCTAATTTATATTCACCAACAATATCATCATCTTCTTCAACAGTGATCTCTTCTTCTGTTTCTTCTTTAACTGGAACTCTATCATAAGGAAGAATATTTTTATCTGTTATAAATGTATATTTTTGTTTATATGCATTATTGTTTTCTGTTGGTTTAGCTGTATGTGTAATCAATGGTGTATCTTCTGTTGAACGAGAAGAACCATCAGGATTTTTACTAGATAATAAATATGATTGATAATTCTTCCAAACAATAGGTTTTAAAGCACCATCTTTATCTACAACATATTCTGTAAACTTTTTAGAAGTTCCTTCAGCTAATGTCTTGTTATTGATTGTAATGAATGCATCTTGTAGAGCATCTATTATTTCTTTTTTACTATTAGGAATTGCAGATAGTGGAAATGATTTATCACCAATTCTAAATTCCATTGCATTAGTATCTATACCTATTTGACTAGGTGTAGATGTATCTGCTTTAGATCTCCAATATAAAACGTTTTGTAAAAATTTAGAATAGTTATAGTTTAATTTTACAGGTTTACCACTATTAGATTTTTCAATTAAGTCTTTTGCTAATGCATCTATTACAGCAAATATATTATTTGCTTGTTTGTTTGTAACATTTTTATTGTTTGCAAAATCTAAAAGATCACCATATTGAATTAATGTTGTTCCTTTATCAAAAGTTAAAAGCTCTCCATTGTGTTCATGTTTACCTGTTGTAACTACAGTGATTAAGTTATCATGATTAGCAATAATATCTTCTGCATCTGGACCAAGTATATCAGACATATGATTATCTTCATATACATCATTAACTATATTTTTTCTAGGTATTCCTCTTGATATAGCAAATGGATAAGGAGTGTATCCCTTTTGAGCAAATACATCTTCTCTAAATATCTTATAAGCTTCAAGAGCTCTTTCAGCTTCTTTTTCTTGACCAGCTCTAACTTTCTCATATCCTCCTTCTGTATAAAGACTAGCAGAAGTCATTGTTTGAAAGATAACATGATTTAGTATAGTAGGATTTTTTTCACCAACTTTACTTAATTTATTACCATTTTCATCAACAAAGAAATTTCCTTCAGGTGTTTGTACAATATATACCTGAGCCATAAAACCCATCTCAACATTAGTCTCATCTTCAGTAAGAGTGTCTCCTATTTGTTTATCAAATGAAAGCTGTACAATTCCTTCTAGTCCTAATTCTTCTGCATTATTAGGAGTGACAATAATAACTTTCATGTCACCTCTATTCTTAGAAAACTTAGCATTATTTAAGAATTTTCTTGATCTTTTTACATGTGGTAAGTTATTTACATATTCACCAGCTGTATCTTCAGAAGGACTAGATGTAGCAAGAAATAATATATCAACATCTTTTCTCTTATCTTCTGAACCAACATGTTCACCTGGTTCAACAAAAGTAGTTTCTACATCTGCAGAAGACAATTCTAATTTATCTTGTTCTGCATCAATCACTTCTTTATCCTTACCTAGTTTCTCTTCTTGAGTTTTTATTTTAGCATATCCTTGTAATCTTGAAGGATCAATATTTAATATATCTCCATTAACATCTTCCACTTTAACTGTACCATCTTCATTTGTTGCTAACACTTTAACCTTAGATAAGTTAGTATTCTCATCAGTTAAATCTTTAGCTTCTTCTTTAGCTTGTTCTTCAGTTTTATAGAAAGAAGAAGTTCCATCAGGAGCTACCACTTCATATCTATCTTCAGCAATTTTATTAATAGTAGCTTTCTTTGTAGCTTTCACTTCATACTCTCTATTAACTTCTAATGGCTCTTGTTGTTTTTCACTATTAACAAATGTAGGACCAGTGACAGTTTTATCAGCTTCTTCAGCAGCAACTTGATTATCAGCAATATCTTTTGCTTGTTTGAAATATTTATCAAATCCTTCTTCTGTAGAAAGATTATCAAATGCTACACTTGCTGCTTTTTTATGTTCACTGTTTTTATTAATATCAGCTCCATATACATACAGCTCTGAAGCATTCTCAAGACCTACAACATCATCTTTCTTACCATCTTGATTGTTTAATTCAAAGTTTAGTAATGAATGGAATGTTTTTAAATCAAGAGATTTGCTATTCAAAGCAAGATTAATTTTTTCAGACTGTGTACGTAATGCTTTTACTTGTTCTCTAGTAGCTTTTTTATCAGCAGGTGTAGTGTACTCAGTTATTGTTTTATTTAATTGATTAGCTCTTTCTTCGTATGATCTAGATAATTCTTTTAATGAATCTGCATCAGTTATACTAGCTAATGTATCATTATCTAAAAGAGGATTTATTTGTGATACTTTATCTTGTATAGAATCAAGTCTATGATTTACATCATCTTTAATTGATGCGTAGTAGTTAAGATCTGTTTTCCAACTTTCAAAAGTGTCATGATTAAAGTTTTCAGATACTGCTTCAGGAGTTTTAGGATCTGTAGAAGGAGTGAATGGATTTTTAAATGTAGCATTTATAGCTTCTGATGTTTTATTAATATCATTAGCTTTTTCAATTAATGAATCTACATATCCATTTACAGTTTTTTGGTTAGATGAATTAAAGTCCATCCCAAAAGTTTTTTGGAAATCTTCTTTATCAAGATCTTTCAACATACTTAATTGTTCAATTGTAACATCATGCATTCCAGAAGGAATACGTGATTGTACAAAATTGAAAAACATATCATTCTTAAGATTTTTATATCTAAATATATCTCCACTCTCTGCAGCAGCATTCATTTCTTTTGCTATACCAATAGAGTTTAATGTATTGTCATACTTATCAGAAAGAATACCTGTCATTCCATATCTGTTAAGCATACTAACAGAAGAGTTTAATCTAGCATCTTGACCTTGTCCTTTTGCTCTATCATATATTGATTGTCCTCCTCCTATTAACATAGCAGTAAGTCCACCGACAATCATATTATTAATACCTTCTGTACTATTAAATTGTTCAGATAAACCATAAGTAGTTGAACTAACAATTTCATTTAAATCATCCCAGTTTTGTTTCTTAACTGGATTGTTAAGGTTTTTATATTTTCTTGTATAATAATCATAGGTTCCTTTTTCAGCAGCATATTGTCCACCTTCTTCGTATACACCTTCAGATAATATATTAGGAAGTTTAGGTTTAACAAAATCCCAAACTCTATCTTTTGCACCTGTTACAGCTTTCTTTTCAAATACATCAATACTTCCTTCTTTAAGACCCACCTTACCAGATTCACCTATACCTCTTGTAAGACTTCCTGTAACTCCTTTTTGAGCTGTAGTAAAAGATTTAAATAAGTTATCAAATTGTACAGCATTAGATACAGTTAACAATGCCATGTTAATACCAAATCTAGTATTCATAGCATTAGTAGAATAGTCTTCAATTTCTTGAAGAGATTGTCCTATAGGTTCTTCACCAAAGTTCTTATCTCTATACTCTTGAATTAATTGTTCTTTAACATGTCTATATCCATCTCTAGCTTCAACACCAGCTTCTGTTTGTGCAGATCCCCAACTAATGATACCATAACGTGCACCATTTAATACTTTCTGAGATTGAGCTATGTTTCCTAGTTGTTGTATTTTTAAAAGTTGTTTTTCAGTTTTACCTAATGTTCTTGCTAAATCTAAAACAGATTCAACTTTATTAGTTCCTCCTGCAAGTTTATTAATCCATAAAGCAGTTTTACCTATTTGATTAGCAAGTAATGGAACTGCTCCTACACCTTCTGTAACAGCACCAATTGCAGCATCTTGTACCACTGCTCCTGCAATAGCACCAGCTGTAAATCCAAGATTCTTAATAACTGATTCTCCCCAAAAGTTTGCAGACCCTGGAGCAAAAGGAATCATAGCTAAATAAGGATGTTCTTTTTCCTCTCTAGTCATATAGTTAGGAAGAATATCTTCAAAGTTCTTAATCCAATTATCTATACTTCCTTCATATCCATCTGGATTACCAGAAAGATCAGCCATACTACCATTCTTAAGAGCTGATATTGTATTAGGAATATCTGTAAGAGATTGTGCAAATGTACCAGCAGCTGTAACTCCAGCTTTAACAAGACTATGTCCTAATTTAGTATACCATGATTGTTGTAATCCATATATGTTTTCAAGATCTACATCTCTTTCATACATAGGATAACGTTTATTATCTAATAATGTTTTTGCACTTACAGAACTAAAAGGTTTATCAAAAGATGTTTGAGTTGGAGCTTGTACATTAGCAAGTTCATCTAGGCTTAAACCCATTTCAACTTTATTTCTATTACTATTACCCCAGTTTCCTCCCATGTCAGTATTTATCTCTCTTGTAACAGGAGATCCTAATGGTGCTTGTGGTAATCTAATTTCTCTATCAGATGTATTATCTATAAGTTCGTTGTCAAAAATTGGCATACTATTATTTTATTTATAGGTTTTTAAAAAATCAGAAACAGTTCCAGGACCAATGTTTTTCATTTGTTCCTGAACAGTAGCAAGACTAGAAAATTCATTTCCAATATATCCAGTTTGCCATATTCCATTATTTTGTGCGTACATTCTAAGAATGTAACTATCATTTGGTCCACCATCATTATCAGCAGATCCTTCAACATCAAATCTAACTAAAGGGGCTAATGCTGTATTCGCTAAACTAGGAGCATTGTATCCACTTAAACGTGCATTTGTTGCAGCTGAACTATCATTACCTCCTATTAAATTAGTTGTGTGTGCAGCTGATGCAAACACTTCTGACTTAATATCATTCCAAGGATTACTTTGTGCAATCTTTGAAGAGTATGTAGATAACTCTTGAGCTGTAATAGGAATAATTTGTTTATCTTCTCCACTTGTTACAACCAAATTAGCAGACCCATCATATTTTTTCTCTATTGTATATGAAGCATTTTTATCTTCTCTAATTTTAGATAATGTTGATGGTGAAAAATCTCCCCATTTTTGAACATCTACTTGTCCAAGGGTCTGATATTCACGTAATTTGTTTCCAATTATTTGATCAACAAGAGTTTCATCACCTTTATTGTTTTTATAATCAATAGTTCCAACTTGCATTTGTCTCTCAGGCATTCTCTTAGCTAAAAACTCTGATTCAAAGTTTCTTTTATCTTGTTCTATCTTATGTAATTGAGGATCATATTTTTGTTTGATTAAATGTGCTCTATTAAGTAATACTTTTTCTGTTGAAGTTAAGTCTTTACCTAAATAATTGTGTATATAAGCTCTTGCTAATGGTTCATTTTTAGTACCTTTAGTTGCTTTCATCAATCCATTAACATCTAGTGATGTTGTACCTATACCACCACCTCCAGTTGCACCTCCACCACCTCCAGTTGTAACAAGAAAAGTTTCAGCATTTTTTGAAAAGTTATATAACTCAGTTGATGTATATAAAGTTCTTCCTTTAGAATCATTTACACCACCTTCTTGTTTAAGTATATCTTGTTGTTGTTTATCAAATATACTTGATGCATCTTTTGTAGCTTTATATAAAGATTGTTTTTGTCCTAATGTAATTTCAAGTGCTCTTCTTTGTTCTAAGTATTTAGCTAAATTAGGATTACCTAAACTCTTAACTAACTTAGATGGATCTTGAGCATACTCTCTTGCTAAGTAATCTAGATATGTTGCTTTTTGTTGGTTTGTACCTAAAGAAGGATTAGTCACCTTATCTAAATATTTAGTAGTAAGATTATCAATTTGACCAGGTACTATAACTACACCACCTTTTGTTCTTTCTCCACCTATACCTAATATCTCTGCATTTAATTTTCCTGCATCTGGCTTATCGATATCTGTAGCAATTGCTTGATCTGTAACTGGTATATTACCTGTAGCAAGTCCTCCTTTAAGTTTAGCTGCTGCTAATGTTTGTTCAGCATAAAATTTAGTTACTCCCCAATTGAATGCTCTATCTTGATTTCTTTGATCTCTTGCAGCATTGTCATATGAAAACTGTAACTGTTTTTTCTGCATGTCTGCTTGAAAATACGGATTAGTTTTATACTCCTGCTCATAACTTTGCCAAGACACATCTTTAGCTAAATTAGTTAAAGTTTTTTGTGTATAAAGTTTATATTTATATTGTTCAATATCTTCATTAGAATCAATTTGTTCAATTTCAGTGGCTAAACTTTTTTCAAGAGAACCATCTGTTAATATTTTATTAGCAGTATTTATATCTGCTTGAAGTTTATTTTTATCTGCAGTGGTTAAATTAGGTTTAGTAGTTAAATCTAAATTTAATTGTATAACCTTTTTTGATAACAACTCTCTTGAATCATTATAATTTTGTGTAGCATCTGTTTTAAATGTATCTGCTGTTTTTCCTCTATAATGATACCAAGCATCTATACCTAATTGTTCTTTATCATTTTCATTTAAAGAACTGTAGAAGTTAGATAAAATTTTCTCTGCAGGCTTACCTTTAACTTTTATAGAAAGCATTGCATCATCTATTTTAGCAACACCTTTTGAAGGATCTAATGAAGCATTACCTCTTGAATCAAAATAAAGTGTATTACCAGCATTGTCTCTTTTATATGGATTCTCAATAGAGTTATCTACTTCATGTATTTTATCAGCTACTTCTCTAAGTTTTTTATCTATATCTGTATACTGAGTATATTTACCATTATATGATTCTTTTATATCTGTTTTATTGATATATTTACTAACACCTTCTTCAAACTTAGCTCTATTTTGAACAGATGATTTTCCTTCTTTCTCAGCTTGATTTAATATTTTTTGTTCTTGTCTTATTCTAGCAGTAGAACTTACAGCATTAATTACATTTTCATCTTTTGCTATTTGATTAGTCATTCCATTAACAGAATTAACTAATTGGAAATTTGAAAAATCTCCAGCAGCAACATTTTTAAGATTGTTACCAAGAGCATTAAGTTTAGATTGTAGATATTTTTTATCTAACTCACTAGCAACATCCATTCCTGCAATATTATCAATTGTAGTTTGTATTTTTTCTACACCTTGTTCATATTGTTGTTGTTTTTGCATACCAACTTTCACCATTGCCTCTACAGGTAATTGTGATACATAAGGATTAAATGTTGGAATTTTGTCAGTATATGAGGCCATGTTATTTTTATATTTTACATACTATGTATGTAGATTAGCAAATGTAATATGAATTATTAGAATTACCAAAATTAATAATCAATTCTGGTAATTCTTTATAATCAAATTAGTTATATATTTTTATAAGATTTTACGATTGAACCATTTTTAGCAACATCTTTTTCTTTCTTCTTCTTTAAAATAGTTTCATATTCGTATCCTTCAGGAGCAACATTTTTAGGACTACCAACATTTGCTCTTCCTTCTGTATTGAATTGTGCAAGTGGGTTCATATTAATAGCTCTTCCTTGATCATCATATCTATAATTATACATGTTCTCATATACACCTAATGTTCTGTTCTCAAGTTTATTCTTAGCATACTTATCAGCAATAGAATTAAGAGCAGCTTGTGTTGTAGCTTTAGTATTAGATAAAGCTTGAGCTTGTCTTTCATATTGCTTATCATAAATACCAAGGTTAGTAAGTTTAGCTTGGTTTAGAATATTTCTATTCTCACCATACACTTTATCTTTCATCTCTTGGTTAGCTCTAAATTGATTACCTAACACTTGTTGGTTAGCTTGATACTTCTGAGCATTTAGATTAGCTTGAGCTGCTGGATTATATCCTACCATTCTTTGCATAGATCTATAATCTGCTTGGTTAGCATTCAATTGATCTTGTAATGATATATCATAAGGAACACCAAGATCAGGTTGATATCCTTGTGCAGGAACTGGTTCTAATTGATTAGAAGACATTGCATACATCTCTGGATATAACTGTTCCATATCAAGAGCTTCTTGATCTGAAGGTCTTAAATAAGGGATAGCAGCATTAATAATATTCATCCAATCTGCACCTTTTTCTTTTGGAAGTTCTAAAGGAAGATTGTTTGGTAATATAGTTTTAGTTGTTGTTGGTGTAGTAGTAGGTAGTTTATAATCAATAACTTGATTCATAATCTCATGAAAAGGTCCAACTTTTTTATCTGTAGCTAATCTAATTGCAATAGCTTTCTTCTCTTCAGGAGTTTTACCTTTTGCAATTGCAGCTTGTACATCTGAAGCATCTTGACCTTTATAATTCTCAATATTTTTAATAAGCTCTTCAGCTCTTCTTGGATCATTAAATGCAGAATATACTTTTGGTTTCCATACATTTTCATATGTAGTTTCATCTTTCCATAAATCTCCACCTGATGTTTGTCCAATAGGATTATAATCTATAGTTCCTGGTTTAATACCTATTGTTTTATATCCATCTTGTGCTTTTTTAAAATTACCACCAAATTTAGCATATTGCTGATTAGCTTTTTTATCTATTTTCACTTTACCTCTTGCAAGATCATCTGCAACTAATCCATGTTCTTCTGCTGTATCATTGATAGCATTTTGAAGAGAAGCTGCATTTATTTTTTTATCAGCTATATCTTTAAGTTTCATATTAGCTCCTTGTATGTTAGCTTGTAATGCTGTAAGTTTTAATTTATCAAATGATGTAATTGGTGTAAATGCATCTAACTCATTAGTTGATTTCTCTATAAGTTTATTTTGTTTAGCTTCTGTTTTAGAAAGATCAGCTACATAGTTTTTAAACTTCTTACCCTTAGCAGATTTATCTCCTAACATATCTATATATTGATTAGGTATTTTTAAGTTACCAAATACTACACCAGACTTTTGTACTTCTCCTGTTTGAGGATCCACTGTACCACCTTCTTCTAATTCAACCATAGGTTCTCCTCTTTCAACTTCTACTGGATTACCACCATATGTAACACCTATTCCTGTTTCTCCATTAGGAGAATACTCCTCATGACTCTTACCTCTAAACATAACTGTTTCTCCTGTACCTGGTAAGTAAGGATTGTATGACATAGTTTCAGCTCCTCCACCCCAATGTGTTTGTAACTCTCCACCTAATCCATAAGACTTAACTCCTCCACCATTCTCATATGTTTCCATAGCTCTTTCACTAGGAGGTGTGTATGCTTTTAAATGTCCACCAGCTCTAAATTCATCTTTGTGAGCATAGTCAGCAAAGTCTTGAGAATCATGATCTCCAAACATTGTAATCACTTGTGGATTATATTCTGGATTCATGTATCCACCATCTTCATAGTTAGGAATATCACCACCATCTCTTACATAAGAAGCATTCTGCCCTTGTATTCCTTGGAACCCAGAATTAAGAGCCATTGTTTGTATATTTCTTCTTGTAGCAGCTTGATTTCTTTTTATAGCTTTTGGATTAGTATCTAAAAATCCTCCAGCAAGTGTTCCACCAACTTGTCCTATAGCTTTACCAATTGGACCACCTATACCTGGAGCAATAGCATTACCAGCTGCTTCTCCTAATGTACCACCAAGTTGACCACCAATATCACCACCAGCATTAGGTCCTCCCGAAGCTTGACCAGCAACTTGACTACCTACTTCTCCAATTTGTCCCCATGGAGTTCCTCCACCATCTTGCATACTATGTAATCTTCCACCATGATAAAAAGATTTAACTTGGTTTGGATCAGTTAATGGTTCATATCCAAGATCATCATATATAGAGTTACCATTACCATAAGTGTTTTGTATCTCTGTAGGATTACCACCTATACCACCACCATTTTTATACATTACAAAATTAGGTGTAAATCCTTCTTGTAATAGTTTTGGTGTAGCTTGTCCTAATTGTTTAGAAGCAGGTCCTGATATTCTTTTAGCACCTTCTCCTAAGTAACCAGCTCTTTTAATAAACTCTTTTGCTGCTGGAAGTCCTTTAGCAAATGGTACATTTTTAACATATTTAAGTTTACCTAAAGCAGGAAGTGCATCTGCAGCTTCAATCACTGCTTTCCTATATTCTCCTTCACTTGCATAGTCTGAAGCATTACCTACAGCATTTGCCCAATAAGCTGGATTTTTAAGTCCTAATACTTGATCAAAAGCATTTTTACTATACTTAGAAAAACCTTTTGAAGGTAATTCTCCATATTTAATATATTCTCCAAATGTTTGTAGTGGATTAGCTAAACGTTCTCCAAGTCTAGTAATCATATTTCCTTCATCTGGTGTTCCTATATTTCCTTGATTACCTGAGTATTTAGGTTTACCTTTCATAGCTTCTGCGTATGATTGCGGTTTAATAGGTGTAAGTCTTCCTGAAGGAGTTTCTCTATGTTGTACTGGAGTACGTGAGTTAGAACTATTTTTAGAAGGAACTGTTCTTAAATTTTCTTTTTTAAATCTAGGATCATTTAATTCACCTAATAGTTTTGTGTTATCTTTTGCAGATCCTGATGTATAACCAAGTCTTTTAGCTTCACTCCATGGAAGTCCTGTTTTCTGAACCCAGTTATCTCTAGCAGAGTTAGAATCAAATGATGAAGTTGAGTTACCTTGATCTCTGTTATATGTTTCCATAAATTCAGATGATTGTTGATCTGACAGTTGATTATATTGTGGTTGAGCTTCAGTTATATCCTGCATCTCTCCAATGTTTACAGATTGTGGTTTTGCTATAGATGTATATCCAGCATCATCAAGTTGTTTCTTAAATCCATAATAAGTATCTTTATCCATTCCTTCTTCATACCAATCAGTAGGTACTGCATCTACTTCAGGAGTTTCAATTGTACCATCTTGTGCTTTATGAATATATCTACCATTTCTAGCAAGGGGATTAGTTCCTACACCATATATAGGAAAGAACTCTTCACCAGTATTTTGTATATCTTCTGGTCTTACATACTTTCTTTGTATTTGTTCTGGTCTAGTTTGTGATGCTTTTAATGTAATATCACTTACAGCCTTTTGTTGTTCAGCTGCTTTTCTAGCTCTTCTCTCTCCTCTTAATGCTTGATAGCTACCATATAGTTGACCTACTGGTCCTGCTTTCTTTGCAATAGTATCCATTATACCTTCTTCTTGTCCAGGTTGAGCATTTAACTGTTGAGATGTAGGTAATGGATTAAGTTGATTTAAATTTTGTCCAGATGGAGTATTTCCAGCAGGTTGTAAACTTCCTACACTTTGAACTGGTTGCTGTGATGCAGGACCATAATAAGGTTGTTGAGGTTGCCCATAGTTTGTTGATCCTGCTCCATTCCAACCAGTTTGTGCTCTAGGAATATCAGCTCCATATTTAGCTAATGCAGAAGCCATTTCACCCATACCTCCTCCAGAAGCTTCACCACCAGCTCCACCACCAGCTCCACCTAACATTTTAAATATAGAACCAAACATATCTCCTCCACCACCTCCACCTCCGCTACTAGGAGCAGGAGCTTGAGAAGATTGTAAAGCAGCAGCTTGTTTTTGTCTCATCTCATCTGTCATACCAGTAACATCCATATCTGCTTCATCATACATATTCTGTAAGTTGATTAGTTTAGGATTTGATAGTTTATCACCACTACCACTAATAACAGTACCCATTTGAGCTTTTTTAAAAGCTTTACCATGCACCTTCATGAAGTCTGCTTCTGTTTTATATTTCTTGTAAAACTCTTTCTCAGTTTTAACACCTGCTATTTTTAAAATTTGTGCTTTCATATTAATTGTATTTGTTTAGCCAGCCTCCTGGTTGTGGTTTATTGTAATTGGTAAAGTTAGTTAGATTATCTAGATTCTGCAAACTCTTCTGTTCTTGTCTCATTCCATTCTTAGCCATAGGATATTCTGTAACCTTCTTTCCTTTGAACTTATAGTTCTTCCCTGGCTTCATTAGTTTTGTATCTCCTGTATCAGATATACCAAGTACATCATAAGGAACTCCTTCCATTGTTATATCATTAGAATTGATTTCTGTTATCTCTCCTGGATGATCCCATTGCCCTCTATCATCTTTAATAATAGAACCATTTCTACTAATACTTTTAGGTTGCCAATCTAATCCATTCTGATAGTATTTCATCTCTTTACCATTCTGTGCACTAGCCATTGTTTTCTTTGCATATGGACCATTACTAGGAGCAGCACCTTGTGTACGTGCATATGAGAAACCTACAGCTCCTGGTATAGAACCACCCATTGCAAATTGTTCTTGAGGAAACATTATATTTTCTCCTTTCTCAACTGCTGGATGTCTAGTTTCATTCTCCCACTTATCAGCATCTTGCCATGTTTTAAATGGACCACCTAAATGTTCACCTGTTTTTCTAAATTCTCCCATTGGATCATTTAATGGTTTACCATATTTAAAACTAGGAATTAAATAAGATGGTTCTCCATTTTCTCCACCTATAGACATAGCTCTTTCACTACTAGGATCAGAATAAGGAATTCTATAACCTTCTGGTAGTTTATCACTAGTAGGTTGTAGAAAAGTTAATTGTTTACCTTCTTGTGCTTGAGGAACATAATTAACTGGATAGACAGATCCACCCATTTGATAGCTTGGTGTAATCTCCACTTTATTCCCTAAACCTTTTCCAGCACCTGTTTGATAAAAATCTTTCAGTCTAGTATAATAATCCATATCTTCTGGAGAATTTATATATCCTGATTCTTCACTTCTACCTTCTCTTGTATTATACTTCCAAGATTTAGCACGTCTTACTTCTGGATGTATTTCTGCATTAGCATCTATATTAAAATCACCTTGTACTAATCCTGCTGGCTGTAGATTATTTTGTATTTCTTTTACAGGTTTTCTTTTTTCTACTATAACTACTTTATCTCCAAGATCATTAGAATAAAAATCATCTCCTTCTACTTTGACTAAAGGACTTTGATTACTTATTTCACTAAATTCGCTTTTTGTTACTTCTCTTATTCCAGATTTTTTAGTTTGTTTAGTTTGTTTAGTTGTAGTAGGTTTTACTATTACTTGTTGTTGTGGTTTTTTATATACAGGAGTATTTATAGTTGATCCTAATCCAAATAAACCATCATATTCAATTTTTTTGTATGCTGGTTGTGGTTCTTTTTTATTTAATTTTTTTAAAGAATTAAAAGATTTTTCTCCTTTTTTCGATAAAGGGTACTCATTATTTTTTCTAGGTTCTCCAGATTCAAATCTACTTTCTAAAAAATCAATGGCCTTTCCAGAACTTTTCATTTTTTTTAAAAGATTTAAATCATTAATAGATTCATTATGTAAAGAAAGACTATCATGATAAGCTTTATATCTAGGATCATTTTTTGATTCTACATACTTAGGTGCTTTACCACCATTCTGAAACTGCCCACCCCATGCAGGAGAATAGTTTCTACCTACATTAGAGAATCCATCTCCTTCCATTCCTTCAGGAGCAGAAGCTTGTGAATCATTATAATTATCTAACCAACCACCATTCTTCATGTTGTTAGAATTATCTCTACCACACTCATGACATATGTACATATCTTTCTTACTAGAATCAGATTTGTCCCATGACCATCCACATGTGCATTTTACTTTACTAGCCATTACTTATAAGATATTTGTGCAGGAGTTAATATGAATTGGCTTACTAGATGCGTTGTATTACTGTTGTCTAAGATATGTCTCACTTTTAATTCTTTTGCTCTTAGCGTGGCTTTCTTAAAGCTTCTAGGACCATAATCCATATTAGCTTGATTCACCACCTTATCTATAGAAAGACTCTCACAAGTTGTTCTAAATAATGGAATCTGAGAACTTATTTCTGTAGCCCAGAATGTATTATACTGATAGAAGTTATCACTCTTAGTGTATGTGATAGTTTTACTCTCAGTATTAAGAATAGGATATTGCATGTAAGCTTTTAAGTTATTAAGAGGCTTAGCCACAAGCTCAAGAATACCAGAGCTCTGTTGTCCATTATATAGAATAGCTTTGTTAAACCATTTATCATTTGTTTCTATTCTTGTGTTATAATTAAATACACCATCCAGTATAGGAATATATTCATATGCTTTTGTATAATCTTTTACATTCTGAAGGATTTCATCTTGGAATTGATATGCAAAAGGATACTCAATGATGTATGGTTGTATCACTCCATAGAACTCATTATACAATCTTATGTTAGTTAAATGTCTCCATACACAAGCTGTTGTAGTTTGTGAGAATTGAATATTTGCATATTGTTCCGTAGTGATAGGAGCAAGATTTATAGTCTTTTCCACTGTACAATTTCCTACAGATTTAATTGTAATTATTGTAACATCATCATTTACAATATAACTAATACCAGCAATAAGAGTTTTCTTAGGAATATTCTCTGCTATGATATTTCCAAATTGGTCATAGATAGTGAATGGTCCAGCAGTTGGTCCAGCTTTTGTTAATTTTATGGTTATAGTTTTTGACATGTTAACAAGGTCCGTTATTAGTTAATGTTACTTCTGGTGGAGTAGATATACAACATCTTGCACAGAATGTTGTGAATGAAGGTCCTCCTCCTACTTCACCAACACTTGCACTTGTAACTACACCTGTACAATCTGTATATGTTACTGAAACTACACCTACTGTAGATTTACTAATAGTGTAAGATGTACAAGAAAATGTAGTGGTAGTAGTTGTAGTAGGAACACATGTTACTATTTGAGTAATTATTCCTGATACAACATGATATACATTTGTTGTTGTATGTGCACTTTCATCTGTAAAATACCAACCATCAGGTATTACTGAACAATCATTTGTACCATTACTTGCATATATAGTTTGACCTACAGAAAGAATAAATGCTTCTCCTTGAATTGATGTATATGTAAAATCTGAATGTGTTGTTACATATGCTATAGCAGCACATGCGTTCACTTGACTTCCTGTTGAAACAACAGTTGAAGGTGGAGCTATTATATTATATCCTGTAATTAATGTATATGTATTCAATGTAGTAGGTCTTGTACAAGGTGGTGGAACTGGAGGTACTGTAACTACTGCTGTTCCTTGAAGTGTACAATTTGTTAGAACTACTGTTCCAACTAATGTACAATCTAAAGGAGCCACAGTAGTACTGGTTGTTGTAGTTGATGATGTGCTACTAGATGTAGTAGTAGTTGTACTAGGTGTAGGAACTATTTCTCCTGCAACTAAATCAAAGTCTTCACAACATCCATTAATTCCTGAATAGAAGAAATTGTTTTCAGCTATATAGAAATTAGGAATGTAACTATGAAATGATATCCATGTTTTAGTATTTACATTATATGAAAGTGTCCAAGACTTATTACAGAAATAATCTGGATCTGTCAAATACACTTGTGTTCTAAATGTAAGTTCATTTACAATTTCTTCAATATAGAATTCTCTTAGTGTAGCATCATATTTAATATTACTATCTAATGGAATATAATCAAGCTTTGATATAATAACTCTATCAAACTTACTATCATATACACCATGTAATCCTATACCTGTAAAGTTATTATCTGTATCTACATTTGGATAATATCTAAGAATTTCAAAAGCTAAATGATCTGTAAAGAATCTATTCATCCCAGAACCAAATGCAGATAAATCTACAGACTCAGTACCAGAGATTAAAAACACTTGTCCTCTCTTAGCATCTACAGTTATTTGTCCTTGTGGTATTTTCAATAAGAACTTATTCTGACTTCCTACATATCCAAGATCTGTTTCCGCAAAGTCAATTGGAGGAGCACCTTTAAATAATGTTGGGTTACCTACATATGCAGCTTGTGGATTACTTGTATCAATTGTAAGAAGATTATTATACATTAAACTCTTATTCTCAAACCTAGCTAATATAGCTCTATTCTGAATACCATCTAATGATGTAAGATCTCCAAAGTTTTGAGGAAAATCAAAATATGAAATTGCTCTATACGTTAACCAACTATTCACTTTATTATCTGAATCAATATTTTGTGAATCAGAATATATAGCTCTAAATGGATAATATGTATAACACAATTGAGCTGTCCAATCTGGAGGAAGATGTGTAAATGTATTTTCTTTATTCTGTTTAGAAAAAGTTACATTGTATGTATATGTATTGTCATTTGCTATAGATACAAAATCTTCTTGTACCCAATCATCAGGAATGTTAGTACTTACATGTGGCCAGAAATCTCCTTCTCTATTATTAAAGGCTTGTCTAAGATCTGTATTGTAAGAACTCTCACAATAGAAGTTAGGCACACCATATGCAAATAGATAAAAGTATCCATCATAATATGTTCTATTAGGATTAGATTCTGGAGGAGCAGGTAATTGACTATTAGGACAATCAAAGTTATGTGCTTTGTATGATATGATATTTGTTAATACACCTGTTGCACCAGCTGTAACAGTGTAGTCACTTAGTATAGATCTAGCAGAATGCCAGTATTTTGGATAAGCTATATTACCAATCTCATCATAGAATATATCACTATCATCAGGAGCATTCACTCTATTATCAATAAAGAATGGAAGCTTAGTTTTAAATGCAAAACGAGAAATGAATGTATCTCCACCAAATACTACATCAGATCCTACTGAGTTAATACTTCTTTGGAATCCTGTATCAATTGTTTCATAGGAATATAATTGTCCCCATTGATTTACAAATTGATTTTTTAATGAAGCATAATAAGAAACTGCACGTAAGTCTTGTTCTTTCTCAGGAGAAGAACATGCTGTTGTACTTCCAATAGTAAATCTTGAATAATCTGTAATTTTAGGAGATCCTCCTATAAGCATATTAGGACTATTACTAGGAAATGGTATTGCTGGTACTGGTGTAACACCATCTTCTCTAAAAAGTGATGTTCTTAAATAAACTGAAGATTCTCTTCTATAATTATTAACAGGATGTATATCTCCTACAGATTCAACTCCAGGAATTAAATATCTTTTTATATCTAAGTTTCTTTGTTTAACACCAAGATCATTAGGAATAGATTCTGAATAGTTATAATCAGCTATAGAGTTAAATGATTGAGCATAGTTTCTTCTTGTAATACCATTTACATATATTGTTAAATATGCTTGGTATACAGTAAACATTGCTGTAGCATTAAATCCTACACTTAAAGATCCAACTTCTTGTGCAGATTTAAGTGCATCTTCTTGTGCTTCTTTTGTAAGAAGTTTATATTTTGCATTACCTTTCACTTGAACAAAATGTCCTTTACCTCCACCAAATATTACATTCTCTAATTTAAGAATAGCTCCTAAGAATGGTTGTCCAAAAGATGTTTCAGGTGAATTAAATATTTGTCTGTATGAATCATTATCTGATATTGGAGGTTGTGGTATAGGTACCTTACATTGATTTGTAGCATTTACAATTTCTATAAAATCACGTCTTTGTCCACATGAATCACAATTATCAATACATATAGGTTCTGTTCCAAGTTTTACATGAATTGTATAACTAGAATTAGTTGGCCAACCTTCTACCCATTCTTCTTTTATCTCTCCAAACTCATCTGTCCATTGAGCTTTCCATCCAGCACAAAATTGAAAAGCATTACCAGTAGAAGCAATTCTCCATATCTCATAATTACCATATGCAGAAGTACCTTTACCAGCTTTGATAATAGGTTTGGTTATAGCACAAATTGGATAAGTTCCTACATTATATAATTTCTCTGTTGTTATTTTATCATTGTTACAACTAGTGTATTCTATTTCTGCATAACTAGGTCCTCCATTAGGATCTGAATCTAAGAATGTTATAGTTACAACAAATGGCTCACACAATTGTGTCCAAGCATTATTAGTTTGATTTAAGAAAGGATCTTGATGAAGATCATTGTATGGATAGTTTGGATAGAAATATTGTTGTTTTTCTCTTTCATATGTTCCTACATTTCTTAATATACCTTTTGCTACAATAGATTTATTTGTTCCTCTATCTCCTCTTACTATTTTGTATCCAACTATATCATCTTTTTGTTCAGTAGTTAGATTAGATACACTGATAAGACTTTTTATCTCATCATTATTTATTTTGATTCCAATAGGGAATACAGCATCATTACCCATTACCATTGCTCCAGGACTAGAGAATAGTTTTGATTCAAACATTGGACTAACAAGGATATCTGGAAACTTATGATGTCTAATTGGTTGACCAGCGAGATCACCCCATACATCTACATTACAAGGATATTCATCTGTAGATTCCCAATAAGCAAATTCACCAAATTGATATGGTCCTTTGTATGTAGGATCTGGTGAATATTCTGGAGCAGTACCAAGAACACTTGCTGTATTATATATTTTCCAATAAGGACTATAGTTTGTACCTGGTTCTGGTTGCCCAATGAAATCAGGATCTGTATCAACTACATCTGGAGTTGTGTTTTCAATAATTCCTTTTACTCTTCCAGGAATATGAAACCCATCTGTTTGCTTTCCATTTTTTAATAAGAATACAATTTCAATAGCATACACTTCATCACGTAGATATCCACGTAAGTTTGTAGCATTTAATTCATCAGCATAGTTTTCATTAGCAGGAATCTTATATGTTTCCCATAATAGATTTATACCAGAAGCAATACTTTGATAGTTAATTCTATCTATGGATGTAAGATTATCCCATACAAGAATATCTTGTACAGATGTAAGATCTTGTGCTATATCGTAGTAAGGAAACTTCTCAAATATATCATTGATAGTTAATCTTATCTGAGTTTTATTTTGACCTGTATAAGTAATTTGATCATTAGCTTGTTCAATAAAATATGTTCCTACTAATTCTACAGAAGTTATTCCATTAACTGTTTTAATAACAGCTAAATTGAAATATTGATATTGTCCTGATATATCTAATTCAGATAGACTAAGAACAATAGATTTTCCAACAGTATAATTATAATTAACTGTTGTTATGAAAGGATCTGCAATAGGTGTAGGATTAGTAACAGAATAATATGATGTATAAGGATTACCAGAAGCATCAGAATACTGAGCAGCAAATTGGTATGTACCAGCAACAAGTTCTCCTCCTGTAGTAATATCTGTTACAGCAATTTGTGGAATACTAAAGTTTGGTTGTAATTTAAGTTGATTACAATCTAACTCATCAGTGTATATTGGATCACAAAGCGTACTACCTATTTGTAATAGTTTTGGTATATTATTAATATCTAAATATCTTCTTGGATTTAATCCATCTGTCCAATATATCTCTGTTGTACAATTTGTAATCTTATGTACAGTTTTATGTATAGGATTATTGATGTTGAAGTTAAGACATGATGCACTAACTAATATATGATAGATACAATCATTGTTATCCATATATCCAATCTGACTACCATTTGTATCAGGATTGGTTATGTAGAATATATGTTTGTTTTGCTCATTAATAAAATGTGTACCAATTAATATATATCCTTTAGGAAATGTAACACATAATTCATTACCTTGTTCATTCTGATAATTAACAGAACTAGAATCAAAGTTTTCTAAAGCAGCATTTAAGGCATAAGTTAATGTACCTGGTTTAATCTGGTTCAAAGTTTGATCCATATTTAAACCAACAGTACCATTATTATACTCTTGTCTAATATTACCTTGTTGTTGCTCTTCTGCCATAATTATTAATTATTACGTCTTCTTCCAGCTCTATTAGTTCTGTTAGGAAGTTCATACATATTAAATCTATTAAGATCATTTTTGATTCTTCTTTGTTTCTCCCAAGGAGTTTGTTTCTTAATTTCAATACTAGCCATGATGAAAGCTTCTTCATATGCTTGTTTATGATACATCAACTTCTGCTGTAACTGATTAAAAGTTTCATCATTAGTTTGATTAGTAAGAGTCTCAAATATCTTAAACTTAAGGAATGCTTCTACATATTCTCTTATACGATAATTATCAGGAATTAATTGATTTCCTATCTCATCATACTCTGTAGCATAAAATATTAAATGTACTACACCATTTCTAAAATTGGTTACAAACTTATTATCTCGTATATCAAATGAATCATAACTAGCAGAGCCAGGAGTGAATTGATGAATAGGTGGAGCTTCTGAATAGAATTCCCAATTGTTTGTATATTCCACTCCACAGTTTTGTCTTGCAGAGATGTTTCCAGGCTTAAGTAAATAGTCATGAGTAAATCCTCTGGCTACACTATTGTTTGTCTTATATACAGCTTGTACAAGTACAGGCATACATGTACCATCACATTGTGGTGTTTGACATCCAGGTTTATTACAAGGAGTTCCTCCAATAGTTAATGGTGCCACTTGAATTGTAGTAGCTGAAGCTGCTTGTGAATAAAATGAATTAGCTGATTGATAAGGGAATCCAGCCACCTCTGTAGTCATCCAAGCTTCTCTAACAGCATAAAAGTTATCAGGAAGTCTTGCTTGGAAGTCTTCAACAAATAAAACTTCATCAGTAATCACATAAGTAGTTCTTCCTAACTTCTTTAGAGCTTTGTCTAAGTAAGTAGGAAATAAAAGATCATCTACAGCACCTGTATCAAAATAAGATTTTAATTCTTCTTTAACAGTTGAGTAGACAGGTTCTGGGCTTATGAAAGCATATTTATAGTAGTACGACATAATTTATTTTTTCCATTCATTATAGATGTGTTGATACTTGTCGTTGGTCTTTAAGTAGTGTGATAGAAGTCTTGATGTTAACCTAGAAGGTTTGAAATACCAAAAGTCAGAATTTTTAAAACGTGCTGTGGGTTTAAACCACATCCAACCAAAAAAATAACCTTCCGTATGATAATTAAAGTTATAAATAACTTTTCCTTTCTCTTTAGTTTTTTGCCAATCGATTGGTAGATTAATGAATTCTTTACCATCTATGTTATTTTTTAATCTTTTTCTTTTCTTCTTGTTGATAGAGAATTCTCCAAATCCATAAGGAAGCTTTGCTTTCTCACCAGTCTCTAAAATATATTCTTTAAATGATTCATTGTAGGTGTATAATATATTCCTCCATTCATCAAAAGTTAATTTTACAGATTGATGTTTTTTGCAAAACTGATTATAGTTATCTTTACTAGAGCTTCTCCAATCAACCTTTGTCCTCATTAATTAGTTGGTTTTGAGTTAGGAGCTTGACCATCTATTCCTTCTTGACTAGTATCTGTTTTAATATTAAAATAAGTAGATAATAGTTTCTGTGAGGTAAGTTGTAACACTTGTTGTTCTAAGTATCCAGGAAGAGCAAATTCTTTATCTAAAGGATTCTTACATATCTCATCAGTGGTGTATTCTGGTGTACCACATCCACATTCAGGATACATGATATCATTAGTTACATCTTCTTCAAAGAAAGCTACAAATCTAATTGCTTTAAGTAAAGGATTGTTTACATATAGATATCCATTAGATATCCAGAAGTATTCTTGATTCTTAATTACAGGAAGAGTTAACAGATTTATATATCGATTGACAGTTATTTCTTTTAACTTCTTTCCTTTACCACTCATGGCATTAATAGAATAAACTCCTTGAATAACATATTGGTAATTACCTTCTGATATACGTGGGAGTTTAAATTTAGTTCTAGCTATAGAACAAGGATCAACATAATCACAACATTCAGAAATAGATACTTCTATCATCTCTAAACAAGGGATAGTGGTAAATAGTGTATCAGTAGCCCAAAGCTTTCTAAGATTGGTTTCTCTCTTGATTAATAACAAGGAGTTGTTTCTTATCTCAGAAGCAATTGCTCTATCTGTAATAAGACTATCTGTAGAAAGTATCTTGTGGACACTTCTAACATCTGATACTAATTTTCTTAATGTTGCCATAATTATATTCGAGTTTCGAACTCTGCTATTTTACCTAGCTTATAATCATAAACTAGAGCAAGAGCTGCACGTACTGAGTGTACGTAATTATTATCTAAGTGCCATCTGTCTGTACCAGACAAGCTAGGCATTTGTTGTATTCTTACACCTTTGACTTCTTTAGCCATGTAGTGATGTTTATCTCCTGTGTGTATCTCTCTGTATTTAGCATTACCAAAGAAATGACTATATTCAGGATGTGTAGCAAACAATAAAGGAAGATCATCTAATTTACAATTACCATGGTGCCATCCAATAAATGTATTACCTAACACCTTAGCTTTGATAACTGAATGTTCTCTGATAAAATCTACATCCATAGCATCTTGAAAATATACATCTAATGCATGTGCTAAGTAAAAGGATTTAGTTCTATCATGATTACCTTGTACAAGTACAACAGTTACATCGCTAGCATACTGTCTCAACATATTAATTGTATCTACAAGAACAGAAAACCCTAATTCATACTCTGAATGGTAATCCATTATAGTATCTTGTGGTGTACCCTGTGTAGTTTGGTGTTGGTAGTTATCAGTATGGAAGAAATCATTTGATATAGGAAGTACAACAGTATTTATATTGTAATTAGCTTTCACTTTACAGATCAAAGATTGAGCCACATTGAAATATCTTAAAGCTCTTGTCTTTGGATCATTATCACCATCTACACATCTTTTAGCTAAATGAAAATCAGATAAAGATATTTCTACGTCTACATAATCTTTATCAGTAGTACGATCTTCTTTGATGATTGATACATTAGTTGGTTTGTAGTTTTCTAAAAACTTAGCAAAGTCTTCAGGAGAGTAATCTTTTGCTTCTTTTCTTTTTGAAAAGACTGAGGAAGTAAAACTTCCACTTGGTAACATCTTAGACCAATAATTGGTAATGACGTATTTATCTAGGTTTATCTTATGTAGCTTAGCTAACTCAAGATCATCTTTAGGTTCGAATGCACTAGTGACAGTACTTTCTATTGTTCCTTTTTCAACATTCACTTTTCTAGATTCTTCCATGAATTTAGTAGCAATTCCTACAAGCATATCATCAACATCATCTTTTTCTCTCAGCTCTTTTAGAAGATCATTCACTTCAAATTCACTTATTCCTAGTTTCTCTGCATAGAACTTTTTACTTTTCTTTTGCCTTAATAACTCTTCTAATCTATGTAACAAGCTTTGATTTTCAGACATATGTATTCATATTAGTTAAAAAATATCGTAAAGATAAACAATAGTTTTTATATATTCCAAATAATTTTAGTTAGAGCTGTAATTCTTTATAACTAAATTAGTTATAAAATAAAAACTCCCCAGACAAATGCCCAGGGAGAAACCTTAGAAAACCAACAAACTAAGGTTTTTTATTAAGTTACGGTAAACTTGGAGTTGGATTTGGAATCTCACAATAAGTTGTATTACCACAAGTAGTTGGAGTAATATTTACAATAGATGAATCTGCAATTGATGTTACATTATTATCTATAACTGTACCACAATGAAGAACACTTGGATCAGTATATATATAATATTGGAACACTTGACCAACTGTTTCAAATAAAGCATTATAAACTACATCTCTATAGCCAAATCCATCACATCCATCTAATCTAATACAACGATAGAAAGGGGAAGAAGTTGTAGTGGTAGTAGTTGTACCATATAAGTTAATGTCAATATAATTAACACAATTACCATTTGATTTAATTCTTATAGTAGTTGTGTAATCAGGAACTAATGCAGAAGCATATCCTGCTAATAAAGAAGCTTTAGAAACTCCTGATTCAAATGCTGAGGTGTACCCATCTAAATTTGAATAAAGATTAAATGGACCTGAGTCAGCTCCAGCTGTTGTTAATGTTATTAATACTGTCATTGGTTTAATTTTAAGTTATTAATGTTGTAGAAGTAGTAGTAGTTGTTGGACAACATATATTAAGTTGATTATTTATAATTAATAAATCTTCTACAATAAGCATTACATCTTCTGTAATATTTGTAATTTCTTCTGTTAGTGTAGATACACTAGATGTTACATTACATATAACTTCATCAAATTTAGAAAGAATAGTATTGAGATCATCATTATTATTTACACCTGTACAAGGAAGAGGAGTACTATCATAAATGACAGCACTCGTTCCTATTATTGTTATATTATTTATTTCAGGACAATTTGCCATTTTTATTTATTTTATACAGGATTACAATCACCAAATGTTGTACAAGTAGTATATAGAATAGTGTATACACTATCTGTAGCTGGGAAATATACAGGAACATTATTTTTATAATAGAATAATGCAATGCTACTTAAGTCACTTGTTTTTATACAAAATCCATCAACAGTAGGTCCTGCTACAGTGTATTCAGCAGCTATCTCAGATCCATCACATCCAGCACCTTTAGTAGTAGTTAAGTAAACTGTATTATCAGCTTTTCCTGGTGCAGGTGTATTTCCTGTAGCATCATCTAAATCTGTTTGAGAAATAGTTACGTTCATACATGTACAAGGGTTACTATACGCTGTAGTAGTAGTAGTTGTTGTAGGTGCAATTGTAGTAGTAGTTGTAGTGGTAGGACATAATCCACCAATACAATTAGCTCCTATTGATATAGTTACTAATGGGCTATCTGCAAAACCACAACATCCACAAACTTTTATTATTTCATTTGCAGAGATTGTAGTATCAATAAGTTCACCAATACAATCGTTATATGAAATATTATGATCTACTGCACTATTATCTGTATTAGTAAATGTAAGACATTCACAAGGAAAAGTGGTAGTTGTTGTTGTAGTTGAAGAACTACTTGTAGTAGTTGTAGTAGTATTACAAGGACCTGTTGGTGTAGCTATAACTGTTCCAGGAAGAATTAATGAACTATCTGTTTCAACACAGATATTTGTATCTCCTGGTAATAAAACAATTGCTTCTTCTAATCCTGTAATACAATCAGTTATAATGATAGCTAATGGGTCTATTCCTGTATTTGTTAATAAGAAACTTTCACAAGGTATATTTACTGTAGTAGTAGTTGTAGTTGTAACAACACAACATACATCTAATGTATCATATATAGTTGATATGTTACTATTAATATTTATTAACTGATTAGTAATATTATTTACTTGAATAGTTAATGAATTTATTTGACTAAGTAGATTACATATAATCTCATCAATCTTTTGTAATACTACATTAAGTGTATCACATGGTTCAGCTGTTGTGCATGTTAATGCAGGACCATTATAAACAATAGTACTAGAAGCAGTTAAATGTGTTGAACATGGATCATTAGTATTACAACCACTATTAGTGATTGTAGAACTACATCCACAAACATCATTTATAACTACATCTGTACAGCAAGGATTTACTGGTAAATATGGATATGCCATTTTTATTTATTTATTAAGGTCTGTATTGAATATAATAACATCCACGTCCAACTTGAACATTTGAGTGAGCTCCTCCACCACCTTGTGAAGCATTTGCTACTGTCACTGTAATACCTGTTGTATTAGAATTAATTGCTCCTGTAGCAGTAGCATCTGTAACTACACCATCTTCAATTGCTGCAGGTCCACTACTAGTTACATCATTTGTATATTTATATGTATGTGTATGTCCAGGATCTGTTAATGTTACTGTAGCTACGTGTGTATGACTAGGTATTTGAGTTAATAGAAGTGAAGTTTGATTTGTTGTACTTCCTGTACTATTTAATGTATATGTTGGATTAAATCCACCTGGTGAAGTTTGAGGAGGCATAGCTCCTCCTAACATAGTACCATCTGTTGTTCCTACACCTACAACACCTCTTTTATCTGGTGTTCCATTTAATCCATTACAAAGATATATCTTTTCCCAATTACCTGAAACAAGACCAGCACCTGTACCATCAAAGTTTCCTGCTATAGCACCGTAGTATTCAACTACAGCATAAGGAACCATTCTATTATAATACTTTGTACTTGTTCCAATACTAGCTAAATAAGCTGCAATATATCCATTTAGATCAGCAATCTTTACATAGTTTGTATCAAGATCTAATGCAAGAGCTATTAAATCAACTCCTAATGAACAAACTTTAGTTATGACAGCTTGCACAATAGCATGTGTATTTGAAGAAGCTGTAACACCTGTTAAACATCCAATATTATAATCAGCATTTAATATATTAAGTTCTACTATAATACCATCAATTTGTTCTTGTAAATCGCAAGCAGCTTGAATAAGAGCTTTTGATATATCTGCAATTGATATGTCTGTACAAGTTGAACATACAGGAAGATATTTTTGTACAACCGTGCATATATCAATACTAGTAAGATCTATCTTCACTCCAGATCCATCTAATACAGATACAAGATATGTAGTGAGTGATTGTTCTACAGAAGATAATGTATCACCTGTTTGAATTCCTAAAGCAGGAACATCTATTCCTGTATATTTGACACATCTGTCAGAGACAATCTCTGTACATCCGTTGAAACAATTTGTGCAATTGGACATAGTTTTTATTTTAAAAGGTTTAATCTATTGTTGTTGTTGTTGTAGTGGTTGTAGGATTTGGTACTACTGTAATATTACAAGGAACCTCTAAACAAGGTTCTGGAGTATTACATTTGCTAACACATCCCACTGTAAGTCGTATCACTCTACTAGCAATCATATTGACTGAGTATCTATGAACGTAATTAGGGTTTATATATTTATACTGTAGTATTCTTCTATACCCTATTAATTGAAGAATATCACCAGCAGGTATAGGATTGTTCAACATGTATGAAACATTGTTGTACAAACTATTACCAAGCTCTGCTAACTTGCAATCTATTTTTTTAAGTAAAGAAGGAATGTTTGCACATTCTGGACAATTAGTTAGTCTAGGTGATAACATAATAACAATTTATTTGTTTACTTTGGATGCACAGTGTGCACACATTCCATTGGTCAATTGACAGCCACACCCCACTTTAGCTCCGCATTCTGAACATTGTGCCATAATTAATAAAAGTTTATTTGGTAGTTGTTACCAGAACAACCACAGTTAGATTTAAGAAAACCGTTTAACATATTATCTGCTTGAGCATATAATGTATTTGATTCATATTCTGCACAGTTATTAGCTGCTGCAATAGCTCCTTGGATAAAGAAGTTGATTGTATTTAATTGTACGCTAGATTGCGTTTTAAGGGCCCTATCACACTCCATCATATTTAATTGGAGGAAAGCACTGTCAAACTTCTCTTGAAGTCTCTCAACACGTATTATAGTCTTTTCTACATAATTTGCATATGCAGGAGCTACAGAATATTTTAATCTGTATACTCCATCAGGAAGTGGTTGATTACAACCAGGTTCTGTAATTCCTAAATTAGATGATGTAAATACATTTAATTGGTTAGGAACAAAAGGTAGTATTTTGATTCCGAATCCTGGAATATCAATCTCAATAGATGGTGCTGAGACCACTGGAGGATTGGTAGGATATACAGAAGCATCTGCAACACCAAGAGTATTAACATCGTAAGTAGGGACTACTAATATATCTAATTGTAAGTTTGCCATGTTTTTTTAATAAATATGCCAGAGGAATATGAGTGATATCCTCTTTCCCCTGGCATAGGTTATTTAATAATATTTATTACTTCTTCGTATTCTTAAGGAATGTTTGTAGAAGTTGTAGTAGTAGTAGATGCAGGAGCACTAGATGTAGTAGTTGTAGTTGTAATACAAGCATTGTTATCTAATACAGTTCCTAAAGCAGCTTCTAAAACAGTTTCAATTGCAGCAGCAATACCACTTGTTAAAGAGTTTGGAGCAGCAATGATTACAGTTGAATCTTCTTGAATGTAATCACCCCATTGGTATGCAGATTTATCATACTCATTAAATTTAATGTAGTATGTATCATATGTAACACCACTAGATACCCAAGTCTCAAAGTTCTCGTTATATCCATTCATTCTGTAAAGGTGTTTCAAGTAACCAGCTTGGTAGCTATAGAAATTTTTCTCTAATTGAGCAATTTCTGCAGATGTACCAGTAGCATAAGAAGCACGTTGAGTGATGATTGGTTGAGCAACAAAGTTACAAGCATCTGCAACAATAAAGTCAGCAGTAGTAGCTGGACCAGCATATACAAATGTTCTGAAAGACATTCTGTCATATTCAAAAGGGAATGCAGCTACATCACAAGGTTGTCCATAGATAGTCAATGGTTTTCCTGTAATACGTAAAATAGTTCCACCTACATTTTCAAATGTATAGAATGTAGAGAATGAAATGTTATCAGGGTTGTTTCCTGGAGCTTTCAAATTCAATTGATAAATTAATTCATCAATGATAGTAGATGTACTTACATCAGCACATGGGTTACTATCACAGTTACAACAAGGAGCTTGAATAGTTACTGATCTAGTGAAACCATTGAAATACAATGTATCAATATAAGAAGAGTGAGCACGCAAAGTTAATGTAATAACTTCTCCACATTGTACAGTGAAATCAGTTACATCAGTAATTTGGTTAGCAGCTGTTGGGCATCCTGTTACTTTATACCATTCTGTTACATTAGAACCATTAGGTCTAATTGTTTGTACATTTCCTGTAAGAACTGATGAACCACCTGCAATTCTATCAGATCTTTTAGATCCTTGCAAATAAGTGTTTGTTCTACCTTGGGCAACGTAAAAATAAGGGAAGTTATTAATAGTTGAGCTAGTTACCGTAGCATACAAATTATTAAAAATTCCAACTTGTCCTGCAGTCAAGTTTTGTGTTGAGCCAGAGCTAGGGAGTGCAGTTTGCCCTACTGGAACCACGAAGAGCGTGGTTAATGAAAAATCAGCCATTTTTATTTATTTAAATGTTAAAAAATTATTCGTTTGTTTGTATTCTGAACTGAGCACTTTGTACTGCTGCAGCATTCTCAGTATACATTGCTAGATTCTGAACTGTAAGATCTAAAAGTTCATCTTCTAGATATGTTTCTAATTCACAATCAGCATCATATGATGGTTGCCCATCTAACATAATATATCCTGTCTTATTTATATACACTGGATATCTCATGTACATTATCTGTATATTCTTAGGTGTAAATGTACCATCGGTGAATATACTTATTTCATCTGATGCTAAGAAGTTAAATGTTTCTTGATATTCAAATGAAGGTTTATAATGATCATTATTTAATATGAATTGAAGATCGCCATGTTTAGCAAGATCTCGATTAATCCATATCTTTCTATCTTTACATCTACCTTTATCAGCTAATGCGTAGCTGTCAACATAGAACATATACTTAGGTTCAAGTAAATGAATATTAGCAGCCCATTGATTTAAATCAGCATCCTTTAATGTTAATGTTAAGGGTTGGTGATTATAATTCATTACAAGACTCTGTAAGTCTTCATAACGTTTTTTAAATGCATCCATTCCTAATCCACTAGTTACACTAATACCATCAACTTTTTGTTTTATCAACTTAATCTGAGCCTCATTCAAAGCTAAGATTTTATCCTCTAACTGTATTTTTTGATGATCATTTGTGGCTAGTTTATTTAGTTTCTGATCAATCTTATACAATAAACTATCTACTGGGATCATATGCTTTTATATTTTTAAAACTAGCTACTTATACAGCAGCTAGCTTTTTAGTTTTCAATTTACCTTCTAATACTAATAACTCATCTTGGTTATCATCATCAGCTAGGAATCTAATTAAATCTTCCTCATCTTTAGCTATTTCAAATTCACCTTCATAAATCTTACCGTTTGGTTTGATTCTATAAACTGAATGTGCTACAGCTTGTTTTACTAAATCTTTTATATGGAGTAAGGCTTCTTTCATATCTGCAAATCTATTGAACACTTCAACTGGACTCAATCCTGAATATTTACCATTCTTGAATTCTGTTTGTTTCAATACATTATCTACTAAGTTATAAACCACTTCTTCTTTTGTTTCTTCTGTTACTGGAAGACCTAAAAGTCTTGCAACTTTTTTCTTCTTCTCAGGACTCATAGAATCAAACTTAACAATAGCTTTATTGATCAATTGTTTTTTCTTAAAGATCACTGCATTTTCAATTTCATCATCTACAACATAAAATTGTGTATCTGCTGCGAACTCACCTCTTTCCCAAGCTTGATATGAACTTGCAATTGTTGGATGAACTCTTAACCATGAAAAAGCTATTTCTTGAAAAGCATTTGATAGATCAAAATAGTTATCACCATCTAATAGTTTAACTACTTGTACGTGTGTTTGATCATCTGTAGAAGTTGATAAACCATAGTTCCAGAATTGTGAACGAGGTCCTAAATCAATATCACCTATTTCATTCTCAAGTTTTATTTTAAGAGCTCTCACTCTTTCAATCTCTAATTCTTTTTCTAAAGGATCTTGGATTCTTTTAATGTACGTAGCATTCTCATCTAATCCTGTTCTGTACTTACCATCTAATTCTTTATAAGGATATTTGAATACTCCTGTTCCAGGGATTCTTGTCATTCCTTTTTGTGATAGTCCACTATCCATTGTTTGAAGTTGAGCACTATTCGTATAGTCTCTCTTAATAGTAGAAATTTTGCCTGTCTTACCCATAATGTAGTTAAATTTAATAATTGGTTTTAATTTGTTGCGTGAATAGGACTCGAACCTATGACCTTCTGGTTATGAGCCAGACGAGATAACCAACTTCTCCATCACACGATTTGTAGAGTGGTTCCACCGAAGGAACCTGAACATGGATACTATCCATTTCAACACTCTGACACTTAGTTACGTTGCTATGCAAGAGGCTTGACTAAGTAAGTTTGAGATCAATCCCCTCTGGGAGGGAGAGGAGGTGAGGGGATTTTTCTCGGAAAAAAGAGAAGTATGCTGTTCTTATGGTAAGCATTACTTCTTCAATTTCATTATTAGAATTGTGGCATTTCCTCAATCAACACAGTTCTAGACAAATCTTCAATAAATACATCACATCTGTCTTTCATCCAGATTTCGTATCCTGGGAATTTATTAGCACTTGACATACCTTGAGATTTAGCAAAACCTAAGTGATGACGAGTTCCATCAATATAACCCCAAGTCATAGAAGGAGCACCTTTCATACGTACTTCTCTAATGTTGTTTACCATTGAACCATCAGACATTGGAGAAACATCAAACACCATAAATACAGGAGTAGATTTTTTGTTTTGTCCAAACTCTAAGTTAGATTGTGGTAAATCTAATTCTTTTAAGTGAATCAATTCAACTCTACCAGTCTCACGAGTTACCATTGCATCAAATGCAAAGTTGTAAGTGATATGTTGTCCTTCACCTTGCATGTATCTGTTTCCAGAATCAGCCATGAAAGTAAGACCTGAATTTAATGCATCTGTTTTTAAAGCTTGTTGGAATACATCGAATCCAGCTTCATTAGTATACATTTTTACACTTCTATCTTTCACATCCACTCTTCTGTAGAATAAATCTCCAAATACAGAACGGATCAAGTTAGCAGAGAATTCACCTCTATTATATTGTACCAAGTTTCCATTGTTACGCATTCTGTGGTATACACCAGCAGATGTTCTTTTCAATTCTTGTTTAGAACCTCCAGATTTAACTGTACCTGGTTTAGCCCAGATCATACGTTTAACTTTCAATTCAATCATTGATTTACGCATCCAGAATTCAATAAACGGTTCCCATTTAACATCATTACGTGTAAGTGGTAATTGGTTACGTCTTTGTGGAGCATATACCAAGATGTCTAATGGTTTACCAGAAGCATCTCTCATCATTTTGTCATCAGCCCATTCTGTGATTTTGTGCTCATATCCATATGCAGAACCTAATGATTCAAACATTGTGATTTGCTCACCTAATCTTGGAAGACCTAATAAGTCTTGATCAAACTCACCAATAGCTGCATCAACTAATTCTAGTTCTACACCATATTGTAAGAATACAGGATTAACAAAATCAACTTGTGGATTATCAGTTACTAATGTAAATGAATACAAGTATCCCATATTCCAAGGTAATGGATCTTTGATCACGTAGAAACGTGGACCATATTGACGTGTACCTACAGAGATGATAGCGTTTTTAGAGAACTCGTTAGTATCTAATACTAATTGGAACTCTTGACCATCAATACCTGTTTTACCAAGATCAATTAAATCTTGTGTAGTAGAAGGAATGTCAATAATTTTTGGGAATTTGTAAGGAACTGCTACTTGCCATTTCCATGCATCACTATTATTATCGATGTAATAAGGTGTGCTTTTGTTGATCATGTCTAAGAAGTCATTACTGTAAAGTGAGCTCTGTGTATAAAGACTGATGATTTTTTTATCATAGTCTGCAGGCTCAGTAGAGTGAAAACTCTCTAAGTGGTTAGAGTCTGTTAGTTTTCCTACTGCACGTTTGTCCATAGACGCTACACGAGCATAAGTAAAACCAGTTAACCCAGGAATTGTTTGAATTGCCATTGTTATTCGTTTTTATTAATTATTTATTGTTTGTTATAAGAACCATGATTTTGAATTAGCACCACCAGTAGTAGGTCCAGCTGTTTTAGCTTTTGATACTTGTCTTGCAACTTCTCCAAACAGTTCATTAGATTTCTTTGTAACGCCTGTTCTTTGTATAGTTGATAATGTAGGATCTTTTTCTAACATTTTAAGAATAAGCCCCACCTTAACTTTTTGTGCATGATTCTCTGGTCTTTTAAGATCTAAAATAGCACGATCAAAATCAGTCAAGGTTTCTCCTGTTGGAGTTTTCCACTTATCAACTAATAAGAAGTCTTGTAGTTCTGTTGCTAATTTTGGATTGATTGGAATACCATCAAACTCTTTTGCTTTCACCTTATCTTGTAAGATGGTTTGCACGTTATCTATATATTGATTTCTGATTTGAGCTTTTTGTCTTAACTCAGATTCAGACTTAGCTTCTAAGTCTTGTAACTTAGCTGCTTCTTTTTTAACTAATACTTTATGATGTTTTGTTGCAACACTTTCTAAATCACCGTAGTTTTTAAGTCTTTCGATTTCTGTTTCTACATCATCTGGCTCAAATCCTTGATTAGTCAATGCTTGCTTCATTATTCTTTCTTGATTGTTCTCATCAGAAAGATCCATCTCAGCAAATCCAACAACATTGTTATATGTAGTGAAGTAATCTTTTGGATTAACTCCTTTTACAAATATGGCATCAAAAGCTTCTTGATAGTCTTCTCCAAATTGTCCAATGAAGTTTTGTACTATTTCACTAGCACCTTTTTTCTTTTCATCATTGAATCTTTCTAGAAATTCTTCTGCAGTGGTTACTGGTCCTTGCTCATCATCATCCTCAGATGTAAATACACCTAGTTTGTAAAGATCATTTGCAAGAGCAGTGAATTGTGTTCCTTGTGGTTCATCATCACTATTATCTTCATCAGTGGTATCATCACTTGCAGCTTTTGCAGGTTTTGATACTGGAGCAGGTGTGTCATCATCATCATCATCACCATCACTAAAGAAATCAGCAATCAATGATTGCCCTTCTTGTTTTTCTTCATCTGTTTTACCATCAACACTCTTAGGAGGAACAATGTCCTTTCCTTTAGGAGTTGCTGGTGTAGCAGGTGCAGCAGGAGAATCTGCATCTTTAATAATTGCAGTGACATCTTCTGGATTGCTAGAAGCAGTCTCAGGTTCAAATAATCCCTGAAGTAATTCTTGATTACCCATTCCCATTTCCATAGTATCTTGGATACTAAAGTTGCTTATATCTAAATTATCAGCCATATGTAGTTGTATTTGTGTTTGGTTTTATTTATGTAAAAGTATAATAAGAGTTTCTAATATCAAAGAGTTATGTATCAATGTGATCCAATTTTCTTGATAATATAGCATTAATATAAAATCCTCCTCCGAAGAGGAGAAGTTTTCTAACCTTTTTTGTTATTTCTGCCTTTAGCATTCTCTTTAGCAACAGCAAGATCGTTTGCCATATTTTCTCTAGTCACTTGAAGTTTCTCTTTTTCTATAGACATTTTATCACTATTCTCTTTATTCTTAGATTGAATATCAGCCATCTTTAATCCATAATCTTTAGTGGCTTTATCTTGGTCATGAGCTAATCTACTCATTTCCATTATATCAGGAATAGCATTTGCGTTTGTATCTTCTGATTCAACATTACCAAATCCTGTAGCTTGTATAATAGCAATCTTTTCTTTAGATAATCTATCAAGTTCTTTTTGGTAATCATCATGAGCCAATTGCTCTTGGTGTTGTTGGATAAGGAACTGTTGTTGAGCTTGTGCTTGTTGTTGTTGAGCTTCTTGTTGTTGCTGAGCAAGTTGTTGTTGTTGATCTTGTTGAGCAATTTGTCTATCTCTAAGATCTTTAAATACCTTCTTAAGTTCTCTTTGAGACTTAGTAGAATACAATTCTATTACATCATAAAGTGTGCCACCATTTTGAATAATAGCTTGAGATAATTGTCTAAGTTCATTAAACATTTGCGTATCTTCTGGTCTGTTTGTTAGGAACACTTTTAAGTCACGAAATTTAAGATCTGACCCATTCACTTGTACAAACGCAGATTGTCCCTCAGAGGTCACGTATGAAAGCGTAGACTGAGGTTTTGATGATTCTACATAAAGAGCAGCATCTATAATACTTTGATACAGCTGTCCAAGCACATACTCGTGAGCTACAAAAAGAGGCTCTGTTTGAGAATAGCTCTGCTGCATCGCAGTATTAGTTCCTGTTGCACTTTCAGAAGCAGATACACTTCCCATACGTTGTTTAGACATTCCTACAAGTTCCCAGCATTCAAGTTTGACTTGTTGAGCTAATGTATATCTAGATTGTATCTCTTGTGTACGTGTAAGATCAAGAGCTGTAAATTGATTAAATGAACTAGGACTCTTTAGGTTTTCAGGACTATCATCAATAAATACCACTCCTCTGTTACGTGCTTCCATTTCCCAGATATCAAGAGCATCTTGTGCATCTCCATCTTTAGGAATAGGAACATGTCTTAATGACATAAGTTGAACCTTACCAACTTCTTTCTCAAGTAGTTTGTATAATTGGTTCATACATACATTATAAATCACTTGGAAAGGTTTCATAAGATCTACTAAGCTTTTTGCTTCTGTATTCTTCACCTCATATGTTGTACCTATTATAGGACAATAATTTAATAACTTGAATGGTTTGATATGATAGATATCTGGACCAATCTTTGTTCCTTGATACCATTCATTAATCCATCCCCACTCTAATGATTGTTGTGTAGGTATAGTACCTGATTTATATGATTCATCAACAAGTGTAGATTGCTCATTACCCATTTCATCTATATAAATCAACTTACCAATTTTCTTTTTAGATATCCAATAGCTTCTTACAACAACATACTTATAACCAAATGAACTTACATTATTAGTAAGACCCAAGAAATCTTTTAAGCCATCATTATTTTCTTTCATCTCTGATTCAATAATCATACGTGTCTGTAGAACAAGTGGATCAAATGTATCATACATAACAGAGTCTTGTCCTGGAACAGCATCTGGATTACCAAGGTTTGATTCTCTAACATTAATCAATCCATAATCTTGTAAAGATGATCTAAGGTGATCTATTTCTTCTTTTGTAAGATCTGGAATAGCTTCAATAATTTCAGATAATTCCATAACTTGCACAGTACCAGCAGCATATGCTCCTTGTGCTCTACCTGATGGATCTGATATATATTTTCTATCTGGTGTACTTAAGAACCATGTATTCTTTGGATTAGCCACTTCAATATTAAATCCAAGTTTTGAATTGTCTTCATATATGTGATAGAATTCTCTAGCAGATATTAAAAGATCTCTAAATGCATCTTCACTTTTTTCTTTAAGTACAAACTCAGCTTTCTGACATGTAAGAACATGGTTAGCCCATTTCTCTGCAACAGATGTATAGCTATCTAGCTCATCCTTAACCTGTTCCATTGTCATTTGCTGCAATTGCTCTGGATCAATTTCTTGTCCTTGCATTGCAGCTTTCTCAGTTAATTGTTGCTTAACTTGATTGATTACATATTCTTGTAATGTATCTGTTTTAAACTGAAGCTCTTCTGCTTTACTATCATCATCAAATGCCTTCACTCTAAATGTATCAGGTCTCTTTGATATTTCACCAACGAGCTCATTAACAGGAGTGGTGATAATCGAATACATCTTTACATAAGCAGGAAGTTCTAAATCTCCTGTAAGTACATCTGTAAAGCTTCTCACTTCTGGTTCTTGATAGAAATCTTCCATACGAAGGATTCCTTTCATAAGATCGTAATTAGGAACAAAGGTGTCTCTGTTCTTTATATACTCAGCATATGCTTTATTGGAGAAATAATCCATCGTATTCTTAATCCAACTCTCATCTTGTTTTTCCTTATCTGTCTTAAACTGATCAGGGAAGATGTTTAAGTATGCATACCTAATAGTAGCATCTTTTGTATATCTAATTATTGCCATTATATTTTATTTAATTATGATTGTAAAAAATTACATAACTCAGAATCTGGACAAGGTATTATATGTAAATCCACTTTAAACATTTCATCATCTTCTATTGAAGATAATAAACTTTGTGTAGTGTAATAACTTAATAATCCTTTTTTATCTTTATCTGTAAACTCTGAAAATTCTCTATAACTATAACCTTTTGCATTATACTTATGATGAGTTTTAATGACTGAGTCATATTGTTCTTTCCAATATTTTTTTGTTGCCATGTTATCTAAACATTTTATTTTTTGGTGTGTTAAACATTGATCTGCTTTCTGTAAACAGAGTATTCTTTTTGTTCTTCTTGAACATTGATTGTATTCTTACATCTGGCTCTCCTCCTATTTTTCCCATAATAGGATCTAGTTTCATTGCTAAAGCTATTGCTAACTCAGCTGCAATGATTCTATCAAAGTTGCCTGATTCATTATATTGGATCATCTCTTCAAGAAGAACAGGATCAAATATCTTGGCCATACCTTTTGTCTCAGATTTAATGTTTCCATCTTCATCCTTCTCTGTATGTATCACTTCTTCTGTATACTTCTTAAGACATCCATGAAGAAAGTCTCGTATTTTCTCAGAAGATCTGTGTATTCCGTAATCCCTTCTAACAGTGGTGTTTGGAACTATTTCCTTTAACCAATCTGGTTGTCTCTCTAGATAGTGAGCATCTCCTTTGGCTATCATGTAGTCAATAAAAGATATTTCATCATTCTCACATAGAGCTCTAGCATTATAATACTTGATTAAGTACCTAGCTTGTTCTTCCCATGTTTCTTTCTTCTCTGGCCTAGCACAATAACTAGCTACAAACATATCTTGATACTTCTCTCCTGATATAGCATGCATACGTTTGTATATGTATACAGATCCTAATGAGCTTGAGTATGCAGATTTTCCTTGTCTATAAGGGTCAATCCCTGCAACATATAATCCATATGGAGGACTATCAACAGGAAACTCATATATTACTACAGGAGCTTCTTTGTTATCACTATTCTTAAGTGGGAAGTTTGATATAGGCACCTTATCTGTAAACTCATGTTTTACACCATCACCATCATCATATAAAACAACAGGAGTTCCTGTTCTTTCTTGTGCTAATAGTCTGGCTTTCTGACGTTTAGATGCTTCAATATCAAATATGTTCGTATCCTCATTTAAGAATATATCATCCACTTCTTGTGGGTAATACATCTTCTCTTTTAAATAAGCTAGTCTATCACCAGCTTTCTTTAATCTGTCAAGGTTATCATTTGTAATCTTATCTGCTTTCTCTTCATTAGAAACTAGCATCTTTACATTATGTAATTCTGATTCTGCTGGTTGTTCAAGATAGGCTCCTAATGTAGAATCTTCTTTAGCTTCCATTCTATACTTATGAGAAATGAATAGTCCATGGATTCTTTGATCATCCTTTGCACTATTATATTCTAGGAAGTTGAAATTGGCTACATCAAACATTAAGCTTTTTGCATCCATAAAGTTTTGCATATCTCCACCTGTACCTGTAAGTATAGGCGAACATCCCCAACCAAATGGTGTAGTAAAACCTGGTGTAGCAGCTTGTAATCCTCTGAGGAAATTACCCTTACCTATCTCATCAATAATAAGCCTTCTAGGTTTTGTACCTGCAATAGCCTCTTCATTATTACCACCATCTAAGTTACGAATAAGGATCTGAGAAAAGGGGATTCGCTCTCCTGCTTTTGTCTTGATCCCTAATGTAACTTGGTTTTTCCAGTTGTCTTCTACTCTCTGCCATCTCCAGGCTTCAGGTAGGAAGTTTAATCCTTTGTCAATCTTATCTGTGATAAGCTTTATATCGGGAGCATTCAATCCTGCTATAATGTTCTGGGAATTCTCATCGAATGTTGCCCCATGACCTATGTAGGAACTCTCAATTACTGACTTAGCTAAACGACGAATGCCTAATATTACTAGGCCTTTCTTTTCGTTGTGTGCTCTATCTATTTCATTTGTTATAATCCACTCATTATCACGTAGATATGGATTAGCATATTTCTGATTAATCCTTCCACGCTCATCTATAATATCCACCTCTGTATTCCAGAAGTTTAAATGCCAATATAGAAAAGGGTTAATATATACTCCTCCCATTGTACAGCCATCAATACATAGTTGTTTATGAAAAGCATAAAATGCTTTATACTCTTCTGAATCCTTTGATGGAACTCTCTTTTGATTGATAAACCAATCTCCGTATTCAATACTCTGTAAGCCATCGATCATCATTATCTTCTACCCTTTAAGAAATCTTCTGCCATACTACCAAGCTCAACACCACCTCTTACAGGCACCACCTTTGCTTCTTCTTTTTCACGTAGCTTCTCAACTTGTTCTAATAAAGCTAGATAGTTTTTCATTGTCTCTTGTACAAACTTCCCTTGTGCTTCAATAGATGCAATCACCATAGGCATAGCACCACCAGCTTTTGTTTCTTTCCATTTGATTCTATCCTCTAATGTATGTAAAGGATTTAAATCAACGTATTGTTTCCAGCTTGATAATTGTTCTTCAGCCCAATCAAGTTCTGTATTTATATATGTAGTTTTCTTTATTGCCATTGTGTATGTTTTAGTCTTCCTCCTCTTCAAATAATCTCTCCAAATTCATGCCATCTTTTATAATGGCTTCTATTTCTTCTTCATTATGATCAACATCCATATCAAGGCTTGTCTCATATCTCTGTAAAGAAAGAAACAATTCTTTATCAGACACTCCCCATAATTCACTGCCATCAATAGCTGTAGAAATATGTCTTCCCATATTGTATGTAGTATGGGATTTTCTCAAACGTTTTAATGTCTGAATGATTTGATTATAGTAGTTTATTGCTGCCATTATATAAGATCATTTATATCATCTTCAGAAAGACTCTTTCTGATAGTGCTTGGAACATCATCATCAGAATAATCTATTTCTATATTCTGGTCTTCTTCATCATCATCGTTATCATCCCTTTCATCATGTAGCATATATTCAGGTTTGATTGTAATCTGTATAGTGTCTTTTGGTGCATCACCTTCATCACTCTGCTCTCCTGACAAATCAATAAAATCTGCTCCACTATCATAAAGATCTTGTAAGATTTCAATAAGGGGCTGCAATGGTATTTTACGTAGTCTTAACATCTTCTGTTGGTATTTCTGTAGCCATCCATTTCTTCAATGGACATTCACAAGTTAAACATTTAGTTTTTGCTGATAATGTACATCCACAATTATGACAATGTACATCTATTCTCATATGCTTATGTTTAGAAGAATGTTCTTCACATGCTTCGCATATAGCAAGTCTTTCATTGCTAACATGTTCTATAAAAGCTTTTGTTCTCTCTTCAGGAAGAAGATGATTCTTCCATCCTTCATATATCTGACTTAGGCTCATTGATTTTTGGTTTTAATATTTTGATATCATTTAACACTGTTATCATTCTTAATTCTGTAGAATGTCTTTTCTTATCTGTAATAGATTGATCAGCTAATGTATTCTCATAAGCTTGTCTTATCTGTAGCAACTTATTATAATGTGTATTGGCTTTTTTTGCATTAAAGAAGAACTTCCCAAATCCAGAAATCTCTACACTTTCATTTGTGTTAAGAGCATCATTGGCAGAATCAAACTGATGATTTATGACTTGATCAATTATCTTCTCTGATATAACCATGTTAATTGCCATCCTCTTGATGATCCACTCCTTCACTGACATTGATATTGGCTTCTTCATGTACTAGTTTTATTTCTAATGTTAAATCCTTGTTGAAATCTATAACAATGATTGGATTCACCTTCACCTTTCCATTCTCCTTAATAAATATACCTAATCGCTTTAACTTGGAGATGATGTTGTTGATAGAAGGAGATGTACTATTATATGTTCTGCAGAATTCTTCTCTTACATTAGCATATGTAATGTTCCCTTTAATAGCTGTAAAAGATATCAATTGAATTTCTCTTTCTGTTAGATGAAGATTGTTAATAGCTGATAGTATACTATAATACTTCTCAGCTAATTGAATGTCTGTAGAAACATTCTTCTTCAGTTTTTGTATAATCATTGGTTTCATAATGTAGTTTTATCTAATCATATGACAAAGATATACAATAAACACATACAATGTATACTTTTTTATTTTGCAATGCTATATTATGAAGTTTTTCTATATAGCTGTACTAGATAACCTCGCCCAACCACCACCCCAAAGGTATAACATATTTTGCTTAGCCACCAAATTTTTTTTAAATTTTTTTTTCAAAATATGAATACCCCCCATGTGTGTGCTGGTGTTGACCACTCCAAATCAAAACCCCCATTACAAATTGAGTGGTTGGGGTATTCCCCCATTGATACTCAATGGTAGTTGCAATCCAAAATGCAACCTTTGTCTGCTGAAGAAAAACACAGATAGCTTCAACCTGCTCAACGGTACACAGAATGGTAGTCAGTCATTCTTATCTTTATTCTTTTTGATTAGCAGGTATCAGATTCCTGTGAACAGCAATGTTCTAAAGTAGAATGTAATCTAATCAAAAAGAATTATTATTATTATTAATCTTTAATACTTATCACTATGAAGATAGTTGAGATTTATGATCGTGATCCTAATCACGCAAACAGATTGTTTGACATCAATGGTGTTGAATACTCACATCCATTAGGATTGGAGATTCCTGAATTACCATTCAGAGCTGTTGTTAATAACAATAGACAAATGGTTACAGGAATCGTGGTGTTTGAATCAGGCTTAATAACCTTTCAAACTTATAATAATAATCTTATGGAATTAATAGCGTTGTAACAGACGTTATTGATTCCATCAATACCCTATTTGGGATTCCATCCCAAAACCCTTTTTACATTCGGAGTAAATAACTCATTATAAATTAATAATTAAAATACAGAAATCATGTTAAAATTTAAAAAAGCTTCAGAAAGAGTAAGCACATTGGCAACTATTGGTACAGTTGCAGAATTTGTAGGTAAAGACGGTTACCACGAATTAGCAAGCGAAAAGAATTTCAAAGGCACCATTGTTAATGGTGTTAAAGTGTTAAAGAAAGTTTCTATCAAACTTGTTAATAAAGCAGGAGATTATGAATACGTTAATTGTTCTAAACCTGTAGGAGATTGGTTGCGTGAATCATCTTCAGCAAGCGAGTTGAAAGAAAGATTGGAGAATGTTGCTACATTACCAATCCTTGAACTTCCTCAAACTATTACAGACGAGAATGACGCAAACTTTGGTCAGCCTTACATGGTAATAGACGAAGAAACAGGAGAGGAAAAACAATTGGTTCTTTATTCTATTGGTTTCACAGGTGCAACAGACATGTCAAGCACAAGAACTAATATCACAGACGATATGCTTAAGAAAGAAGTTGCTAAAAGAGCAATCAATTTCGAAGACCTCATTGCTGTTTAATAGCAATGCAATAGCAAGCCCATTAATTTGGGCTTGTTATTATATTAAAAGTTTATTTCTCCGTAGTAAAAAGTTTATACATTATATATATAAGGGTGGGTTCATAGAACATTTGGGTGGGAAACCTAAAGAAATAGACTACACCTATATATATAGGAGTAAAAAGTTTATTTCTCCCTCGTAAAAAGTTTTATGTGACAATAAAAACATAGCAGTGGAGACATAGACACAATAATAGAGCATAAATAATAAACATAATAATCAACGAACATAACCAATAAATATAGCATTATGGTAGTAGAACTAACCAAGGAAGAGATACAAGAGTTATTATATACAATAAGAGTATATATGTTTGAATCAGGTAATGAATCAGAAGATATGTTATTACTTAGAGATAAACTTTCTTCTTATATAGAATAATAATTATAGGCTCTTCTACGGGCCTTTTTAAATAACAATCAATTACCAATACTGTGGTACAATAATAGAAGAGCAATAGGAAGTTTGCTATAATTGATTGTTTATATAATTTTAAAACTCCTTAATAATATGAATATATTTACAGCACATTGGAAGCATTATAATGATGACTATTATGCTCCACACAATAGAAAGATGTTTCTTCATAGAGAAGATGCAGATAGATATTTAGATGATCTTATAAACTATGATGGTATAGATCATTATTATATATTAGAAGAAGAAGTCTTTGATCAATATAGTCCAATAATAGTTGAATATAATGATTACGATGATGATTATTATGATGATAGTGATAATGATGATGAGTTCTATTATGATCCATTAGAAGATTATCATAGTGAACTTGCTATGTATAAACACGAAGAAATTAGTGATATGTATAACAAGCATTATCATTTCTCTTGGTGGATTGGTAAAAATGTATTACATACAGACAGTATGTGGTTTACATCTGATGAAATAGAAGCATTTAGAATAATATGGCAGAGAAGAATATTTAAACTAGATATGTCACCATTATATTATGAAGAATAAAGAACAAAGATATGCTACACGAGTCTTCAACAGTCTAAAGAGTGCTGAAGGCTTTAAAGCTGTTCTTGGTGATAGATGTTTACAGACAATCAAACAAGATAAGCTTGGTAGATATAAAGTGAGATGGTTAATAGATAAGTCTAGACCATTAGTAGATAAGACTGGTTATACACCAGATTTTGAAGAACATTGGAAATTCTAAATCATTTACAGTCCTAGAACAGTAGGATGTAGTACATATATACCTTCAAACAACAAATGAGGGGTCATTTTCGCTATGAATAACTACAAATGATTTTACAATACAAACTCCTTAATAACAAATAAAATGAAATCAACAAAAATTATGTTAGCTATAATAGCTACGCTTATTGCTACATGGACTCTTATGAGTCTTATTGGATATTTATTATCTGATATGTCATTAAAAGAATGTTACACAAATGTTGGAACATTAATATGTATGATGATATTTGGTTGGATACCAAGTGTTATTGTAGGATGTGATCTTGAAGAAAAACTTAACAACTATTAAATATGAGAACAGAAATCATTGAACAAAGGTTACAGACTATCAAGAATGAAATACATGCATTAGATAGTCTAAGAGATGCACATGATGATACAAACATACATGTGATTGAAGAGCAACAAGACATATTGTTTCATGAAAGACAACAACTAACATTCTTGTTAGAGAGTTGTTTTGATAATCTTATTGGATTATGATGACAACATATATTATTATATCATACCTAGTTATGCTAGGTATGATGATTCAAGCAAATGAATCAGTTGATACAATTACATCAAAAGAATGGGTAATATTTTTATTAAGTCCTTTTACATTACCAATTCTTATTGGTATGATGATCTCAAATAAATAATCAATTAAATCAAATAACAATGGCAATTAAAGAAAGAAATTTAGAAGATGCATTACAATCAATGAATGAATTGATAGATATGCAACAACAAGCATTACAAACAGCTGATGAGCTGATTAAGCTTAAAGATGAAAGGCTACGCATAGCTGATAGATTAATCACTCTCTATAAGAAAGAGAATAGAGTTCTTAAGATATGTTTCTATTCATTAGTAGCATTTAATCTAATAACATCAATATTAAAACTTGTTTTATGAGACCTAGAGTGAACAAAGGTACATTAGTAGCATCAACAGATAGATTTAAAGCAATTAAAGCTAAGAGATTAATCGTAGAAGTGATATATAATTTCAGAAATGGAATTATAAGAGAAAGAACAATAGACATTAGACAAACAATAAACCAGTAATCAATTAAATCCTTAATAACATGAGTACACAAACAAGTATTTTCACCTTTGACCATGGTCAAAAAAAGCTTAACAATGCAATTGGTGTAACAGATGCTTACATGACTGATCTACAAGATCAAATTGCAAGTACATTAAAAGAGTTCGTCTTTGATGAGAACAAAGAAGTAAAAGATGATATGTCACCAAGTTTATTGGTAGAGACATGTGCTAATGAATTTAGCTATTCTCAATTAGTTGTGATGTCATCATTCTATTTACAAGATAAACTAGATGGATTTGCAGATAGTTTAAAAGATAAATTTGAGCGTATGAAAGATTCAGTTAAATCTATTAAATTAGATGGTGATGATCTTCCACCTCACATCAAAGAGATGCTTGATCAACTTACAGAAGGTCGTAGTGCAGGTGATCCAATTGATGGTGATTCATTACCACCAGAACTTGGTAATTTCCTTAAAGACTTAGCTAGAAAACAGCAAGAAGAAGAAGGAGATGGTGATGATGACTAGTCCAACAAGAAGAAATCTATCTGGTGTGTATATATTTGATACACTTCCAGGTGATAAGAGAAGACAACCTACAGTGTTTGAAGATTGTACACAAGAGAAGCAACAAGAATGGTTAGATAGTCTAACTACAGAAGCTCTCAAGAATCTTGCTAAACATTTAGGTGAAAAGTTGAGAGACATAGGTGATATGTTTGATATCATTAGTGGATCTGAAGAAGAAAATGATGATGAAGATTATCCAATTGACATCATTAATGAATAACTAACAAGAGAGCTGTAATGGCTCTCTTTTATATCAAAGCTATGAGTAAATATAGATTTAAAAGTGAACAAGAGTTTAAAGATGATGGTCTTTGGAATGATGAATATGATATACCAGATGAATGGGCTGAAGGTGGTGATATGAATGATTATATGGAACAAGAGGTTCCTGATAAATTCATTAAATACATTGAGAGAGATGATACATTTGAAATAAATGGTTGGGTGTTCCGATCAAACAATTGTATCATCAAAGAAATAGAAGAAGTAAACATAGAAGAAGTATTAGAACAAATTAAATTAAACAATTCCTTAATAACAAAAGAAAAAACAATGGCAACACAAGTAAAGAAATCAGCAAAAGCAAATCCAGTAGCAGAGAAGTTCGTATTTATGGACAAAACAGTAAATGTCCTTAATGTAGGGTTTCAAACAGGTAAAAATGTAGTTTTATATGGTCCAGGAGGACATGGTAAATCAGAAATGACACTTGATTTTCTAAAATCAAAAGGTATTGAACCTTATGTTATTACAATGGGTACAGGTATGACAACAGATAGATTGTTTGGTGGTCTTGATATACCTATGTTTGAGAAGACAGGTAAAATAGAATATCTTGTAGAGAATTCATTTATGAATCATCCTTTTGTTATATTCGAAGAGATGTTTGATGCTCCTGATTTCATCTTAGAGCAATTAAAGGATATATTATCAAGTGGTACATTTAGAAATGGTACACAGATATTTCCTATTGAGACTAAATTCATCATCTGTTGTACTAATAGAACTCGTGATGAATTCTCAAAGAATATGTCATTGAAAGCATTGATGGAAAGATTTCCTCTTGAATTGAATGTTATCTGGGATAATTACACAGAGATCAGCTACAACAAATTACTAGAAAGTAAGTTTGGTGTAGACAATGTGGATCCAGTGATTCCTTATTTGTTACAAGAGTATGCAAAGAATGGTATTACAATTAGTCCACGTGTAGCTGTAACAGCATATCAAGTGTATGACCAATGTGGACCAGAATCATTAAGCTTTATTGCTGAGTTCTCTAAGAAACCATCATTGATAGCTGAAGCTATTAAGAAGTTTGAGGCTACAATTAAGTTCAGAGATTTATCTGCATCTCTTACATTCAGTATTGAAACTCTAACTCATTTACCATTGGTATCTAGAGATGATGAGAAGATGTACAGAGATGCTCTTGGTGATCTTACTAAACAATTGACAGACATCAAAGGATTAGCAGTGAGTGATGATATTGCACAAATACATTCACAATTAGTGAAAGCTGCTACACAAGCTATGGATAAGTTTGCTAAGAACCTTCAAATTGCTTCATTCATATAATGGCAAGTTTATGGGATAATGGGTATGATGATTACTACGGTGATTATTATGCCCCTTCCTATACTCCTAAGAAGAGTAGTGGAGGCTGGAAAAGTAAATATGGTGGTAGTGGATGGTCCAAGAGTTCTTGGTCTAATTTCTCATTTGTTGTATCATATGAAGATAATGATGAAGATCTATTTGTTAAAGATCCAGTCAATTATCTAACACCAAGTGCTAAAGACATCAAAGCTAAGGTGAGAGGTGTTAAGAAGCAAGCATCTATTGATTTGATCAAAGAGTTAGCACGTGTGTGCTATTTCAAGATGATTGATGAAACAGAATATATAGCTGATAAGTATAAAGATGTAGATAATTTATCTGATGAAGACAAAGGAGAATATCTAAAGAAGAAACCTTTGCTTGATGCTGTATATGAACAATATGTTCCAGGATTTACACCTCTTGAACAAGCTATTGCTATCTATCTGAAGCTTAAAGAATCATCTGGTAAAGAAAAAGATGATAATGATGAAGATGATGAAGTGGATCCAACAAAAACATTTGATTTTGATAGAAGTCTTTATTCTGATCCAGATATCAATGAACAATTAGATCTAAATGAACTAAGCAAGGATAAGAAGATGGAGATTATGAATCATATATCTCTTGTTGGTAAGTTTGGTAATGAGTTTAAGGTGGAGAAAGAGATATCTGAGAAGATAGTGGCTAATTCTGATCAATATGCAACAATGATTATGAGAGATTATGCTCAAATACACATGATGCCATTATATCAGAAGATGTTTCCTAATTTCAGAACTAAATTCTTAACTAAAGACTTAACAGTGAATGTTCCTGTTGATAGAAAAGAGCAGATTCAGAAGATTATCATTCTATTAGATTATTCTGGTAGTATGAATGAAGAAGAGAAACAGATTTGGGTAAATGCTATATTAATAGACAGATTCAAGTATGTTATGAGAGGTGAAGCTGAAGTGTTCTTTAGTTATTTTGTACATAATCCAGAAGACTTAGAGTTCAAACACATAAAGGATAGAGAAGATGTAATTGCATTTTGGCAAACATTCTCTAATGATCCTAATGGTGGAGGAACAGAAATTGGTGATATGGTTAATTATGTAGCTAAAGAGATAGCTGATCGTAAGCTTCACAATCTTGATATTGATTTATCAGAAGAGAAGCCAGAGATCTTAATCATCAATGATGGTCAAGATGATATCAACACAGAGAAGTTTCCTTATAAAGTGAATGCCATATCATTAATGCAATTTAGTGATGAGTTGAGAGATCTTTGTCTTGAGACAGATGGTAAACAGATTAAGGTGACAGAAGAATTGGAAGTGTTCAGCTATGCTAAAGGTGTAGGTGAACAACAAATTAAATTATAATTTGATTAATTATTTGTTTTGTTACTCCCTGTAGATTATATTTGCAGGGATATTGTATAATCACTGGGGACTATAAACGCCACATAGCAGTTTAAATAGTCAATGTATGTGCTGCGTATCATTGAACTTACCTATATTATGCATATTATGAGTTTTAAACTCACTAGAGTGATACAAAAGAATGTGGTCCTACATCCACACACATTAAACTTGTAGGATTGGTCTCTGATGTTAGGGAACACTTGTGAGTTGCAATGAATAAACTCTCAAACAGGCTAAACATTGAATACCTTTGTAATGAAATAATCCTGTGCTTAAATACAGTGTAAATACTAAACATTACATAAAGATACTATCAGTAATGGTAGATGTGTTGTTCCCTTGAGAAAGGAAAGAGATTGGACTAAGCTTTTAAGCCACTTTGTCACAACACAAATGAGTTCCAAGCAAGTAGTTAATAAGTGTAATTTTTGTAATTTTATACTTTAACAGTCTGCAAACTGTATTATTAACTACGTGACCCTAATCATTAAGTAAGCAGCGAGGGCTAACTTGCAAGGCTATAATGATGGGTGCTAATACAAGTTGATCATTGGTCAACAACACAACAATTGATACATGCCCTCACACGAGGGAAATGGGGGTGACTGGAATTGACTGGTTATTATAGATTATACAATTCAGCCAGAGAGATAACTGTAAACTAAGGTGAATTATTTTAAATGGCAAAAACACAAGTCGTGTAGTGGCTCTAGGAGCAAACGCACAAATCGAAGCTAACATGAACAAAGTATTCTCATTATTGAATGAGGATGTAATCGTTGGTTTAGCAGCCTAAATTACCTCAAGATTTCTCTATTAGATTAAATAGAGTGGTGGGAACGTTAAGCCTAGCTTGACCCTAAATAAGCTGTATAAAATTGTATTTTTGAAGTAAGCAACACGGGAGTTTGGAAATTGGACTCATTATACAGGGATGTATAATTAAAAATTGCTTGAATTGCTGGAACGCTAAGTTACACCTGCGAGGGTAATATGCCAATCAGCAGCCAAGCTCACTGGAAGAAGTGAGAAGGTTCAGAGACTAGGGACACTACGGTGAGCCCACAGTAAGCAACATCTAGAACAGATGATGATATAGTCCGATCCCTACAGAAATGTAGGAAGAAAGAATAGTCTCTCGTAGGCTAATCTTCTTGTAGCTTGTTTATCTGTGTATTTACCATTTCTTATGGTAACTGCATCATGATATTTCAAAATTGTATTTATACGATGTAACTTCTTAGGATGATGAGAATCTATAAGTTTACAAAGTTTCAAACAAGTTTGATTACTATTACAAGATAAAGAATAACCAATATTATGGTTTTCTTTTCTAATTGCTTTTTTTGATATATGTGTTTTAATACCATGCTCATTTAACAAGTATTTTTGAATCTCTTCAAGAATTGTTATGTAAGTATTAGTAAAATCTATTTTGATACATTTGTAAGTATCGTTTTTAGAACTTTTACTCATTGATATTGAACCATCAGCATCAAAGAATCCAGAAAGGTATTGTAGTGTCATGATAAAGAATTTAAGATATGGTGTAAATCTACAACATGTCCTAGACATATGCAAATAATGTGACAACAAGTTATTAACAAAATGCGAATCTCCCCACCTCCACTAGATTGAGTGGCAGAATGGTATGCGATGGACATATATCCTTACACACAGGTTCGAATCCTGTCTCAATCACAGCAGTTACTTGACGCAAATAGCACAGTAACAGACATTGGATAGTTTGCACATCACGAATGTTAAGTCCTTTCCACGCAGAGAAGGAGTTGAGTACTTATAGGGAAGAAATGTTCCTAATCTCAACAATTGACATCTCCCAAGGGAGAAGGTCCTATTAAAGCCTCTATTAACATAGGGGCTTTTCTTATTATGTATTAATCCTTAATAATAAATAACAATGAAAACAATTCAAATGAAACCAACTGAGTTTTATCAGTTCAGACAATTAGCATTCGCAATGAGTATAGCGTTTGCATGTACAATATCACAGGGTGTGTATATTGTAGAAGCCAATATAAACCAACTTCATCAGTTGGGTTATTAAGGAGGGCAAAAGGGCTCTTGTGTAATAGCAGGAGCCTAATTGTTTAATCATTAACAAAAGAAATTATGAAAAAGTTTTGTAGTATTTATTTAGGATTTTTTATAACACTACCATTGGCTATTTGTTTATTTATATATCTAATAGCATGTTTTATAACATGGAGCATTCTTCCAGTGAATATTGAATGGGGAGTAGTTAGAGGTTATATGTTTATATCTTTTATAATAACATTATTTTTAGCATCAGATGAATAAATTTGAATGTAGTGAGTGTGGTACAAAATACAGCTCATCAGAAACAACACCACCTCCAGGAATCAAATGGAGTGATGGACATGTGTGTACACCTAAATCTGTAAATAAATAGATTATGAAAAAACTATTATTAGGAGCTCTACTAACATTGAGCATAACAGTATCTGCACAAGATACATTTGTTAAGAAATACACCTCTTATATTACTAAAGAGAAAGGTGTATTACAACCATGGGTACAATCAGAAATCACTGTTGTATTCAATGCTGATAATGTGAAAGACATTGTAATCTACTACACCAGTGGTAAGATTAAAAGGCTACATCAAATTACTGGTGCCAAAGATGGTAAAACAGTAAATGGAGATGGATTTCAAATGATTGAATGTGTTGATACAGATGGTGTGAGTATTACATTACAACTATTTGATGATGATACATGTCTTAGACTTATTATATTCGAAGGATATTTAATTGAATTTCACAAATAATATGAAACCTATACACAAGTTTAATAATGGCAGAGGGGCAACTCTCTGTCATACATGTAGAACTATTATCTCTACAGGATTTATAGATGCATTACAATGTCAAAAATGTAAACTTAAACTAATGGAATCACTAGAAAAGAAACCTAAACAAGAAACCACTCTTGAAGAAGCGTTGTTGGAAGATATAAAATTTTTATTACTTGCAAAATCAGATGCTTCAGCAATAAGACTTATTGAGAAATATGGACATAATAAGCAACAAGAAAGAAGTTATAGTCAATTAGATGTAGTTAGAATACTTTCTAAATATGAAACATTAAGTAATGAAGATTTTAACCAATGGTTTGAACAATTTAAAAAGAAATAAGATGAAACCTTCAGATGTAAAATCAAGACAACTTGATATAAAAGTATCTCCAAATGAAATAGAAAGATTTGGAGGTGTAGACAACATCAAGAAACTATTAAGAGCTGTTATACGTGATGTATCTGTTGAAACAAATGTTAAAATGGAATATGTTAAACGTTATGAGATACAAAAAGAGAATCAAAAATGGTATAATTTAAAAAACAAATGAGTAAAGAAATAGAAATAGGTATCACCGTAGGTGGTGTATATGTAACAGTGAGTGGAACATATCATCCAGAAGAACCAAGAGAAATGTATGATGGTAATATGGAAGGTTATCCAGGATACGATGCTGAGTTTGAATTAGAATCAGTACAAGTAGATGGCAGTGAGATCATTGATTTGATTAGTGATGCCATATATGATGAAATTATAGAGAAAGTTATAGAAAATCAAAAAGACTAAAAGTTATGATACCAACAGCAGAAGAATTTTTTATGAAATTCAAACATACACATAGTCCTGTTAATCATCACTTAGCGTTGATTGAATTTGCAAAACTACATGTAGAAGCAGCTTTGAAAGAAGCTGTTGAAAAAGCTAAAACTAAAAAAACATATAGAGGAAATGATTCATCAATGCTTGTAAAAAAAGTAATTGATAAAGATTCCATCTTAAACTCTTATCCCTTAACAAATATAAAATAGAAATTATGCGTATAATCAACGGAAAATGGCAGGATGACCAAGGTGAACCTGTAACAGTATTTAATTACAATAAGATAAAAGAGATTGGAAGCAATCTTGTAAACTTATATGGTGAAGACATCACCTACAGTAGAATCAATTTGATCTCTACAATCAAAACTCTTACACCTAAACAAGAAGACGATCTTGCTTATGTATTGAGTAATGAAGGTGCCATATCTAAATTAGCAGGATATTAATTATGGAAGCTAAAGATATAATCGGTAAAGAGATAGAATGTTTTGAGTTTAAAAGTGAAAACTTACTATCATACTCAAATACTCATAAACAATTATGTGGTAAAAATGCTATTGTTCTAAATATAAATTCTTCTTATCCACAATTTGCTCTTGTAGAAATCACTTTACCAATTGGTAAAAAAGAGACATCACATTATCCTGTAGCAGGTATCATTGAGCAATTAGAAGCAAAAGAGCTTGAGAATTTAACAATTGATGATCTTCTAAACACTATGAAGATGCTAACGTCAAAAATATAAATCATGGAAGATAAAGATTCACTTATAGGAAAAGAAATGAAAGGCTTTAAGTTTAGTGGTTATCCAACTTATATGCCTCATATGCAACCATATGAAGGTGTTGTTGGAAAAATAACATTTCAAGATCATAATGTAACTCAAATAAGATTTCCTGATGGTAGAAGTTATAATTATCCATATCCTGAATCACTTAAACATCTAGTAGTAGAAGAAGAATTAACAATTGAACAAATCCTTAATAACATTAAAAAATTAACATCAGAATTATGAATCCAGAACAACAACAAGAAATAGTCAGAGCAGTGGTTTCTGACTATTTTGACAAATATGCAGATAAGTATTTAGCTTTATTTCTAAAAATTTCACAAAAAGATCACATTATTGATATTGGTACAAGTATATTATGTACTAAATGGAGTGTAGGTTATCCAGGTGGTAGTTTTGCTCAAGCAGTGGTTAATAATGATCTTGCTGAAGCATTTGGTAGAGCAGATGATATCAATATTCATTGTATAAGATTTTATGTAATGTTAATGTATAACGTAGGAGCACCTACAGCTTTATTTCAATAGTTATGGCTTGGTATATATTAGACGAGAACAATAAACCTGTAAAATCTGTTTCAATTATGGAAGCAGCAGAATGGTTAGAGAAGAATCCAGAGAGAAAAGCAGTAAAACAAGAACATATTGGTGATATATTTATATCAACAGTGTTTCTTGGTCTTGATCATGCTTGGGATAGTGATATTCCTGTATTATGGGAAACTATGATATTTGGAGGAGAACATGACCAATATCAAGATAGATATACATCTTATGAAGATGCTCTTGAAGGACATCAAATAGCGTTAAACTTAGTAAACAAACAATAACATGGCAACATTAAAGAAAGAAATACAAGATGTAATTGATAACACAAGTGATGTGTTATACAGAGAAGAAATCTATATCAATGGTAAACATGAATATGATTATCATAAACTAGATGCTACACCACAAGCTACAGTTCATACACTATATTTTAGTGATTATATTGAATGGGCTGAGAATGTAAGAAAAACAGTTGCTATGCAGCTAGTAGACACAGGTAATGGTATAGAGCTAATTGGTATTAACTCAAAGAAAGAGATAAACTATTTAGAAGCTGAACAGCTTCATATTCTTTTAAGACTATCTAGTTCACATGGTGTATATCAAATTACAGAACCAGCACCTAAGAGAGAGTTCTAATGTGGTATACAGCAGAAATTGCATTAAAAAGCTATCTTCCTCTTGAATTAGAGGAGGGTATGCTCTTTGTCAACAGAATATCTGTAGGTGTAATTGAACCATATGTTGAACTATGGGAGCTTGAAGAAGTTCCTGAAGACATGGATGAGTTCATGAGCAAGAATGGTGCACCAGTAGAACTAATCATCATCATTGATAGTTATACAAAATATCATCCAGAAGTAGTAGTAATAAATCAAGATCAAATTGGTTGGTGGGATGATGGTCCTGATACTGATGAATTAAGAGACATTACATTAGATGATATTAATTTTGTATTAAGAGAAGAACAAGGATTCTTATCTATTGATATAGATGATGAAGAAGAAGGATTAGAACCAACATTAATTGAAGATAAAGTTATATTATCTTTTCTTCAAGAAGATGATGATCTAGAAGATTGGGATGTAACATTAAACGATGGATTAGAAGAAATTTAAATATGGAATTATCAGTAGCAAATAAACACACACACGAGAGAAAGGTGGCAGATTTTATAATTAAGAAAGTGAAATCACAATCTGTCATTCTTAAATCAGAGAATCCAAGTAGTAAAAATGGTATAATGTATTCAATCAGTAAGACTGAGTATGAGAACATTATCAATTATGAATTGGAAGCAAAAAGAATACCACATATCACAAGAATGGTAGTAAGAGAATTTATCAATCGTAAATTAAAACCAGTCTAATTAAAATTGTTAGAATAATATAACATTTTTAATTATCTTTGTAGGCTATGAAATTTATAAATTATTTAGTTAGGTGGATATCGAATAATCTTGCTATGCCTTTTTGGATGGTAGGACATATCCACCTATCTATTAACATCTATGAAGACATAACAGAAATTCTTGCCTCATTTGGTATGAACATCATTGTAGGAATAGGATTTTGGTTAGATTGGAGAGATCATAAAAACACAACGAGAGAATGAAAGAAGAAATAATTTAAAAACAAATAAGATTATGGGAACAAGAACAACTTCCATTAACTGTTACAATCAAATTAAAGCAGAAGGATTACTTTCAAAATTAAGATTAAGAACATTAGATGCTATGCTTTATTCTTCGCCTTGTACTGCTGGAGAACTACAAAGCTACATTGACCAAAATCAAATTCAAGTCAAACACGCTTGGAAATTACTATCTCAATTAAGAGATTTAGGAGTAGTTTACGAAAAATCAGAAAGAAAATGTAGGGTTACTGACAGACTTGTAATAGAATGGGATTTAACAGATAAATTACCAATTACACCAACAACTAATTCCAATACAAAAAAACAAAGGGTTGACGATGCTTTAAATGCTTTACATTCATTATGTAAAAAATTATCAGCAACCAAACATGAATGGCAATTGGTAAATAATTTAATTAAAAAAATATAAATTAATTTTTAAATTAAAATAAGATTACATGAACAACAAAGACGTAATAATTTATGACATAGAGACCATGCAAGAACTATTCTTAGTTGTATGTATGGTGCCTGGTAAAGCTGGTAAGAGCTTTCAAGTGTCTAAATGGAAGAATCAATTAGATAAATTCGTTAGATATACAGAAGAACATGCTGATGCTTATTGGGTAGGATATAATAATCTACGCTTTGACAGTCAAGTTGTTGAATGGATCTTGAGAAACTACGATAAGTGGCATGAGTTAAGCAATTTAGAAATATGTGCAAGAATAGCACAGAAAGCTGCTGATGTTATTCATGATGCTAACTATGATGTGTTCCCTGAGTACAGAGAGCATGAATTAAGCCTCAAACAATTAGATCTGTTCAAGATACACCACTATGATAATAAGAATCGAATGGTGAGTCTTAAAAGACTAGAGTTTGAGATGGATCTTGAGAATATAGAAGAAATGCCTATACATCATACCAAAATTAATATGACAAAAGAAGAAGTGGAGATGACCATTGACTATTGTTATAATGATGTAGATGCAACTTATGAATTCTACAAGATAACTATGGGTGATACAGATCATCCACTGTATAAAGGGAATAATCAAATAGAGCTGAGACAAGATATTGAAGCTGAATTTGGTATCCCTTGTATGAACTATTCAGACTCTAAGATAGGGGATGAAATGATTAAGAAGTATTATTGTTCAGAGAAAGGAATTACATACAGAGAACTTCCTAAGAAAGGATATTTCAGAAAAAGCATTGATGTAAAGAATTGCATTGCTAAGTATGTAAAGTTTGAAACTCCACAACTAAAAGACTTCTTAAAGAAGATTAATAAAATGCAGCTTGGTCTGCAAGATGATTTCAAAGAGCATATAGATTTCCACGGAAATGTGTATTCTTTTATGAAAGGTGGTCTTCACACAGAGAATGGTCCTAAGATCTTCGAAGCTGATGAAGACTATGAGATAATTGATTGGGATGTGTCTAGTTATTATCCTGCTATCATTATCAACAATGGTAAGTTTCCTGCCCATTTAGGTAAGGAATTCCTTCGGGGATACAAACAGATGTTTGATAAAAGATTGGAGCTTAAACCCTTTGCAAAGAAGGATAAGAAGATTAAAGGAATTGTTGGAGCACTTAAACTTGCAGTTAACTCTGTATATGGTAAGTCATCTGATATGCAGAATTGGATATATGATAGGCAGTTAACTATGTTCACCACAATTACTGGTGAGCTTAGCTTGATGATGCTTATTGAAAAATATGAAACCAATGGCATACATGTGATCTCTGCTAATACGGATGGTGTAACCATCAAGATTAAGAAAGACATGATTCCTTTGATGCATGAAATCAATGCATGGTGGTGTGACATCACTCAATATGAGTTGGAGAGAACAGACTATTCCAAGATTATCTTTAGTACAGTGAATGACTATTTAGCAATTATGACCAATGGAGAGATTAAGAAAAAAGGTGATTTCCTTACTGATTTTGAATTACATAAAAACAAATCAGCTAGGATCATACCTATTGCTCTTGAAAGTTATTTTGTACATGGTACTCCTGTTGAGCATACAATTCGTGCTCACACTAATCTTTATGATTTTTGCTTAAGACAGAAAGCTAGTAGGAGTTTTCACTATGAAGGGACCAATAGGTCAACTGGTGAGAAGACAGTGTATGATAAACTCATACGCTATTATGTATCCAATGAAGGAGATAAGATCTTTAAGATTAAGAATCCAGAGTGTCAAACCAGAGCTGCTGCAATAAGTCAAGTAGAAGCTGGTGAGTGGGTATGTAAAGTTTGTAATTTCTTACCAAAAGGTAGTAAAGTTGATAATGTCAATTATGATTACTACATTGAAAAAGCTAACAGATTAGTCTTAAAGATTAAAACTGAAGGCAGAAGAGTAAAAACGGTATTTATACCTAATCAATTAAATTTATTCTAATGAAAGCTAAAATCAATCGTGAGAACATCTCTAAACATTTAGTTGAATACCAACTAAATATGGTTGGTAAGACCCTAGAGGATACACTATCTGATGATATGTGGTTCTTTAACTGGACAATGACTCCAGCTGAGCATGAGGAATTCAAAGCATATGCTATTCCTTTAATGAAAAAAATCTTTAAATTTAACAAATCAAAAGCAGAACAAACATTTGGGTGGTTCACACTTCAGTTTGGATTGCGAATTAAATCTTAACAATTATGGAATTATCTATTATCATTGGAGCAATTGCTGTTATAGCAATATTATCATTGTATTTTGCATACAAGAATGCACCAGAAATTAAAGAAGAAGAGGATACGCCTTTATTTCAACCTAGAAAAGTGACATTTGTTGTTACTGAAGTGGAGAAACCTAAGAAGAAGAAGAAGTATTACAACAAGAAGAAGAAATCAACTCTTGCAGAATCTGCAACACCTGTTGCTAAAAGACCTGTTGGAAGACCAAGAAAAACTGTTGAATAATGAATTGGTTTGAGGATTATGAGTATCCCAATGATCACATATATGCTTTTGAAAGAGAAAGAGATATAGTTGATTCATGGCATAAATGGGAAGCAGAACATAAAGCCAAGAGTAGAAAGCCTGCAATAATTAAAGTGATAAAACCAAAAGATGAAAATAAACATAGAACCTCAACAATTCGAGGAGCTCATCAAGAGAGGTTATAATCTAGATGTTATATTCTTATTAAAGTTGATAGACGAACAATATGATATTTCTCCATTATGTGAGGGAAGTATGAAGATTGATTCTGTCTATCAATCTTTAGTAAGAAAAGGGCTTATAACAAAAGATGATGAAAAGCTCACATTAATAGGCAAAGATTTATTAGAATTTGTAGATGCTAAGAGCACTGCAAAGATAATAAGAAGAAAGCCTGCTACAACAGACTTTGAAGAATGGTGGAAGACTTATCCAGGTACTGATTCATTTGAGTATAAGAATAAGAAGTTTACAGGTACTAGATCTATTAGGAAGGGTAAAGATGAATGTAGACTTAAATTTGATAAGATATTATTAGAAGGAGAATATACAGCTGCACAGCTGATAGGTGCTCTTAATTATGAACTCTTACAGAAGAAAGAAAGTTCTATTGATACCAATAGTAATAGAATGACATTCATGCAAAATAGTGTCACCTATCTAAACCAAAGAGCTTTCGAAGCTTATATTGAATTAATTAATGATGGAGCTGCAGTGAATGTAGCACCACAAAAACCACAAGGAGGAACTGACATATGACATCAAAAGATTTAATAAAAGAAGATTTTGAATTAAGATCAAAAAGAGAAAAAGCTCTTGAAATGCCTATGAATTCTTTAACAAAAGGATATATAGAATCTCTTGGTAAGTCTACTCTAGAAAAGATGTTAGAAAAAAGATATGAAGGATTTACTTTATTACAATTTTTAAAACATACAGGATTATGACACCAGAAAAACAAGCAGAAGATTTAGTAAACGAATATCGTATCATTTTAATGAATGAAGATACTGAATGTGGTAATGAAATTCTTTGTACTTCAATTGCTAAAAAATTTGCATTAATCTTAGTTAATAAGATGATTGAAGAAACACGTGCTAAATTTTGGTATGATGTTAAACATCAAATAGAAAACTATGAGTTTTGAATTATTAAATGCAGAAGTTAACAAAGGCCTAGGTGATTTCAATAGAGGTATACCAATGGGTTTTGATAGGCTTACTAGATATGTAGGTATTCGTAAGGGAATGTATTATTTGATAGGTGGTAACACAGGATCAGGTAAGACATCTTTTATTGATGATGCATTTGTTCTTAATCCTGTTGATTGGGCTATGTCCAAAGAAGGAATTGCTTCAGGTATTAAGGTGAAGGTGTGGTATAGGTCCATGGAGAGAAGTAGAACTTATAAGATGGCCAAATGGGTATCTCGTAAAATATTTCTAGACCAGGGTATAATTATTCCTGTAGGTAAAATCTTGGGCTGGAATGAGAAGATGACTAAAGATGAGCATGATTTGTTTCTTTATTATAAAGATTATGTAGATCAGCTCAGTGAGATAGTCACCATCATAGATGGTCCAGAGAATCCTGTAGGTATAGCAAAAGAACTCAAAACTTATGCTGAAGAGAATGGTGAGATACAACAATTGGACAAATGGAATAAAATATATGTTCCTAATGACCCAACACAAATTACCATGGTTGTAGTAGATCACATTGGTCTTCTTAAGACTACAGCAGCTCAACCAACTAAAAAGGATGCTATTGATAAGATGTCTGATGAACTCAGATATGCTAGAGATTTCTATGGCTACAGTCCTGTAGTGGTAAGTCAGTTCAACAGAAGCATTTCTAATCCATCTAGGATAAAGAATGGTGATGTAGAACCTCAGTTAGAAGATTTTGCAGATAGCTCAAGCACACAGAATGATGCTGATGTAGTTATGGCCTTATTTGATCCTATGAGATATAAAGTGGCAGATCCTTCTGGATATGACCTAGATAAATTAAAAGATCAATTTGGTGCTAAGTATTTCAGAAGTGTAAGACTAATCAAGAATTCATACGGTGAAGATGATGTGAGAATTGGACTAGCATTCCTAGGTGAACTTGGTTTATTCAAGGAGTTACCTAGAAAGAAAGATATCACAGACTCAGATTACCAAAATATTACAAATAAGAGTTTCTTTCTTAGATAAACAATTAAAATCAATTAAATCAATTAAAAATGAAAACAACAAATTATTCAAAATTCCTATTCTCTAAAGAAAACAGAGAGATTAAAACAAAAACAGTCTTAGCAATTAAAGACTCAATGTCTAAATTTGGATTTATTCCAGGTAGACCAGTATTAATTACAAAAGAATGGGTGATCATTGATGGTCAACACAGATTCTTAGCAGCTAAAGAACTTGGTATCTCAGTAGAGTTTGAAATTGTAGAAGGAAATTACATTGACAAAATGATTCTTTTAAATTCTACACAGTCAAATTGGACTTTAGAAGATTACGTAAATTCATATGCACAACAGAATGTTGATTGCTACAGAAAGCTTTTGAAATTTAAAGAGAAATATGAATTAAATCTTTCTTGCTCAATCGTTCTTTTATTTGGTTCAGGTGTAAAAACTTCTGATATTAGAAAAGGAGAAGTTCTTAAACAAAATCCTAATGCAGACCGAATGGCAGAATATGTTTTAAACTGTAGTACAATATCTTACAACAAAGATCAAAAGTTTGTTAGAGCAATTGCAGCAGTGTATGATAAGCTAACAAGACCTCAATTGATAAAATTAAGATCAAGATTGATCGTTGTTCCAGCTTTATCTAATACAACTGACTTTGTTATAGCCTTTGAAAACATTATCAATAAAGGTAAAAGAGGTGATTACAAAGTGAAATTAAGTAGATAAATATGAGTATAAGAGACCTCAGACAGAAAGAGTTTGCTGATGTATGGTTAAAAGAAAAGCATGGTATACTCAATCTATGTCCAAGGTTTGGTAAGATAAGAACTAGTATTTTGGTTTTAGAACAACTAAGACCAAAATCTGTTCTTATTGCGTATCCAGACAATAAGATTAAAGAATCTTGGCAATCTGATTTTGATGATCTTGGATATGATGATAGCAATGTCACATACACAACACATTTATCATTAAAGAAGTTAGTAGACAATGAGTATGATATTATTATTATAGATGAGATACATCTATTGAGTGAAGCTCAGATAGAAGCATGTCAAGATCTATTTAGTAACAATGCTTGTATACTAGGTCTCACTGGTACATTAGCCAGTGATACAGAAAGAACTCTCGAAGAGGAACTTGATTTACATGTTGTAGCTCACTATCCAATTGAAAAAGCAATTGAAGAAGGAGTTATTGTAGATTATGAGATACATGTTATTAAAGTGCCCCTTGACAATCTTGTACAAAATGATTATAAAGGAAAACTTAAAACAGAGAAGAAACACTATGATGGATTATCTTGGGTAATCAATAAACTTCAGAATAGTGGATCAGACACTATGTTCATGCGTCTTGCAAGAATGAGACTTATTCAATCATCTTTAGCTAAAACTAATGCTACGAAAAAGCTATTAGCTAAACATAAAGATGAGAGAGTGTTAGTATTCTGTGGCACTGTAAAAGTGGCAAGCAGTCTTGGTATTCCTTCCTATCATAGTAAATCTACTGAGAAACAAGTGTTCGAAGATTTTGCTGAAGGAGAAGGTAATCATCTAGCTGTTGTAAAGATTGGTAATACAGGTGTTACATATAAGCCTTTAGATAAAGTGATTATTAACTATTTCGATAGTAATGCAGAGAATTTAGCTCAAAAGATTAATAGATGTATGGCTATGGAGTATGCTACACCAGATAAGAAAGCCCACATATACATAGTGAGTTCTAATGAACCTGTAGAATTGAAATGGTTACAGAAAGCTTTAGAATTCTTCGATAAAACCAAAATAAAATACATATAACACTTGATTTTATTAAGAATATATCGTATATTTATAGAATAAATTAACTAAATAAATTAAAACAATGGCAAGTAAATTAGTTGGGATTGTTGGTGCAACTGGTACTGGAAAGAGTACAGCAATTAAGCACCTAAATCCAGAAGAAACGTACATTATCAATGTTGCAAAGAAAGAGCTTCCTTTCAAGGGAAGTGAGAAGCTTTACAACACTGAAAACAAAAATTACAAGGAAGTAGAAGATGCAAATGAGATCTCTCGTTTACTAAGAACTATTTCAGAGAAAGCTCCTCACATTAAGAACATCATCATTGAAGACTCTAATTACATTATGGGATTCAATATGGTGAACAAAGCTACAGAAGTAGGATTTACCAAATTTAGTGTTATGGCTAAAGACATGGTGGATCTATTTAGAACTGCTAGACAATTGAGAGAAGACATCACTGTATTCTATCTTACACATCCAGAAGAAGTGATGGATGGTCAAGATGTAATAGGATACAAGATCAAAACTGCAGGCAAGCTTATTGATAACCAAGTGTTATTAGAAGGATTACTAACTGTATGTCTCTACACTCTTGTAGAAGAGAACAAAGATGGAACAGCTAATTATCAATTTGTAACTAATCGTTATAGAAAGTATCCAGCTAAAAGTCCTGATGGAATGTTCCAAGAATTAAAAATACCAAATAACCTGCAAATAGTAGCAGAAAGTTTAACAGATTATTATAACGCTTAATTAAATTAAAATGGAAGAAGAAGCAGTAATGCCAGAATTAGGAACAGGAAGAAGAGTTCAAGATGATTGTGTAAAATCAGAATACAGACCATCTAGAACAGAACTTCTTAGATATCATCAAATTAATATTGAATTCTTATCAATAGGATGTGTAATTAAAGTGGGATGTAAATCAGTTCCTTTTGCAACAATTAAAGATGGAATGAAAGCATTAAATGATTATATTGCTAATCCATATGAAGTTACAAAGATATGGGAAGAAAGATTTTCAAAAGAAGAAGAATTATAAATAACTAAATAAATAAATTAAGATGAGTAGTATCGGAGGAAAGAAAAGAGAGAACACAGGAAGTGGTGATTCAGTAAAGAAAGTAGGATTATTCGAAGCAAACATTATTGCTATCAATCCAACAATTGAAGAATATAAAGACAAGCTTGGTATTGAGCTTAAAGAAGACAGCAAAGCTGCTGAGTATTTAGGTGAGACTAAAGATGGGAACAGTTATGTTCGTTTAGATTTTTGGTTACAGAAAGTTAATACTACAGACAATTATAAAGTTAGCTTTTTCTTAGAAGATAAAGAACGTGAGAACAAAGATGGAACTAAGAAACAATATATCAATTCTATTGGTATGTGTTCTTGGGCAGGAGATGAAAATGATCTAGCTGAATGGTTCACTAAAGGAAGAGATTTCAGAGTGGCGTATACAGGAGAAGAAGATCTTTACAACTTCATGAGAACATGGTTAGCTGATCTTGATTATCGTGATGCAGAAACTGTTCTACAATTAGAATGGAAGAAGTTGATGAGAGGTAATATAAAAGACATTAAAGACCAAATTGGTGGAGAATGGGCTAAATCTATTATTGCTCTTGCTACTGTTATTGTTAAAGAAAGAGATGGAGATTCTAAAGAGTATCAAGGTATCTATAATAAAGCCTTCTTAGGTGGATATGCATTGAAACAATTTAGACTTGTTGATTATGGAGACAGAAGAGTACAAGAGGGTCTTAAGAACAAGAAACCTAAAGATTTGAAAGCACACGAGAAATTCGTAGTGAATGTTATAGGTGAATATGGTTGTAAAGACTATTATACACTAAAGGACCTACAGGACTATAATGCAGATGACAACTTAGTTGCTTCTGATGCATATATTTCTGAAGATGGTGACGATTATTAATTCAATTGATTGTTAATGAAAGCCTCTATCAGAAATGATAGAGGTTTTTTATTTTAAAGCTATGAGTATACAAGGAAGAAAAAGAATAAGCTTAAGTCCTGATAGCATACTGGAAAAGATATCTGAATATGATATCTATAAGATGTATATGCCACATCAGAACTGGAAGATTAATGTTGTTACTTATTCTCCCTTTAGAAATGAAAAGAATCCATCATTCATTATAGGATATAGAGGAGGAGCATTGAGATATGTTGATTTTGGAGATTCCAGCAAGAAAGGTGGATGCTTTGATTTCATAATGATGCTATTCAATATATCATTGCGTGAAGCATTATTGATGCTTGATAGAGATTTTGATTTAGGGATTGTTAATGCATCCTCTACAAGGAATTATGAGAGGATTGTTTCTGATTATGCACAACCAACAGCTACATCTAAACGTGAATTCTTCATTCAAGTGAAGACAAGAAAGTTCACACATGAAGAACTAGCATATTGGAATATGTATTATCAAGACATAGATGATCTTAGAGCTAATAATGTGTATTCAATAGACACTGTATATCTAAATAAAAAGAAGTTTCCTATATTGGATTCAGAATTGAGATTTGGTTATCTATATGAAGGACATTGGAAGATTTATAGACCATTTGCAGACAAGAAGAATAAGTGGATGCCAAATAATGTGCCTATTACTATGATGGATGGATTAGAAGACATCAAAGATTGTGATGTAGCATTCATCAATAAGAGTAAGAAGGATTACATGGTGATGAAAAAGATTTACCCATGTTGCTGTGCAGTACAGAATGAAGGTATGGGATGTTTCTCAGAAGAGAATGTAGAATACCTAAAAGATAATTCTGATAGACAAATCTTAAGCTTCGATAGTGATGAGACTGGTGTAAAGAATTCTCAATTGATAACTGATAAGTTTGATTTTGAGTATTGTAATGTACCAAAGCTCTACCTAGGAGAAGGAATAAAAGATTGGGCTGATCTTGCCAGAATACATGGATTAAAAGTTATAGAAGAATATTTAACACAAAGAGAAATTATATGAGAGTAAGAAACCCATCTAATATTCAAATGAAGAATGGTCAATTAACTGATAAATATGGAAGAACATTCAGTGTTGATTGGAAAGCATTTGATAAGATTAGAAAGAAGAAAGAAGTAAACGTAGTTAATGTAACAACTTTAAATAAATAATATTAAAATATGATAAATTTTATTATTGGAGTAATAGTTGGAGGAGTAGTTGGAGTTATTTTAATAGAATTGTTTTTACAATACATAAATAAAAAAGAATAATATGAAACCACCCAAGAAAATAATGAAAACAGGAAGTAATGGTGAAGAGTTTGAAGTTGATAATCCAGACTATAAAAAAAGAAATCTAATGAAACATTTAACTCCTAAAAAAAAGAAAAGAAAATGAATAAATTAACATCAGAACAATTAAGTGATGTAGTGATAGAAAGCTTAGCATTATCTGTTACACTACTAGAGAGATTTGAAACAATGGACCAGAATGGTTTGTTTACAATGAGAGCTAAACAATCTTTAAGACAAACTCTTCCACACATCGAAGCTTATGTAAGTAAATTGATTGCTGTGAGACATGAAGATGAAGCAGAGCATTTCAAGAAAGGAGCTACAGTGATAACAGAACTATCAAATAGAATAGAAAGATCTCTTAAAGCTGAACATATATTAGATATATCAACCAGAAAGAAATATTTGAAAGAGATGATAGAAATAACAGCATTGTTCCCAACACAGAAAGAAGAACTTTATCAGGCAATAAATGATTCAGGAATTTTAAATTATTAATCATGACATTAAGAGAAAGATTTAAACAATGGTTAGATAGTGATCCAAGAGAACAAATCAGAGAAGTTCCATTAGAAATTATAGCAGACGATTATGCTATTGGTTTTGCAGAATGGATAACCCAAGCAGAATTGCCTTTAGAAGAATTATTAAAAACCTATAAAAAAGAAAAAGGATTATGATAGGAGAAGATGAATGTGAATTACGTAAACAAACCTTATCTAAAAAATATAATATGAGATGTTCAGACAATGAGCTAGAGATGCTCGAAGAAGAGATTAAAGAGAATATTGAGTGGTTAATGGCTGGAAGAAACGATGTAGAATGTATTAGTGTAGAAAACTTAGAAGGTATTCTTACAAGATTCTTTCACAGAAAAATATCATTATCATTATGAATTTTCAGAATTTTAAACATCAAATGCATCCAAGTTGGTATTCCAAACTTAGACCATTTATTGAGAGTGAAGAGTGTGATAAGATATATGCATATCTAAAATCAGAGAGTAAGAGAGGCAAAAGAGTTGCTCCTCTCTCTATGCATGTTTGGAGATGTTTCTTTGAGACACCATTAGACAATTTAAAAGTGGTGATGGTGGGCCTATGTCCATATCATACACTTAGAGATGATGCTCCTGTAGCAGATGGATTACTTATGGGATGTTCTATTACAGGTAAATTACAACCTACATTAGAACAATTCTATACAGGTCTAGAGAAAGAATTCTACGATGGATTAAACTTAAACTATGTACCAGATCCAGAAGTACACTATCTAGCAAACCAAGGCGTTCTTATGTTAAACGCAGCTCTTACAACAGAGATTAATAAAGCAGGAAGTCACCTAAAGATATGGGAACCATTTATTAAATATCTGTTTGAAGAAGTGATTAATCATTTAGGAGTTCCTATTATATTCCTAGGTAAAGATGCAGCTAAGTATAAGAAATACACAGGCATATTTGCACATGTGTTTGAGCTTAGTCATCCAGCATCTGCAGCTTATAAAGGAAGTGAATGGGATACAGAAGGAGTGTTCAGTAAAGTGGATATATTATTAGAAGAAAACAATGGGTTCACAGTGCAATGGTTGCCTGTAGATATGCCCTTTTAAACAATTAAAATTATGGAAAATCAAATTATTAAAGTTGACAACCTACTTGTAGGTGATGAAGTTATTTATGGATGTGGTAGTGATCTTAGAAGAATAAGAATCATAAGACCTCTTGTAGCAGCTAAAACTAGAAGTTGGGGTGGACACTACAGTAGTACTAAAGTGGAAGTCCTAAATGCACATGATTTAAATGACAATTCAGTGATAAGAACAATATACCTAGATCTTAATTATAGAGGTCTTTGGTTGATAAAAAGAACAGCAATTTAAAATTATAAAAAATGATATTAGAAAAACAAAAAGAAGCAAATGTCCTAGAAGAAGGACAATCACAAGAATCAATTGGAATGTCCCTAGACTTAGATTCTGCTCAGATATTGATGCAGATGTTAAGTAAGAATTTATATTCTGATGATATAGGCTCTGCTATCAGAGAATGTGCAAGTAATGCATTAGATAGCCATAGAAGAGCTGGAGTGGACACTCCTATAATTGTTTCATTTAAAGCATCTACAGCTAACAACTATGAGTTTTGTGTAGAAGATTTTGGTATAGGCTTAGATGCTGATGATGTAAGAAACATCATTAGTAAATATGGTAAATCTACCAAGAGAAATTCTACAACAGAATTAGGTATGATGGGTCAACAAAACTAGGCCCAGCACAAAGTAATTTGTGTAAAAAATATTGGATGAATTTTTGGAAATCTAAATTAAATTATTATCTTTGTAACCTAAACATAACACACCATGGGATACAAGTACAAAGTTAATCACAATTATTTCAATTTAATTGACACAGAATACAAAGCTTATATTTTAGGTTTTATATATGCTGATGGATGTATATCACAACCTTCAGGTAATAGGAAACTTAACTTTAGAATAGGAGTTCAAGAAGAGGATGGTTACATTCTTGATGAATTATCTAAAGAAGCTGCAGGAGGACAAAAGAATATTGTCAACACTCCTTCAAGTATTAAAAAAGGTTATAAACCTCAACACTGTGTCAATATAGTATCAAATCAAATAGGTAACAATCTAATTGATTTAGGATGCATCATCAATAAAAGTAAATTAGGAATGACTTTTCCTAAACTAGAAAAACATTTAATACCTCATTTCATTAGAGGATTTTTAGATGGTGATGGAAGTGTAATATTGAAAAAGTTACAATATAAATACATTAGGAAAACTAATCATAGTATTTTTAAACCACATAAACAACAGTATAAACTTAAATTAGCTTTTTGCTCCACTGATAAAGAATTTTTATTAGAAATAGCAAAATGTCTAAATATAAGTAAACCTTATATAACTGAAAAAGTTAGAACACAGGTTAATTATATTTTGTGGATAGAAAACAAACAAGAAGTTTTAGATAGTGTAAATTATTTGTATAGTGATGCTACTTATTTTCTTAAAAGAAAGTATGATAAAGTAGTAGAATTTAACATGACAATCAAAAGCGAAGCTGAAGATACATCTTCAGAACGTTTAGAGACTACCTGAGCAGTAAAGTCTGCTTAATAACAGGAAGTAGTATGGGTTAGTAACCATATGAAAAAGCGTCCAACCCCTATTTATAGGGTGATGATATAGTCCGACACTCTGGGAAACCAGAGATTAACAGAACCGCTAGGTTTCAAGGCTCCTCTAGCTTATAGCTCTAGTTTCTATTTTGTATGTAGAAAAGATGGGATGGAACGTAAGTATATGATGTATGAAGGAGAAGATGCTAACACTATTGATCTTTTATATGAAAAAGAAACAACAGAAGCTAATGGTGTAAAAATCATTATTCCTGTTAAGTATGCTGATAGATGGCAGTTTCACAAAAAGATTAAGGAACAATTATGTTATTTCGAAAGTGTATATTTTGATGTACCAGAAGATTCTAAGATTACTAATGATTTTGTAATCTCTAGACATCCACATTTCCAATTCTCTGAAATGTCTACAGATCAAAACTTACACATATGTTTAGACAATGTGTATTATCCTTTAGACTTTGAGAAGCTTGGTATTGATAGAATTCAATTTCCTATAGGTCTTAGATTTTCATTGAGTGATGGAATTTATCCTACACCAAATAGAGAATCTTTGAGATATACACAAGAAGCTAAGCAGATTATTATGGATAAACTTGGTCAAGTGGGAGATTATTTTGTTACTAAATATAACGAAGCTATCACTGATGGAAGTGACATTAAATCTGTGGTGAATCATCTTGAGAAGAATGGACATTATGTTGAAATGGGTAATGGTACTAAATCTAAGATTGATGAGTTCATTAAATTCTCCACTGTAAAACCTATTGTTCCAGAATTAGAAGGAGTGAAGTTATTAAACTTTCCTTCTTTGTACAAAACCTATAAGCAAAACATTCTTGTAGATCCATTTCCTGTTAGATATGCATTGAAATATAAAAGAATGTCTGATGCAGATAAAGGTTATGTATGGGGATATAACTTAGAAAGTGTATGTAATGGAGAATGTAATGTTTGGGTATACACTGATAGAATTCCTCAAATCAAGAAAGACTTCCTAAGAGCTACATGTAAAGAAACTCAAAGTAATTTTCTTGTTAAGAGAGGTACACCTATGAAATTAGGAATTCCTGCTAAGTTTGATCTTAAAACTTATTATCATTTATTGAAACTTGATAGATTTCCAAAAGAACAATGGAGAGATGCTATTAAAGAGTATCAACACATTATGTCTATGATTGAAGAAAACTTTACAGACCTTGATGAGTTAGAAGTTCCTCAAGATTTCATTGATAGCAAGAAAAAAGCAAAGATTAGTAAAGCTGGCTTAGCTAGTACTAAAAGACTGAAGCTGCAGGGAGAGATAGTTTGTAAGAAAGGTGTTGACTTGATGAGATGGAATGATGGAAGAAAGTGTAAGTTTGATTCTCAAATCTATAAGTTAGAAAGTCTCCATAAGGGTAAAGGATTAAAGGTGTATACTCATCATGAGGACTTCTTGAAACTTGATCCTTTATATGGAATGATGGGAAAACAAAAGATGGAAGTGATTACATTCTCTAGTAGAGAACTAAAGATTGTAGAACAACTAAACATACACAATTTAATATCTTACGAGAAGTTTATGGAAGGTAAAACAGCACCATTCAAAAGAATCATTACATCAATATTGATTCATGAGATGATAAGTACTTATAGAAGTACATTTGATCATGCAGATGCTTTGAAATATGTATCTACTGACTTATTTAATAAATTAGATAGACTATCTAAATATAGAAAAGATAATTATGTAGAAACAAATGATACATTGAGAAAAGCTATGTTAGAAGTGGCAACAGAACATAAATTGTTTGATCCACAAATCTATACAGAGTATTTAGAGATGTTAGACATATTTGAGAAGCTTACATTCTTGAATCCTGTATGTGCAAGATTAGGTTACACTCGTGAAGATGATCCAATGATCCCAGTAATGACTGATTTGTTCAAGTATTACAAGCATAGAGTCGATTTAAAGCACTATAATATCAAAATCAATGATGAAGTGCTTACAGAAGAAACAATAGATCAATTAACATAATTAACAGAGGGACATTCGTGTCCCTCTCTTTAACAATTAACAATTAAATCAAATTAAAATGGAACACAAATTTTTAAGTCTTGACTGGTTCAAGCAAACAGCAGAATCTGCAATTACTAAAGTGGTGGCTAACAAGTTAGAGAGTTTAATGGAAGAACCATCTCCTAAACAGGAGAAGATCTATGAAAAACCATATTTCGCTATTAAATTAGTAAATGATACACTCACTGTAGTGTTAGCAGATGGAACTATTATCAGTAAGCCTGGTGCAACTGAACATGATTATCATGCTGTTCAAGCAGCAAGAGATATATATGAGATACATGCTGTTGTAAGTTCTCAAGAAGTGAAGCAAGATGTAGAAGATATGAAAGCTGAAGCAGCAAGAATACAAGCTCTTCAACAAGGAGTGAAACTACTTGCAAAACTTGATGATTTCACTGTAGAAGGTAATTCAGTTTATCTTGCAGGTACATCTAGAAGTATGCCTCAATTGCTTGTAGAGAAATTCATTGAGATAGTTGATAGAGTGGGAGACCAACCTATGGATACTAGAACTTTTGAAGAAGCTCTTAACGATGATGATGATTATCTAGCACACAAGAACTTCTTCATGTGGTGTTGTTTAAATCCAAGAGCTGAAGTGGCTAATGAACTATATAGATTCTTAACAGAGAATAGTTTCAAAATCACTAAACAAGGATTCTTTGTAGCTTTAAGAAATGTTGTAACTGTTCATGGATCTCCAGAACTAGTTCACTTCGTAAGTAATGCTTACAATAAGGTGAAAGCTGTATGGAAGAAGAATCCAGATAATTACACTATTTTCTTACAAGATGGAGAGTACAAACTTGTACATGATTCTGCTCTTACAACAACTGAAACTCACACATCTACAACTTGTCAAGAATGTAATGGTGATGGTCAATTTTATGATCCTGATTACATTGAAGATGAAGATGAATATTACAATTGTGAAGAATGTAATGGTGAAGGAGAAGTTGAACCTTATACATATTCTGTAGATGTTCCTGTAGATCATGGAACTAAAATTGGTGGGTTAACAGCATTGTATTTAGATCTTCCTAATAGAGAAGAAAATAGATTCACTGATAACTGGACCAGAACATTTGATATTCGTATAGGACAAGTGGTCTCTATGCCTAAAGAAGAATGTAACTGGAGTACACAAGATTGTGCTACAGCAGGTCTTCACTTTGCTGGTTACACAGCTCCTTATGTTCTTTGTGGTGATACTACAGTTATGACTCTTCATAATCCTATGAAGGTGGTTGGTATTGGTACAGAGAAAGGTAGATGTTGGGAATATCTTCCATTCATGTTAACCACTGTTGCTGAAGCAGATCAAATCATGAATGATAGAAGTTTTGATTTCTTACAATTAGATGAGCAATATGCTATCCGTGAATTAGAATCTCTTGCAGAGAAAGCTAAAGAAGGATTTGCAGCTGAGTCTAGAAAGTATGAATTCAACATGCCAGGTATATCAGCTTCAGAGATTAACAATATTGTTAACAGTCTTAGTGAAATGAAAGCCAAAATAACTAATCGTGTGATTACGATTAATTAATTTAATTATAGTTTTGTCCCAAATTTATTATATCTTTGGGACGAAACTTAATTATAAACGTATGGCAAAGAGAGTGTTAGTCCCAAAGACAAGATGTGCAGGTACCATGAGTGAAGCTGCATTCTGGAGCTTCATAAGAAGTGCTTTGAGACAGAAGAGCAGATGGTGGAAACCTATATCAGTATGTAAATTAAATGCACGTAGAGATTACAAAGGAACTAGTAAAAGACAAAAATACGAATACCAATGTAAGAAGTGCAAGACTTGGACTACTGAAAAGAATATTAATGTAGATCATATAAAGCCTGCAGGGAGTTTAAACTGTGCAGAAGATCTTCCAGGATTTGTGGAGAGATTATTCTGTGAACAAGATAATCTACAGGTGCTTTGTACTACATGTCATGATAAGAAAACCTTAAAAGAGAAACAAGCTAAAAAGAAAACATTATGATAAAAGAATTTATAAGTAGACTCACTATGGTGAAAACAGATAGAGCATCTACATATGACTTAATCAGTGGTAGAAGACTTAGTTATTATCAAGATTATTATTTCCAAATATTCTTAGCAGAATCAAGATGGGGATACAGAATGAGAGTTAAATGAGCAGAACTATCAAGAAAAAGAAAACTGGAGCTAAAGCTGTTAGCCATAGTTGCAGAAACAATGGACCATGTCCATGGTGTTTAGGAAATAGAATGTATAAACATTTAAAAAGAATGATCAATGGAAATACAAATAATACTGAACAGGATTCAGTGTAAAGGCTGTGGAGATGTACTTACATCATACAACAGACATGATTATAAAACATGTGGATGTGAGAATGAAACAATGATAGATGGTGGTACAGATTATCAACGCTATGGAGGAAAAGATCTTTCATTAGTAGATAGTAGTTCTACAATATATCTATCAGATGATCACATGATGAATAGAAGTGCTGCACATTGGGGTAATAGAGGTAAAGATGGTAGAGATCCTCTATCATATAAATCTATAGCTGATATGTCAAATGAGCATATACTTAATATTCTTTTAGATATGAGAGGAAAAATTGCTCCATGGATGGAAAGAATTATGGATGAAGAACTAGAATATCGTTACACAAATAAAATAACAATAGATGACTAACGCAATTACAATTAACAAGACACCTGCATTTAATGAGGTGTGGCATGAAGGACACATAGAGCATGAAGGTAAATATCATTACTTCTGGTTAATACATCCTCAAGGATTAGATAATGGAGGAGAAGAATATGAACTAGAGGTTAGATGGTTCTTTGCTAGAGTACCAAGGGAGATACGAGCTTTGTATCCACAAATTATAGAAGCATTTAAACAAACATTATGAATACATGGACATGGGAAGATGAAAAACTCTTCAATATAAATAAAGAGTTACAGCAACTAATAGATAAGAAGATAGTAAAGACAGTTGTATCAATGTCTTTAGTGCATGTACCTCATCCAAAAGAGATTTACAAATATAGTGCAATATTAATCTATAAATAATATGAAGACTATAATACATGTTAACCAGCATGTGATTAAGAGCAACAGAAAGAATGGTGTAGAAGATCCTGTTCTAACTGTTAAGACTTACAAAGATAATAGATATGCTCATGAAGTTGAGGTGCTAGGTCCTAGTAAGGTGGTATATAGTCCAGACAAACCATTAAGTTGTGGAGCACATGTTTGGATTGAGACACAAGGAGAAGTAACAATAATTAAATAACATTATGATAAAAGGAACAGCAAAAACAGAAGCTCAATATAGAGCAGTGCTTATGGATTCATCCAGTAGCCTAAAAGATTTCTCTCAAGACAGAAAGAAGTATTACAAGAAATATTTCCTTGGAGAGAAAGTAGAAGATAAAGATAGCTCTGCAGCTAATATGGGTAGAATAGTTGAAACCCTACTTATGGAACCACATCTATTTGATGATAAGTTCTATATGTCATCTTGTATATCTACACCAACAGGACTTATGTTAGATTTTGTTGAAGCATTATATCGTGTAACAAGAGATGCTACAGATGAAGCTGGTATAATTAGTAGAGAATTTACAGATATTCTATTAGATGCTTATAACTTATCAGGATTCAAGATTAAATACGAAGCTGTAATAGGTAAGTTTTATGGAAGTGATGCAGAAATCTATTATAATGAGATTAGAAAGGTGAGAACTAAGAATCTAACTGTTGTAAACACTATGGAGATATCTATTGCTGAGAAGATTGTAGAACAGCTTAGAATCAATAGTGCAACAGCACCAATTGTAAATCTATTTAATAGTTCTAGATATGAGGTGATAGATCAAATGCAAGTAGAAGGATACACAATTGATGGACATTTGTTCAAGAGTATGCTTGATAAAGTGGTGATTGATCACAAAGAGAAGACTATCCAACCGTATGATTTGAAATGTACATGGAGTGTAGAGAACTTTTATGAAGAATATTACTTGTACAGAAGAGCGTACATACAAGCTTATTTGTATTTTCACGCAATGATACATCTAGCAGATAATCCAGATAGTCCTTATTATGGATATCAAGTGAACTATTTACAATTTATTGTATGTGATAGCACTAATTACTATCAACCATTGATCTACACATTAGATATTGATGATATGGAAGATGCTTATCACGGATTTACACACAAAGGAAGAACTTATCCTGGTGTAGGAGGTTTGATTGCAGCATTGAAATGGTGTAGAGAAACAAATACATGGAACATAAGCCACAAAAACTATTTATCTAACGGAATTGTAAACATCAAGGGATAAAAAATGACAGTAAAGAAAACAATAACCAGCATCTTTATGGTGCCAACATTAAAATTTCCTAAAGATGCTCTAAAGAGTAATGGATTTATTAATGGATATATAAAAGATGATAGAAAAGATGCACAGTATGAAAATGCTGTGTATATTCTATTCAAACCAGATGATCTAGATAAGTTTAGAGAGTTTCTAGATAATGAATATGAAAGAACCAAAAACATAATAGAAGATTATGATTATGAAGATGGTTATGTCGTAGTGGTGTATCAGCTTAATGAGAAATTCAAGAAAGATTATGCACTTGTTAGAGATGGTAAATATTCTAAGACATCAAAAGCATTTCAAAATGAATTTCCAAAATCTGTAAAGATTATAAAATCAGGACTTAGTAAAGATGAACTAAGCTTACAAAGCAGAGTGTTTGCAAAGAGTAAAGATCTTATAGAATTTTGGGAAGAGAAGCTTGGTATTACATTTGAAGATGAGTATGAAGTGTGGGAAGGATTCGATGAATCAAAAGAAATTTTAGAACTTGATAAAATAAAAGAATTATGTGTAACAGAGATATCTTAGAAGCGATTATAGAAGAAGTAGGAAGTGATAAAGCTGCAGAGTTTTGTCATTTAGCCAGCTTGATGTATGATATTAAATATCAAGCATCAAAAAGTAAAGATCCACTAACAGAATATGATTTTGAGAGAGTGTGGTGGTTAGACGCAGGAGTAGCATTAAATAAACAATTAATAATAGACTAATATGAAAGGATTAGAATTGATACAAACGTATCCTACAGCAGGAAAGATAGTAAAAGAATGGTTTTTCAAATCAATGCTTGAATCATTTAAAGATGATACAGTGCCTGATGAGTTTAAAGAATTCATACTTGAACAAGGAATAGAAGATGATAAGATAGGTATATTAATAGATGTTAATCCTAGAATGTTATTTGATGTATTTGATGAGAATGAAATCTATTTAAACATATCTAGAATTGAAAATATATTTATGTGGTCATTAGCTCCAAATAAATTTTTAGATCCTAGAATATTTAACAGTAGAAAAGAAGCAGAATTAGCTTCTATAGGATCTGCATTTGAAATCTTAGAGAATAAACTATCTCCAAAAATAGAAGAGAATAATTAGGAATAACCAGGGAGATAATGTATATTTGTCTCCCTTAATTTAAAAAACATGAGAACAACAAAAGAATTCAATAGTAAATATGATTATTATTTAGAAGAAGGACATTATGGATTGGACATCAGTGAGCCTTCTGTAATTATGTATGTAGATCAAATATTTAATGATCTTAAACATATACCAGGATTTAAATATGAGCAAATCAAAACTAAGTATGGACTGGCTAAAGTGTATACAAATCTTGAAGAACTTCTTCCATTCGTAGGTAGAATCATAAACCAAGAACTTGAAGAGAAAATCAATTTTATTCTTAAAGTGGAATATGAAATAGAGAATAGATTAAAAAGTTTAAACCTAGACAAAGATGGAAAGACTATTCAACCAGTATAAGAACATGTTAATTGTACATCCAAAATATAAAGGATATGTTTGTGGATACAATGATGCTCACATCATCTTAGCTGTAGAAACTAAAGATGATAAGAACTTCTGGAGAAAGCTACAAAATCCATACATCATGGAAGAGTATAAAGATACTAAGTATAGATATGTCTTTGAAGATGAAAGAGAACTTGTAAAACAATCTGTAAATGGAAATAGCAAATAAGAATATATACTACACCATTGAAGAAATGTCAATTAAGTTAGGTACAAGTGATAAATCTACAAGAAATAAAATATCAAAATTAGGTCTTAGGAAACATAGAACTATTGGACCACAAGGAAATGCTCTTTACACAAAAGAACAATTTGATGTGATATGTGGAAATAGACAAATTCCTGATCTATTACATAATTATAATGAAGAGCCAGTAATAATCACTTATTACATATATGAATCTAAAATGAATAGAGATGAATGAAAAAGAATTTATTCAAGGAGTAGATTATTACTTAGAGGATGGAAGAATTCATTTTACTAAAGAGTATCTATTAAAGACTAAGAAACAATGTTGTGGTAATGCATGTAGACATTGTCCTTATGATAAAAGTGAAAAAGGAAATACATCACTTAGAACAAGTGAATAAAAAGTTCTGTTCTGTTTTTTAATTGTGAAGAAAGAGCCCTATAGCAATATAGGGTTTTTTTGACTAAACTCATTTTTCACAAAAACAGATTAGAAATACCTATTTTTCACCAAGAATACCTATAATGTGTTATATATGATACAATTAGCTAACATATTAGTCAGGTAAATGATGGAAGAAACCTGACATTTTACTTGGAAAAAACACAAAAAATCATTAACTTTAAACAATTAAAACAATTAAATAATGGCAAAGAAAGCAGTTAGTAAAGAAACTAATAACAAGTTTCAAGAAGCAATGGACAACCTTAATAAAAAATATGGAGTTGGTTCAATTTTAGCGTTAGATTCTAAAGCAGGAGGAGATTATGATGTAATCAGTACAGGTAGTATTGGTTTTGATCACATCACTCTTGGTGTAGGAGGATTTGTAAAGGGGAAACTCTATGAACTTATGGGCTGGGAGGGCACAGGTAAATCTACAATATGTGGACATGCTGCAGCTGAATGCCAGAAGAAAGGTGGAACTGTTCTATATATCGATGGTGAGCATGCTGTTGATAAGAGCTATTTCAAGAAATTAGGTGTAGACACAACTAAGATGTTAATCTCTCAACCATCTTGTGGTGAGGAAGGATTCAACATTGCAATGGAAATGATCAACACTGGAGAGATTGATCTTGTCATCATAGATAGTGATAGCTCACTTATACCTAAGAAGATGCTTGATGGTGATGTAGGAGACTCTACAATCGGTAGAAAAGCTTTATTGAATAGTAATGCTTATCCGAAGCTTAAAGGTGCTCTATCACAACATAATGTATGTGTAATAGTGATTAGTCAGTACAGAGAGAAGATTGGTGTTATGTTTGGTAACCCTACTACTACACAAGGTGGTCATGCTCTTAAATTCTACAGTGATGTAAGAATAGAAGTGTCTAGAAGCTTAGCTAAAGAAGGTGATGTAACTTATGGTAATATTACCAAGCTAAAAGCTATCAAGAATAAAATGTCTCCTCCATATAGAAAATCTGAATTTGAGATTGTGTATGGTAAAGGTATAGATAAACTTGATGAGATGATGGCTCTTCTTAATGAGTTTGAACTAGGACGTAAGTATGGTAAAACTATGACTGTAGATGGAACTAAGTATGACTTAGAAGAATTCAAACAGTTAGTAGTAGATAATCCAGAGTTCTATGATGAGCTAAGAGAAAAGATTATAGCTGCAATCAATCAAACTGATCTTCCTATAGAGGAAGTAGAAGTGGAAGAAGATGTAGTTTCAGAAGAAGAAGTTAACTTATTTAATACAGAATTATAAAATGACAGAACAAGATTTCGACATCTTAGTGCAACAGCGTGTGCAGAAGATACAGCAAACATTAATTGAAAAAGGTAAGGAGTATAGAAGAGGTGGTGATCCTCTTCATAACTTCAATGTAGCAGCTACATTAGGTAACACTACTAGAGAAAAAGCTTTATGGGGATTTGCTCTTAAACATTATGTATCCTTCATGGATATACTAAATGATGTAGAAAAAGGACTTATCCCTAAAGAAGAACACATTAATGAAAAAATAGGAGATTTAATTAACTATTTGATTCTATGTGAAGCAAGTTTAAAAGACAGATTATGACAATAAACATAGATTTTGATGGAACTTGTGTAACACATAATTTTCCACAAATAGGTAAGAGCATTGGTGCTGTACCAGTGTTGAAGAAATTAGTTCATGCTGGACATCATTTAATTCTTTTTACAATGAGAAGTAACAGAATTACTTTTAAAAGTATAGGAGAACATATTACACCAGATACAAAAGGCACATTTCTAAATGATGCTATACAATGGTTCATAGACAATGATATTCCTTTACATGGAGTACAATCTAATCCTGATCAACATAACTGGACAGAAAGTCCTAAAAGTTATGCAGATTTAATGATAGATGATTCAGCTCTTGGGTGTCCATTAAAATATGATACAAGTATATCACATAGACCTTTTGTAGATTGGGAAAAAGTAGAACAATTATTAATAGAACAAAAAATAATATAATATGAAAAAAGGTTATTATGAATTAGAAGCTCTTGTTATAGCATGGGCAACACAGAAAGGTATTCTACAGAATGGAACTCCTAAAGCACAATCAATGAAGACTTGGGAAGAAACAGATGAATTAATCCAAGCTATCGAAAATGATGATAGAGAAGAGATAATTGATGCTCTGGGTGATATACTAGTTACAATCATTATACAAGCAGAGATGCAAGGATTAAGCTTGACAGAGTGTTTGAATAGTGCTTACAATGTAATCTCTAAGCGTACAGGTAAGATGGTGGATGGTCAATTTATAAAAGATGGAAAATAAACTATTCTTTACATCGATAAATGATATATGCAAGAAATGTGGGGGGTATAGATTTGCCCCTTACAATTCTAATACATCAGCTACAGTGAAACTTTGTCATTGTACAGAGATTTCAAATCCTGAATTTACTAAAATACAAAAAATAATTTTAGATGAAATGCAAAAAATGCGGAAAAAACTCTGATAGCGATTATTGTTTCCAACATAAATCTAGAAAACCCTTACCATCATCTGGTAGGGGTTTAACTAGTAGAATGTCTGGTATTTCATGCAATAAGGCTAAAAATGTCCATAATGACGGACATATCATACAAAGAGAGATGTTTCTTAACATATGGAAGAAAAGAAAGCACCATTCAGAAGTGAGTGGAACCTATTTAGGATCTGAACCTATGAGTACATATTTTCACCATATACTAGCTAAAGAAAAATATCCTGAAGCTTGTTTAGATGAAGAAAATATTATACTTTTGACACTTGAAGAGCATTCTAACGTAGAAAATGATATGTATAGATATGATGAAGTTAATAAAAGACGTGATAGTCTCAAAAATAAGTATTCTATACTTTGATGGTCTCAATAAAGTGATAGATCAATTTACAAAAGATAGTAAAGGAAATGTAATAAAATACAAATCCAGAAAAAAAGAACATAGTAAATATTTTAAATTTAAAAAATGAACGTAGAAGTATTAAAATTTAGTGCCACATGGTGTGGGCCTTGTAGAGTGTTAGCTCAAACACTAAAAGATGTTGATGGAATAACAAACATTGACATAGAGAAAGATCAAGAAACAGCTAGAAAGTATGGAATAAGAAGTGTTCCTACAATGGTGTTTCTAAAAGATGGTAAAGAAGTACATAGACAATCTGGTAATATGCCATTGAAGATGTATGAAGATATCTTGAATGATCTAAAATTCTCAAAAGAAATTTAATAATTAAAAACAACCAATATGAACAATCAATTTATTTACACAGCTACAATAGCTGACAAGGAGTTTAAAGCTTCTTTAAATGTTAACAAGGTTATCAGAACCTTGACTAATGAAGATGGATCTCTAATTGTCATCCTAGATGATTTCAATGAGAGAGTAACACAACAACCAGATATCGACATCAAGACTAACAAGATGAAGGGATACAAAAGTGTAAGAGAAACAGTTCAATCAGAAATTCTATTGAATGTAGAAGACGCAGCAAGATTTTTTAACTTAACAGAATACAAATAAAACCATGGCAACATTATTAGGAAATCGCGTTTATTTAGAAATGCCCAAGAAAGAAGAAAGCAAACTTGTAGTAGATGATAACACAAAAGAAGCTTTACAAAAAGAACTACTTAAAAAGATGAGTAGATTAAAAATTCACTCTGTAGGAGATGCAATAATGAATCCTAACTTAGTAGTAGGAGCTGAAGTGTTGGTGGATCCATCTGCACTTAGAGATAAAACTCTAATCATTCCTTTATCAGATGTAGAAGATGTATTGTTAGTTTCTCCATTTGACATTATTCAAGTCTGGTAGATGATATCAGTTCTTACCATAACTTACAAAAGACATCACCTTCTAGAAGAAGCTATTCAATCATTTTTGAATCAATCTTTTCTTTCAGAAGGTGAAATGGTAATTATTAATGATAACCCTGATGTAGATTATATATATGATCACCCCAGGGTTAGAATTATTAATCATAAAGAAAGATTTCCATCTATAGCAGCTAAGCTTGAATGGGGATATAGACAATGTAAATATGATTACATCTATAGATTAGATGATGATGATCTGTTAACACCTTGGGCTCTTAATAACGCAAAGGTAGATATATTAGCTAATCCTGGATTTGAAATTTATAGAAGTGAAGGAATGTATTTCTTTATGAATAATAAATTCGAGAAAGAGAGCTCTAATATAAACAATGGAAACATATATACCAAAGCTTATTTAGGTAGGATAAAGTTTCCTGATAAGAGTGGAGATGAAGATGCAGATATTACATTCCACCATGGTGGTACAATATATGAATCAAAGCTTAAACACACAATGATATATAGATGGGGAATGGGAACATTCCATATATCAGGACTAGGGATACAACCTAATCAAGTTATATTAGATCATGCAGATAAAGTGTTAGATAATACAAAAGGAGAAATTATTCTCCATCCACATTTTAAACATGATTATTATAGTCAAATCAAATAAATATTGTATATTTGCAATGTGAAAAACAAATAAATGTTTGGTTAATATTGTTACAATAAAAAAGCCCTTATTTCAAGGGCTTTTTTTATTTTGCTAATCTTTTAGCTTTCATTGGTTGCTGAGCACTTTTTCTGTTTCTAATAACATCAGCTTCCTTCATATAATTCCCATTGATGGGTTTAGGAGGAGCCACCTTTGGAGCTTTTCTTGGTGCTCCAGATTTCTTAGCTTTACCAGCTGTCATAGATTTACTTGCAGCCATACTTACACTTAGCTATTTTAGCACCTTTCTTAGCTATTACACCACGTCCTTTAAGGATGTCAGCTTTAGTAATCTTTCCATCTTTATTAAGATCAGGGAATGAGCCACCAGTTTTAGCTTTCTTTACAGGACCACCATTCTTTTGTTTAGGCATGTTTTTAGCAGCTCTTCCTGGAAGTGGTAACACTGGAGAGTTTTTATCAAAAGGAGCAACTCCTCCAGAATCTGGATTAGTTTTGAATGTTTTTTTAGGAGTTACTTTTACAGTGGTTTTCTTTTCCACCACTTTAACTACAGGCTTTTTAGCAGTGATTCCTGCTTGAGCTTTTTTTATTGTTGCCATTATATATTATTTTTAGTTGTTAACAGTTCCACTTGCGAAGAGCAAGAGTTTTTCTTGTAGGTTCACCATTTGGTTTCTTAGCAGGACCTTTCACTCCTGACATTCTAGCACAAAATGATTTTCTTCTATTAGCTGATTTACTTCCAGGTTTTAACTTAGAAGGTTTAGTAGTTACAGCCATTTTTAATTTACTTCCAGGATTAGCTTTTCTATATGAAGCTACACCTTTTCTATTAAGACCTCCTTTTGGATCTTTTCCTTCTTTACGAGTCCAAGCTGCTGTTGCCATTATTTCTTAGCTTTAATTTTACGTTCTTGTTTTAACATAGCTGCTGTAGGTTTCTTACCAGATCCTTTATTAGCTCTTATGTTATCCCATAATCCACGTTTAGATGTACTACCATCAGCACGTTTAAGCATTGATCCATTCTTAGACTTATTCAATCCTGTACAAAATCCTCCTTTACAAGGAGATTTAGCACCAGAACCAGAATAATTATCACCACCACCAGGACCTTGATCAGGCATTTTCTTTTGTTTAGATTGTAAAGATCTAACACCTTCTCTTGTCAACCCTCTAGCAGCTGCATTTCTATCAAGTATAGAATCTTTTTTTCTAGTTATATCTGCACGTTTAATTGCAGTGATAGAATCTAACTTAGCTCTTTTTTCTTGAGGAGTAAGTTTAATACCAATTTGGGCTTTTTTAATAACACCACCAGCTTTCAATGTGCTGCCTTTAAAGGGGCCTTTCTTCTTAATTAAAGGACCATTAGGAACAGGTGTTATCTTACCACCTTTACGTAATACACCAGGGCCTACATAAGCTGTAGCGTTCTGAGGATTTAACTTAGACATTATTTCTTCTTATTAGATTTAGCAATCTTCTTGAATGTTTTAGCAAGAGCTTTAGCTTTACCAGTACAACCAGGTTTAGTGATTGGTGTACATTTACCTTCAGTTCCTCTACGTTTGATAGAAGCAGAGACTTTCTGCATCCATTTACCATCTTTAGCTTTTACAGTTCCTCCAGTTTTCATTGAAATTTTCTTAGTAGGACGTTTATCTGTAGCACCTTCAGCATTACCTGCTGACCATGTAGGACTTTCTACTAAATCTTGAAGATTGTTTTTAGGCTGTTTTTTACCAAAATCATATCCTTTTTTATAATCTATACTATCTTTTTTAGTAGTATTAGAACTTAACATTCTATTATAAGTAGGTTCATTTTTAATAGTACCTCTAACTTTAGGTTTTGCAACAGAAGTTTTATCTACTTTTACACCTACTTGAGCTTTCTTGATAGGTTTCTTGATAGTAGCCATTATTTCTTAGACATTTTAGCTCCACACTTAGCTGTCATCTTTGTAGCTCCAAGTTGTTTATCTTTGGTAAGAGAAGCTTTTCCTTTAGCACCAGCTAATGTTTTCTTTTGTACCTTTGTGAATGCTCCATTAGGATCTACAGGACCAACTCTTTTGTTTGATGCTTTAAGTCCAGTTAGACTTCCACCATTTCTCATAGTCTTTTTAACAGGACCACCTTTTTTATATCTATTCATTGCATTCTCAGTTCTTCCTCTAGCATCTAACTTGGTATTTCCTTTATTTGCTTTTGAATCTTTAACTACAAGTTTATTAATTCTATTTGTCTCAGAACGTAAATTTTCTGCACTAGGAGATTTACCAGTGTCTCTTCTAAACTTATTGTATACAGCAGGTACAACAACTTCGTTAGATTCTTTTATTGAATCATTTTGCATAGTACGATAAATTTTATTATACTTAGCGTCTAATTTACCTTTTTGAATTGTAGTGTTTGCATCAGTTTTCTTACCGTTCTGTGCTTTTTTAATCTTTGCCATAGCGTTTAAATGTTATATTAGGTTTAATAATAAGATCCTTATGGGTATATTGCCATAATTCTCCAGTTTCATTAATTATTATTGTATAGATGGTGTCTGTCTCATGACCATAATCGGTAATAAACATGATTGAGCCATCTCCCTTTGGCGTTATAACATCTATTCTATTCTTTGGTTCGTATATTCTCATAGAGAAGTGCTTTTGTTCGAGAACACCTGTTTTTCGTCACCCAACAGGTATGTTAATTATTCTATTATCGTAGCTTCTACTGGAGCTTCTACTTCTTTGATGATATCAGCTTCAACACCAGCTATCATTAATTTCTCAATCACTTCATTAGCTTTCATCATCAATTGAAAGCGTGCTGCTTCTTCAGATGATAAATAAGCTCTAACTGTGTTAAGAATTAGACCGAAATCTTGTCCTGAAATTTCAAATGTGTCTTCAGGAGTCCATGTGTACCTTTTAGCAGGATCATACTGTGCCATAATGTAAATTATTTAATTGATTTATGTAACAAATGTATAATAAATATGTTACACATCCAAATCTATTTCAAATGTAATTACACTAGATGTTTTGATACTCTTACTCATATCCACTCTTATTTTGAACATATTACAAAACTTAAGTATTTCTTCTATAACCATATTGTTATACTTAGGAAGACTACAAGCTATTCTGAATCTATATGATTCTAAACTCTTTGTTATCTCTAAGCTACATAATTCATCTACAGAAGAAATTACACCCTCCAAATGTGCAAGAAATGTTTCATCATTATCTTGCATCAATTTAGGAAAGTGTTTTCTATTTATTTCCATTATGACAATGTTAATCTGTATAATGTTTGAGCTGCTTCACCACTTAAAGATTGAGCAATATTCTCAATGTCTGGCATATTGTTAGCTTCACCAAACTCTTGTAATTGTTTAGCAAATGTTACTAACTCTCTTACCACTTGATTAGGCATACCAGAAGTGTAATCTTTTAAAGCATCAATTTTGTATGCTTTAACTCTTTTTCCTGTATATCCCATAATTTTCTCTACAATTTCATCTTGTAAGTCTGCCACTTTATCATAAATGGTTCCTAAAGCTGAATGTTCAGCAAATGATGTAGTTTGAAAATGTAATAAGTGTAGTTCTTCATGGAAGTATGAAAGTTTACCAGCTATTGTTTCTAGTGTTAAACTAGAACTTCCTTTCGATTCCATCATTTCATCTGGAAATAGGGATTTTAGTGCCATATTATTTAGTTTTTATTTATTATTAACAAGGAGTTATATTAAATACTTCACCTGAAATTGCATCTAAGTCACAATAGTATGTTGTAGCTTCTTCTAAATTTTTATAAAATGCATAAAATATCATTCCATCTCCAACAAATGGTATAGTTCCTTCAGCATCAAGATAGAATGTTGTAATACCTAATGTGTTTGAACTTGCATAAACTGCTGTAACTTCTGCAAATTCTATACCTGCACATGCATCACCTGGAAAACTATGACCAGCTGTCTCTATCCAGTAAAGTGTTAAAAACTCTAATGTTGTAGTAGTAGTAGTTGTGGTACTATAATTACAACACTCTTTAGCATCTATTTCTTTCCATTTACCTACCTTCGGTTTAAATGCTTGTACAATTAAACTACTTGATACTACACGTCCTGAACCATCAAAACGTACATAAGCTTTAAGCTTATTATTATTGTTACTTCTAGCCATGATTATACAGGTAATGTGGTTGTTGTTGTAGTAGTAGGAACGTAATTACAGCATTCATATGCTAGAATTTCACGCCATTTACCAACCTTTGGCTTATTTTTTCTAAGGACTAAGCTTCCTGCAACTATTCTGCCAGATCCATCGAATCTGACAAAAGCCTTTAAAGGTCTTGAATCAATGCTTCCCATTTATTTTAAATTTAGGGTTAATAGTTTAGGTTATATTTGTTTTTTATTTCATTCAATTTAGTGGCATAAAACCACGTACAATACTTTTGTGTTTTCTCATCATTAAGAATAACATCTAAATTAGGATCTTTTGTAGGATCTAGGCCCATATGATATTTACCTTTGTAAAAAGCTGGGTAACCATTTCCTGTCTCAGAAACTATTCCTGCATTATGAAAGATTGTGTGTGTATCTAATTTGATAATAGGATCTGTAGCCCATGCAAATGCTAATTCAGGCACCACTTTAGTTTCTCCATCTCTGAACCAAATGTTCCAAAGAACAGCCCACATATCAGCACACCAACTTTGGTATCCAGAATTCTCATCTTTAAAGAACTCTCTATTTATTTTTTGTAAATATGTTCTTATAAGAATACAATCATTCATCACCTTACTCCAGAAGTTTGCATCTATGTTCTTTAATAGATATTGTGCTCCTCCTGAATGATCATTATTAGCTTCACAGATTTCTCTGCTTATTCCTATGATACTAGCAAGTTCTCCAAGAATATCTCTACTCTTGTATTCTTCTAGCTTCTCTGGAATCACCTGGTGTATCTTACTATCAAAATAACTAGCGTTTATGTAACTATTTGTATCTGATAAGTAGTTAATGTCATCCTCTAAGAACTTATCTAGATTGAAATCCTTCATAAATAGAATATCACTATCACAATAGAAGATAGCTTTTTTATTTAGTTCTGGATGTTTTTTAAAATGTTTCCAAAGAACATATGGTCTTAGTACAGGAATGTATATTCCTAATAACTGATTTAGATTATCTTCATCTGTATAGTAATGAAACTCTGCTTCTGGATACAAGTCTTCTATCTGTTTCCATTTATCTCTGTTCTCTCTTCCTTTAGGTGTAAAGATAACAGATATTGCTTTATCAGAGTGTCCTATTTCTTTTAGACTCTCTAGCCACAGGTTTACTTGCCACGTGTAATAAATATCACTAGGACAAGCCTGGATAAATTTTAAATCTTTCATAATGTAGTTGGTTTTTGTTTTTATTCTTTATACTGATCCTACTTGTAAACTTCCATTATATGTAGGAGAGAATGGATTATTAGAACTATAATTAGCTCCAGCATTTGTAATAACGTGTGCTGATGCACTAAGATCTGTAAGTTCCAAAGGTAATGAATCTCCTTGGAATGTATTTAATATTGTACCAGATAAATTATGTAGAGGAGATGTTGGTAAGCTTCCATTAAAAGGAGCTGTATAAACAGCAGATTGTGTCCATCTAAAGTTACTTAAGTATCCATTAAAATAAGAACTAGGCTCATTACCAAATCCTATTGTAAATGGTAATCCACCACTAGATATAGAACCACTCCATGATGATGTAGCTAATTCAAAACCATCAACATACATATATAATAAAGGACCATTACCTACAATAGCAATATGATGCCAACTTCCTACTAAATCAATTCCATAACTACCAGGAGTTCCAGAAATTGCTGGAGCACCATTACCCCAGAAATATATAATAGATCCACCACCTTCAATTGAAATAGCATTAGGTGCAGGATATGCACCAAAGCTATAAACTCTTGGGAATCCATCTGGATTAGCCATATTCATAAAAAACTCAATAGTGAAATCTCCTGAGATATCAAAATCTGCACTAGGAGCAATTTCTATATTACCAGGAGCCATTGTTGTTGTTGATGTAGTGGTAGTTGTACAACCACCAGCCATTACACATGTCAATCTTTCTAATTCCTTTGATATTTCCCATAGGAGGTTACTTTGTGTACTCCAACCTATTTGTCTTGATGGTATTGCCATTTTATATTTTTATTAAACTATTGTTAATACACTTCCATTTTTCCATACAGCACCAGTTGGTAAACCAGCAGCAGATGTTGGAATGTTTTTGATAGAAAGATTATTTACAAACGTAGCACAAACTCTATCAGCAGTAATATTACTTCCTATAATCATAGCACAACTACAATTATTTGTATTGTTGTATTGTCCAGAAGCAATAAACGAATATGAACCAGAAGCAGTATTTCTATAGCCAGTAAAAACAGATGACCAACTAGATGATGCAATGTTATAAGAGCCATTTCCAATTATAGAACTTTGACCACCTACATTATTGCAATAACCTCCTATTATTACTGAATTATATTGAGAAACAAAATTACATTTACCACCAGAAATTACTGTATTTGTTTCACAAGCAATGTTGCCATACCCCCCACCAATAAATGAATTTAGACCAGATGCAGTATTGCACCTTCCACCGCCTACTGTTGAATATACATTTGAAGCAACATTATATTCTCCTCCACCAATTGTTGAACGTTGACAAGGAGCAATATTTCTTTCTCCACCACCTATTGTTGAGGAATACCCAGATGCCACATTAAATTGACCTCCACCAATTGTTCCAAAACTATAAGAAGCAGTATTATAAGAACCACCTCCAATAAAAGCAAAATTTCCAGAAGCAGTATTTTTATAACCACCACCAATTACTGAATAACTTCCACAAGTACTATTATCTCTACCACCACTAATTGTCGAATTATAAGCAACTGCGTTATTATATCTACCACTACCAACAAAAGAACCATCTCCAGAAGCAACATTACTATAACCACCGCCTATTGCTGCGAATTGATTAGAAGCAGTATTATATCTACCACCACCAACTGTTGAATAAGAATTAGAAATAATGTTTTGAAAACCGCCCCCAATTGTTGAATAAAGACCAGAATTAATATTACCTCTACCGCCACCAATTTTTGAAGAACAACCAGAGGAAACATTATTAATACCACCACTAATTGTTGAATTATAACCAGAAGCAATATTAGATAAACCTCCACTAACTGTTGAATAATAACTAGAAGCAGTATTTCCACAACCACCACCAACTGTTGAATAATTACAAGAAGCAGTATTTAGCAATCCACCACTAACTGTTGAGATAAAACCAGAAGCAGTATTATTAGTACCTCCACCAATTGTAGCATTTAAACCACTTGCAACATTAGTTCCTAATACTGGCTGAATACCAGTTGCATTTGCGTTATATTCAAATGGACTAGTTGAACCACCACCAGAAGATGCTGTCACTTGTGTTAGATATTGTAATTGTTTAGCGATTTGCCATAATAGGTTTGATTCTGTTCCCCAACCTATTTGTTTACTTGGTATAGCCATTATATATATATTTTATTTTATTAATAAACTCTTGTAAGTACAGAATTTTGTGATTGTATTTTATTAGCAACATTTGATGTTATCCATTCTGCTGTAACAGATAATGTGTTTAATATGGTTGTATCAAAAGCTGTACTATCTACTAGTGCAAAATTAGTACCATCAATATTGCTATTTGCATTTTTATTGTAGCTAAACTGACCATTTGTAAATAATTCAGCAACACCCAACCCACCAATTTTTGTGATTGTAAAATCAAGTGCAATTTCAAAATACTTATTTGTTGCAATGTTTAATCTAAACACTCCAGCATCAGCTATTACATTACCATCTGACTTCACTCTTATATGAATATCTTCATTATTTGCACAACTTAAATATCCACATATTTTAGCTGTAAATGAATCACCCACTTGAAAGGCATTAGCTGGAACACTTAATGAACCAACACCTGTACCAATTAAACTTGTTTCTCCTAAGATTGGTGTAATTATAGTTCCTAATGCTGTTTGAGCAAATAAACCATTTGATCCTGATGTTCCTGGTACTCCTTGGATTCCCTGAATACCCTGCTCACCTTGAGGTCCTTGTATTCCTTGTGGTCCTTGATCACCAGGAGGTCCTTTTATATCTCCAGCATCAAACCAGTTTGTTCCATTCCAACTCATTAGTGATCCATCAGATAAGAGAATCCATGCATCACCAACATTAGCTCCAGGCATACTTCCTGCACCAGCTAAGAAAGCTGCATAATCTGCGTAGCTTCCTAATATAGTTACAGAGTTACCAGCAGTTCCTTGAGGACCTGTGTCTCCTTGAATACCCTGTGGACCTTCTACTCCTTGTGGACCTTGTGGACCTTGAGGACCAACTGTTCCTTCTCCAGCAATATCTTTGATAAGTTTATCAAGATTGAGCCATCCTTTGTATCCTGTACAGGGTTTACATAATTGCTCCCAAAATCCTGCTTTAATAAATGTTGCCATGATTAATGTTGTAAGTATCAAAGGTATAAGTTTTATACTTACATACAATGACTGTTGTTAAATTAAAATAACTAAAAAAATTATCTTACATAATGTAAAATAATTGAAGGAGTTATTGTTGCTATTATATCTTTATAATCAAATCCTTTATAGTCTATTTGGTCTTTAATTTCTTTACCTAAAGCAACTAGAAATACAATTCCTATACTATATAAATCATTTAGAAAACATTGACTAATAATGAATATCACAAATCCATATATAAAATGGTTTGCTTTATCTAATGGTATCAAAGGTATTTTCATTATCCTTGTCCATTATAAATCTTCTTGTAATTTTTAGAAGATTTAAGTTTAGATGTTTGAGATTTAGCGTGTACACCTGGTCTACTCACTTTAATCTTCACTGCTTTTTCTGATGTGTTGGTTGCTTTTGCCATTATTAAAAAACTTTATGTTCTATTACTATTCCCCATGTAGGAGGTAGATGTGTTTGTATTGTATAATTAACTCCTGTTGACCAGTTCTTATACTCAACCATTATATTTCCATACAATGAAGGAAGAATCTGTTGTAGCTTTATAGATTGTATACCTGCATATCCATGTATTTCTAATGGATGTTTAGTTTTAATTATATCTTTTTGTATACCTATTAAACTTTTCTGATGAAATATGATTGAATCCTTTATATCTAGTTTGTTATTGAATTCAACTTCTTTCCTCTGATAGTTTTTGATCCTTATCTCTTGCTCTTTGATAACATTCTTAGCAAAATCATAACGTACAAGATCAGAAACAACCTTCCTAGAAATAGTTTCACTAAGGGTGACGACAGAATCATTTTTCTGAGTAACGATCTGTGAAGTACCTTTGAAGCCCACTAACAGGCAAACTATCAATAATCCTAATTTGTACATATTCTTTTTGTTTGATTATTTTGATCCTATTAACGATCACTGTATCCACTTTAGATAAGCTATCTATTGTTTTACTAGACTCATGATCTTTTTGTTCAAGAATAAGAATCTTACTTTCTAATATCTTTGTTTGTTCTATTAGAAGATTATTCTTATTTTGTTCTGATAATGTAAAGAATACCAAAACAACTATAATAATCACCGCTAAGTACTGATCTTTTAAATACTGTAACATTACTCAGTGATGTTTATAAATATCTTCTCTGTCTTTCTTACAGCTTTTATCTTATCAAATAAAGCTTTATATGTCACTCTAGATTTACCAATGAAGTTTAATGATCTAGTACCACCTACAAGAATACATCCTTCTGTTTCAATTGATTTATTACCTGAGTGAATTCTCACTCCTTCAAATCCAGGAACATTAAGTAATAGAGGCATATATTGTTTAAACCGATTAGAGAATGTAACTGCCACCTCATATTTTCCATAAGGAATAGCTGTAACATTTTGAATCTTCTTATCTCTCACTTTATCCTCTAGTGTGTAACAAACAAAAGTTCCATCAATGGAAAGTTCTCCTATTGTGGAATCATCTGTAAAAATCTTTCTCTTTAATTCTAAGATCATAATGGTTGGTTTGCTTTAGCTTTCATTAATTTTTCTACAATAGTTGTTGCTCCTTCAATAGCAATATATGTTGCTGCAATTATCACCCAATCAGATGATGTTAATTTTCCAGAGAAAAGACCAACAGAACCTACAACAAACACTGTAAGCTTTCTGCTCACCCATTTGTTTAAAAAAATATCAACCTTCTCTCTTGTACTCATGATTTTAAGTTTCTGTATAACGTAGATAGGTATTGCAATATGGCACCAGCAGCTATAATTATACCTACAGTCCATGTGAAGCGTTTCTTAAACTCTTCTTGCTTCTGTATCTTATCTTCTAAGTCTTTTATTTTGCCTTTAAGTTCAGTTAAGTCAGCAACAAATCCCCCAGTTTTTGTTAATGCATTACCTAATATAGCGTCTACAACTTGTGTTAATTTAGTGTCTATAGAAGTCATCTTCTCCTCTAGATCATATAATCGTTGATCCATGCTTTTCAATTCTTTTTCTACTTGTTTTTCAAATGCGTTTTCCATAAGGGGAGTGAGTGGGTGTTGTTATAACATATATACAATTTAAAGAGATAATTGTAAATGATGCAATCATTATACCAATTTATACACAACAAATATAAATCTTAATTCTCATATAATAAAATGGTTATGCTATATATTCTGCATAATATAGCATAACCTAAAACTATTTTAATCCATATTTAATCCACCTATACCAAACTCTTTCATGGATGTAGTATTGTATAGGTTTGTAAAGTAATTCTGCTACACCAAATGCTGCTCCTATCTTAACAGATCCTGTTATAACCAGCATTATGGTAAAGCCAATTAGTGTACTTAAAAGTCTATAACTAATTGTTTTTGCTACGTGTCTTTTCTTTTCAACATTCATAATTTCCCATCCTTACGCAATTGCTCTCTAACTTTTGTACCTGATATATCACCTATCTCTATAGGAGGGATATGTTCTATAATATCATATCCAACACCTCTTCCAAATTCAATAGAACATATATCTGGAATAATCATCACTTTAACTATATTTTGTTCTACAAGAATTGCATAATGATTTTCAATTGTATCTTTTACTTGTTTAGCTGTAAAAGGATTTCTATCATCTGGTTCAATATCTCTAATACATATTAATACATTTTTACCTTCATCTAAAGCTTGTTGAAACAATTCTTGATGTCCTTTATGTAAAGGTTGCCATCTTCCCACAAACATTGCATATTGATTATTCCTTGGTTCCATTGAAGATGTTACATAGGTTTTTTGTGTCCAACTCATTTTATTTGTTTTAAAATTTTAGTAATTGATTCTTCTGGTGTATCATCTGTAGTATCTACATCAATGAAATTCTCTAATGGAGCTTCATAATTTGCCACTCTGAAATGATCTCTTTCTCTAGGTGAGTCTGTATGAACATATAATTCTACAAGATTAGCACCAAGCAGAGATTTAAGTTCTTCTCTCTGTAATCTATATGGAGCAATGACAGAAACTACCACTGTATAATCTTGGTTATATAGATAGTGTGCTATCTTCTGTGCACCTTTGACATTATCTTTTCTTCCTTGTTCAGAGAAATCTACATTTAATGTAAGTGCTCTTAGATCATCCCCATCTATATGGAACACTTTGCCATATTTTTCTAGTTCCTCTTTTAGTAACTTAGCCAACACTGTCTTACCATGTGAAGGTTGTCCTGTAAACCAATATACTGCCATTATTTCAATGCTTTAATTATGTCCTCACTATTAAATATACTTCCCAACTCTGTATATGGACATCTAGAGATATCTTCAAACAATGGAAGCTTCTGCAGATATGCATTATCAAAGTTTAATTCTTTATCTGGAGCATTAGCTTCTAGATTAGCATGCATATCATAACCAAATATCTTTGGGTTTGTTCCTATCCAACATACAAGACTTGGTAATCCTAGAGCTGCAGCAATGTGCATAGCAGATGAATCAATAAGAAGTCTTCTAGAGGATAAAGATAATAAAACAGCTATACTTCTGAATGAATCAAGAGCACCTATTGTATCTGCATACATTGGTTGATCCTCACGTTTAATGTGTACAATTGTATAATTTTTCTTGTAATGTTGAATCACATCATTGATTACCACTCCTGGAATATCTCTTACCCAACTATATTTCAATGGTTGATCTGCTGGACCACCATTAGGTTGTATAGTCATAATAGGTTTTTCTAATTGGTAGAATGGAGCAAAGTATTCCACTTCTGCTTTAGAGATGAACAATTCAGGTAGCTCATTATTATATGGCACCTCACATAACTTACACCATATCTCGATCAAATGTTTTGATTCTGTTAAGTAATCAGATGTTGTATAAGGATCTGTAATAAACACCTTTGCATCTTTACCTCCTATATAATCTTTATATAAGCCTAGTGTAGTTCCATGAACTATCACCTTATTTACATTTGGATTACCAATAAATACATCTGGGTAAGATGTAAGAACAATTATATTTGCTTTAGGGTGTTCAGTTCTAATAGCTTTTAATACAGCTGTAGATAAGACATTCTTACCTAGGCCTCCTGATATATCAAATATTATATTCATAGTTATTGATTTATACGTATCCAAATTTGGTAAAGAACCAAGGATAGGTGTTTTTAATTGATTGACAAATTTCATATCCTAACACTTCTTCAAAATCATCAGGCTTTCTTTCAAACTTTGGTCGTAGTTTATGATCTCCATAGATACCATGTATAGCATCATTCTCATGTGTATGCTGTGTAACAGTTTCAAATGTATGACCTTCATAATATGGAAGTTCCATATACTCATAAAAACGTCTCATTTCTTGTTCAGGGAAATCCATTAAGTCTTCATAACGAATAAACAACACTTTTTTATCTAATCCTTGATCAAATAAATCTTTTAGTCTATCCATAGATATTCCAACTGGTGGTCCATCAGCCCATAGGTTGATTCTCTTTTGAAGAGTGGTGCCTATTAATTGATTAGGATCTTGAATATGATTTGCTTGTGTAGGATTCTTACGAAAGTTCTTTTCCATAGAAGCATAAACAGCACGTACATCTCTAATCATACATACCACTTTAGGAGCCACCATAAATTCACTAGCAAGATTAAAATGTATTCCCCATCCTCTATTCTTATCTAAGACATAAGGTTTGTCTGTAAGAGCATTAAAATATCCATGCATTGCATTATGACAAAATCCTATAAATGCATTCTTCATTAGTTCAGCATCTTGTGCCTTAACTTCTGATGAGTGATTATAATTTGCTTTTGCTCCTAGAAGTAAATCTAAGAAACCTGATGTAGGTGTACAATGGAAATCTGGATTATCTGCTACAATGTTTTGCAGAAGAGTAGATCCTGCTCTAGGAAGAGAGGAGTTAAAAAATATTCTTTTCTTCATAATTAATTGATTTTAGTTACAAAGATAAACAAAAAAAGGTAAGACTAATAAAAATCTTACCTTTTCTTAATGATTCTAAAAAGACTATACCAATGTAGTAGTAGTAGTAGTTGTGTCTTTAGCTACTTGTAACTCAGCAATCAAAGCATCGATAAAAGGTTTTAAATCTTCATCATCTTTTACAGTGAACGAATCTTTATTTACCCATCTTACATCTTTATAACCAAAAAGGTTAATAGCATGAAAAGGAGAAATTAATGCAGGATTTTCTGCAGGTTTTTTAGCAAAGATTGCCTCTACTAAAGGAGTGACAGTAGTTAATGTATCTGTAGATACTTTGATTGATAACTCTTTTGAGTTAATTTGGGTTTCGCCATATCCAAAGATATGAATTGTAAAATTTTCCATTGTTATAAATATTTATTGAAGTTAAAAAAAAAATTATTATTAAGGTATTATACTTAAATACGTTCCATTTAGATAAACAGCTCCACTAGGTAGACCAGCTCCACTTGTTGGTATGTTCATTATAGATAAGTTATTTACAAATGTTGTAAAACTTCTATTTGAAGTTATACCAGTTCCTACAATAAAAGCACAATCATAAGTATTTAAACTTGATTGTCCTCCTATAATTACTGAATTATAACCAGAAACCAAATTATTATAACCACCAACTATTATTGAGTAATTATTAGAAGCAGTATTACATCGACCACCTCCAATAAATGAAGCATAAGCAGAAGCAGTATTGGCATAACCACCACTTACTGTTGAACCATAACCAGAAGCAGTATTTAATTTTCCACCAGCAACAATTGTTGCATAAGCAGAAGAAGTATTACTACAACCACCACCAATTGATGAATAAATACCAGAAGAAGTATTACTACAACCACCACCAATTGTAGAACTATAACCAGAAGTTGAATTGCCTTTACCACCACCAATTGTAGAATTTGTATTTGAAGCAGTATTGCCTTTACCACCTCCAACTGTGGAATAATTACCAAAAGCATTATTATTATATCCACCACTAATTGTTGTAAAAGCAGCAGATGCAATATGACTATAACCACCGCCAATAAAAGATGCTTGACCAGAAGCAGTATTTCTTTCGCCACCAGCAATTGTAGAAGTAATATAAGTAGCGTGGTTTAAATATCCACCTCCAACTGTTGATCGAAAACCAGAAGCAGTATTATATTTACCACCACTTATTGTTGACCAATTATTAGAACTACTATTACATTGACCACCACCAATAAAAGAACCATCGCCACAAGCAATATTGGAAGAACCTCCTACTATTGCTGAACGACTACCAGAAGCAATGTTACCTTCTGAAAGATATTGACCTCCACCACCAGCTATAACAGAATTATATCCAGAAGCACAATTATATCTACCACCTCCTACAAAAGCATTTCTACAAGCAGTATTTAAACCACCTCCAGATATTGTTGCAAAAGAACAAGTTGCAGTATTGTAAGAACCTCCTCCAATAAATGTAGCATCTCCAGAAGCAATATTATATCCTCCGCCACTAATTGTTGAACGACAACCAGAAGAAGTATTGGCTCTACCACCTCCAATTGTTGATAAACAACCACTTGCATAACCACCAAATCCACCGCCAATTGTTGAATCATAAGCAGAAGCAGTATTGTATCGACCCCCACCAATTGTTGCATAAATACCAGAAGCAGTATTTCCAACACCACCACTAATTGTTGAATCATAAGCAGAAGCAGTATTTTGAAATCCACCACCAATTATTGAATAAACACCAGAAGCAGTATTCAATCTACCACCACCAATTGTTGAATTATAACAAGAGGCAGTATTACATTGACCACCACCAATTGTAGCGTTTGTACCACTTGCATCATTACCACCTACTACAGGTTGTATACCTGTACCATTAATATTATATTCTAGTGGACCAGAACCTCCTGGACTCAATGATGTAATTAATTCGTCAAGGTTTAACCAATGGTCATATCCTTTTTGTCTTTTTTCCCAGAATCCTGGTTTAATAAATGTAGGCATAATGTTTATGTTTTTTAGTGAATTAGCTTAGCTAATGTAAGCAAAGTTAATTATTAATTATTTAGTATAAAAGCTTGTGTATTAAATATCTGGTATAATATAGCTATTGATTATCTCATTCCATATTGTGATTGCATTTTGATACCAAGATCCTTTGCAATATCAGGATAGAACATTGGAAGAATCCCTGAAGCTTGACTAGATATAGGAAATGATTTCATTAAATACTTAATTGGCTTAGCATCATCTTGCATTTCTTCATCACCTGTAATTATTCCAAAATTCTCTTTTGTAAAATTTGTAATAAACTTAGAGTAGTTTTCTAAAAGTGACAATGAAGGAAATGCTCCTTTAGATATAAGATTGAATGGAGATGATGGATCATAAAAATATGAAAGCTCATCTGTTAATTTATCTGTAGCTTTTAGTAAATACTTATATTGATTTCTTACAACTGGATCTTCATCATCATCTGGAGCTAATGCTTTCAATCCTGCCAATAAAGACATTAATGATAATAAAATAATTAAATCTACAGCTTGATTTTTCATATTTTGATTTACAAGAGCAATGAATTCATCTTCAGTCATTTCTAACTCTTTTCCTGTATTATCATAATAGTCTTGTTTCTTTTTTTCATATAGCTCTCTAACTTGACCTAACCATACATCACTATCTCCACCTATTGCAGATTTTAAACTGTTAATAGATTTTAATATATCTGTTGTAATCATTCCAAATACCATTCTCATTCTTCCCCATTCGTATGCATCAGAAGCAGCATTGTATTTTATATTACCAATACGTACATCTACAAGTCTTGGTATCCAGTTTTTAAACACCATAGCAGATGCTGTATAAACATTCATATTCACAAGTCTTCTATTCTCTTCACTCATTGATCCAAGAGCATCAGTTGTGAAACTTTGAACAAGTCTTCTAAATTCCATTACTGAATCAGACTTTTTATCTATACCAGGAATAGTGAATTCTCCATTTACAATCTCACCAACTTGTAATACACCTTTTTCATCAAGTAATGCTTCTACATCTTTTTCAAATTTTTCATGTCTAGCTTTTCTTTCTTCTTGTGTTCCTGCATAAAAAGCTTTATATTCATCTGTAGTTTTTAAATACTCTCTAACATTAACAATTTTATTATCTACAACTATTGCATTTTTAAGAAATGTAAAAAAGTTTACTGTCTGTATAGCTTCTTCTCCAGATCTCATCATAATCATTAGAAAATCTTGAACAGCTTGTTCATCTAATTTATTTAATGAAAGTTTTTTAGCAGCATCTCTATTATAATTTTCTAAAAAAGGTAAGAAGTAATCAAGAGCAGCTATTGCTTTTTGAGGAGTTTCTCCAAGTGAATCTTTTCCAAACACTTTTCCTTTCATTTTATTAGTCAAAAACCACATTTGTGTTTTAAGAAAATCTGTTTTTGTAAAATATACACCTGCATTAATAAGACCATTTGCGGTACCTCCAAAATAATTGGAAATAGCAGATAAAGAGTTAAGTCCTAATGTATTTAATTGAAACGTAGTGTTCAATGTATTAATTGCTTTATTAAGAGATAATTGTCTACCATCTAAATTTTCTGGAAATATTTTCATTCCTAATTTAGAATTAATAGTTTTTCCAAATCCAGATATTTTACCAAGAGCTGCATCAAACACTTCACTTTCTACAAACTTTTGTTGATAAATGATTCCTTTAATCATATCCTCAAGAAGTTTAGAGTTCTCATCATTCTTTTGATTCAACTTTAATTCTCCATTCTCTTTAATCAATTTACCAAATGTAGAACTCATTATAGATTTCTTATTTCTTTCAGCTCTTAATAACTGTAAAGCTCTTTCCTCAATATCTTTTAGATTTTTAAACTTAATAGCATACTCATTGTACATTGCCATTGTTTTAAAAAGATCTGTTGAATATCCTTCTCCAAGATCTTTTGTAAAATACTTAGGAATAGTGTTAATTAATTCTCCTGTAACAGGATCTGTTTGTCCAAATCCTGCTTCAGATTCATCCATAGATATATTTCTAAGAAAAGCTTCTCCTACGCCTCTAGATTTACCATCAAATACAAGTCCTTCTACAAATCCTTGTCTCATCCAAGGAAGAAACTTTCTTGCAGCTTTTCCATTTAGATATTCTATTTTTTGATAATATACATTTCTTTCTACAATGTAATTATAAAAAGCTTTAGCTGGAGCATTCTCAGTTTTATTAAGTTCTTTCCATTCTGCAGATTCCCAAATATCTCTTTTTGGAAACTTCTTAACATCATCATATAATAACCAACCATTTGAATTTTTATTTTCAAGGTTATATCTATTATACACTTTAGCTAAATCTCTTTTTATACTAGCTTTAACTTCTTCTTCTGTTCCAACTCTTGGTCTTGATAGTATTCTATCTGTCTCTTCTTCAATTTTATTTTCTACATATTGTCTATATGCATCTTTATTGATGTTATCATATATCCAATTGAAATCTTTTTTAGCAATTTTAGATTTTAAATCATCGAAGAATTTTTTATCAAACTCATCTATTAATTCATTCTTATCTTTCTTTGTAAGAATATTAAAATAATCACGTTTACTTAATCCTTTAGAAGCTGCCCATTTATCATAGTTATCTTTTAAAGTGTTTAATTTTTTTACTTCTTCTAAATTTTCTTGATTGGATAAAAAGAATGCTTTGTTTGCTAATTTATATAAAGATTGAATATTTGCCACTTGGATTGTAGCAACACTAGAAAACCATTTAGTAATTCCTTTCACCACTTTTTCAGGTGTTGAGCTAGTACTATTAAACTTTTCTCCGAAGGTTTCATCTAAATCTTCTAGATCAGAAATATAATCTTCCACCTTCTCTACTGTTTTTCTTAATTCATCTTTAAGTTTATTGTTTTCTTCTGTATCTTCATTCAATAAAAATCTAAGTTGTTTAAGATCTAAATAAGGTGCCAATGATTCTAAATGAATTCTAATCATTCCTGCAAAAGCATTCACTTTATCTTGGTCTACTTCTGATGGATCCTTACCTTCAAATTCAGTAGCATATCTATTTAATAACATTGACACTTGTTTGTTCAATATCTTAGCTTGATTGATTAATGGAACAACATTTCCTTTAATCTGTAAATGTCTAATAGCTTTGTATAAAGCATTTAATTGTTCAGCTTTAGTAGATTTCTCAGACTCACTAACACTTTCTTCTGAAAGTTTTTTATAAACAGAATTAAGTTTTTGTATTAATGAATCAATCTTTTTATTTCCTGTCTTCTCTTCTGTAATACCAACAGGAAGTAGAAAGTCTTCCTCAATATTCTCCACTACAACATCTCCTATTTTTACATCTATAAGTCTTGGAAGAATTTCTTTTTCATAATCAGCTTTTGAATACTTAGCTAGAATAGGAATCATTCTAGTCTGTTTAAAGTTTTCATTCTTAACATTATAATTAGTTGATATAATGTCTTTATATTTCTTCATTTGAATATCCCAAGCTCTCACTTTATACCAAGGAACATCTTCATATTTATCTGCATCAAGATCCATGAACTTCCAGTCAAGAATATTTACATTACCATCTTTTTCAATAGCTAGAAAATCTACAGTACCTGCAATTTTTCTTTTCTTATCAAAGATTCTCACCTCAGACATAAATCTAGTTCCTTCAGGGAATGAATTAAGTCTTTCTTCTAGATTATCTTTAAGCATGTTGTACATTCTTGCATCCTTTGGATTTAACTTAGATACATAACTAGAATCATCTAATTTTTCTTCTCTAAGCAATCCTGTAGTAGGATCTACAAATACAAGTTGTGCATGTTCAATATCAGCATGACCATCAGTTCCTTTTTCTCCTTTAAGTTCATTTAAAGTTTTTTGAAATTCTGTATCAGCAGGATTTTTAAATACTGAATCATAAAAGTCTTTTACATAATCAGATACTCTTCGTACAGCTTTAACATCACCTAATTGATAAACACCTTCATCTAATGTAATTTCATTAGAGGTATTTAGCAAATCATTAAATACTTTTTCTCCACTAGATAATTGGAAATATGCACTTTCTTTAGATACATCTATATCTTCTACAGTAGCCATCTTTCCAGATAAGACATCCATAGAAGCTTGATCAAATCCACTTTTAGTAAAAAATAATCCTTTAAGATAATCAACAATCTTATCCCACCAATTTTTAGCAATAGTATTTTCTAATCTATTAACTAAAACTTTAGCAATTGCTTCTTCTTTAAGTTTTAGATAATCACGCTTACCATCTTTCTGATATGCTGGATCATTACCATATGTAGCAACCACTTCATCTAATATAGGATTACCATTTATTTCTTTTAACAATTGCTGATACAGAGCTGGATTAGTTTGCTTAATGATAGCAACAGCAAAGTGCATAGCTTCTTCAGGAAGAGCAACATCCTCTTGTCCTTCTACCACTTGAATAAGTTTTTGCATGATTAAAGCAACACCATTAGCATCTACTTTTTTACCATCAACAACTACACTGCTAACAATTTTGTAATCAACACCAATTTGTTTAATGAATTCTTTCATTAGACTAACTAGTTTTGGAGAAGCTTTTTGATCAGCAGTTTCTTTAGCAATTTGTTTATCATATTCAATCTCAGCTAGAATAGGATTACCCACTCTAGCTAAAATTTCTTTATAAATTGGATCATTTGGATTTATACAAGCCATTAGTAACAGTCTTTTAGTTTATTAATTACTTCTTCTTTATTCTCAGCTAAAGCATTATCAATATATAATTTAGCTTGAGCAGTTGTCATTTTATGTTTAGCAGCAAAGTTAGTTAAAATTTGTTGCTTCTGATCATTTGAAAAATCTTTTATTGTATCAAATGTTTCAACACCTTCTTGTACAATTGCATTTAATTTAGAGTCTATTTCAGCATTAGATATCTGCACATTAGATGATGATGGTAAAACTTCCACTTCATCACTTGCTCTTGTTATAGCTGTATAGAACCATCTTGCAGCATCCCATGAATCAGCTACATAGTTTTGATTAACAAATACTTTTTTCCATTGTGATCCTTGTGACTTATGTGCTGTAATAGCATATCCATAAGTAGCAATTGATATAGCTGGACTTAGTTTTGGTCCTTTCTTAGTATTCATTATCCAGTTATTTAAAGCATTATATAGTCCTGGACTACTCTCTCTAGCAGCTTTTAATATTTGTGCATGATATATACTTGGTTTATCTACATTAGGTAAGAATAGTGTAGGTACTTCTACTCCTTCATTGTTAACTACAAATGCTAAATATACATCATACTTACTAGATTTTCCAAAGTTATCTGTAAATGTTATATCAAATTTAGTTGGTTCACCTCTTACATCTTTTGCATTAAACACTTCAGAATTTGAATAATCAGAAGAGTTAGCTATAGAGATAATTGTTTCACCTGGGTTTAATACATTTTCAGAAGCTTCACCAAACTTAGCATTTCTTGCTAATTTATTCATCAACAGTCTTTCATTATTTGTAGCAACAATCATTGCTACATCTTCATTAGCTTTTACAGCTTCTTTAAAGTTACTAACAAATTCATTTTTAGATTTTGTCACTTTAAAATCTTCTGTAGATTCTGTAGGAACATATGATTTTTTATCATTTCTAATAACTGTAGCCACTTTTAAAATACTACTATCTAAAGACTGACGTTTAACTTCTGTTAACTCTGTTTGGTCATTTTTAACTTCTTGCACTTTACCTTGGAATAAACCAGAGTCTTCACCTACAGGTTGTAACTGATAACTATCTCCCATAAAGATGAGCACATTGTTTTTATTCTTAGTTGAGTCTAGTAAATCTGCCATTAATGATTTCTCAATCATAGAAGATTCATCTATTATGATTACAGAGTTTTTAATGTCACTACTTTTCTCCCACTCTCCTTGATCATTAGGTTCACCATATATTGTCTTATGTATAGTAGAAGCTACAGATCCAACACCAGTAGATTTTAGTTTATCATTTAACACCTTAGCTGCTTTGTTTGTAGGAGCAATAACTAGTATAGCTTTCCCTGCTTGTTTAGCATATTTTGCTATGTTCTCAGCTATTGTTGTTTTTCCTGTACCAGCATATCCAGCTAGTAAATAATGACCATCAGCTTTTCTATCAATTAACTTAGATATTTCTTCTAATGCTTTTGTTTGTCCTGATGTATAACCAATTTGTACATTTCTTAAATCAAATATAGAAGGCTTATTAGTTTGTTCTTCTACAGAAACTTCTTCAGTTATAGATTGATTATCTAACGCTAACCATTCTTTCAATCCTTCTTGAGCTTCTTCAGGACTATTATATTCTTGAGCAGTTGAACCATCTTCAGTATATTGAACTTCATTTCCATACACTTCAAATCTAGGTCTCACTTCTTTAGTTGCAATTTGTGTAGGTCTAAGTTCTTCTCTTACTTCCATAAGTCTTCTTGGAAACTCTTTACCCCATTTACCTTTATCTTGTGTATGTGTTAATTCTGCATTACCTGTATTAAGAAGTTTTTTAAGAGCTTCTGGATTTTGTTCAAAAGAATCTTTTAAACCATCATACATTACAGCAGAAGAAATATCATCCCAATCTTTAATGTCTAAACCTTTTACAGTTCTACCTAAAGATTTAGCTTGTGCTCCAGTAGCATTTGCAAATTGTTCTATGAGTTTTATTCCTTTATTTGTTAAATCCATTTTTTCTGTCCAATACTCAGAAGAAGTTGAATATATAAGTTTACTAGCTTGATAATATCCTTCAACAGTTTTGAAAGTAATGTCTTTACCTGTAGCATCTATATAAGCTCCACCTATTTGTGTATCATCTGTAGCTTTAAAAGGTCTAACAGCAAAATTACTTAATTCAGCATTCTCTCCTGTACCTGCGTAGATATTTATTTTTTCTCCACTCAATTTTTGTGTAGGAGTAGTTACAACTTCTATAGGTGTTTCTGTTGGTAAAGATGTAGGAGCAACTTCTTCTTGACCCTGTGCAGAAAATGCATTAACAATATCAGCATCTTTCAATTCTTCTTGAATTGGCATACCTCCATTATCAATAACAGAAGGTTTGAAATCTTTGTTTATTTCAACAGCTCTATTACCATCACCATATACATTGATTTGTTTATAATAGTATTCGTAAGCTTTAATTTTTTGATTATATGTTTTTAATGGAATAGGATTATTAAATTCATCCACTTCATTAGTGTACACTTTTTTATAATAGTATGCATTATAAAGATCTTGTGAACCTTTTTGTTTCATCAATGCATAATCTTTTTTAGTTACCTCAAGACCAGTTGTAATATTAATTTTTAATCCCTCTTTATTAGTTACCACTTTAGGGATCTTTAAGAAATCAGAAGATAACTGAAATGAATTAAACTCATCATTTAATACAATTAATTTTCTTGATGTTTGTGTAACACCTCTCATTGCTTTGAAACTTGGTAAGAAGTAAATTAATTCATCTTCTCCTGTATTAGGATTCATTCTAACACTCTTCTCATTATACTCTCCTGTATCAGGATTAGGTTGAGGAGTGTGTACATATGGTCTAAACTCAGTGAATACATCTTTGTTTGCAAAATTGTTTCTTTCAAATATTCCATTCTCAAAAGCTTTAAGACTACTGTTAGCTTTAAGTTGATTTATAATAGGAGCTATCTTAGCTGCATAATCTTCTACAGGAATAATGTTTCTTATAGATATAGCAGATTGTGTTGTTCCTTGTAGAATAGCTACATTAACAATGTTATTATAAAGATCATTAAGTTCTGGACTAGCATCTCTTAACTCTCTCATCATACCTACATATAAGTTTTCACTATATGCATCTTTCACATTTGCTTTTAATTCTATAGATTTAGCAGATCCATCTCTATTTCCTAGTACAGGACTAAGATCTTGTAGTATTTGTATAGAAGGATATTTTTGTTTAGCTTTCTCTAATTGATCAACCACTGCTGTTTCAGAATCTACAAGTAAAGGTTTAATCATATCTGTCATAACTGTGTTATTCTGTATAACATAATCTATGAAAGAATTTTTGATTAAGTTAGCTATCTTCTCATAGTCATCAGCAGACATATATTTTCTTGTAGCATATCTTTTCAATGTAGATAATGTGTATGCTTTGATTTCAGGAAGTTCTGATTTCATAATTGCACCAAAAGATCCAAATGATTTTGATAAAAGTTCAGCTTGTTCACCAATAAATGTATTACCTAATACATCATTTACATTAGATATTAGATTAAAATTACTAGCATTGAATGTTCCCCATTCTTTTTTAAGAAGAGCATCTGAACTACCAAATCTTGTTGTGTCATAGTTTGTAGCTTGTGTATAGCTAAACAATTGATCTGCTAATAATTTATATTTGATAAACTCATCTAATATTAAATGTTGTTCAGCATTTTTAAGAGCATCAAACATACCAGTTTTACCATAGTTTTCTATATTGTCAAGAAGTTGCTCTACAGATATCTCAACATCTTCTAATGCTTTCCCTGTTGTAGGAAATAAACTTTTAATATATCCTATATTACCTTTATTAGTTACACTTTTAGAACCTGTGTTATCTAAGTATTCTAAATACTTTTCTATAATAGGTTGATTTAAAAAGATCACTCCTGTGTTTCCTGCACCAATAGATTCTAAAAACATAAATGTAGACACCACAACATCACTTTTTACAACCTTAGTAATAAATGGATTGTTAGCAATATCCACAAATGCTGTAGCATATCCAGATAGTCTATTTGAAATAAGTTGTTTACCATCAGCTGTTCTAGTTCCAGATAAAGAAACATATTGTCTACCACCAACATCCATAGTGTTATGAGGAAGAATTATATCAAGATCTTTTACAAACTTTCTATCTTGTTCAGATAGCGTTGCAAGTTTAGC